TCTACAGCAACACAAGAGTAAACTTTCTCGGCCTTCCCCTCACGAACCTTTTGAACTGCATTAAGATGGCATCTGTGAGTGTAATTAATTTCTCCCAAATCAAATTGCGATGGATCTAATTTTTCATAATTTGAGATTACATAGTGGTGTATTTTATTCTTCACTTTCTTTTCTATTTTCATTTATTTAACTCCTATGTATATTTATTTACTATAACTATTATATGTATTTGTCAATTCCTCAAACCATACTTTATCACCAATAACCAATGACAAATCAATCAAATCACGCAATTCTTCTTGCTTAATTTCAGTCTTGTCGTCGTGATATACTCTAGCTACAATATCAATTAAATCCATGACCTCAGCATTGCTCATTGTTGTTTTCAATGTAATGTCATCTTTGACTTTAAAATCAAACTCAACTCTAACCATTTCGGGGAATATTCTAGCGATGCAATCACCAAGTTTTTGATATGTTACATATCGTGCCGATGGATATCCGTAGTAATCACGCACCGTATATTTAAGAATGCCTTCGTCAATATCTTTTACAATGAAATGCCATTCGGAATTATATTTATCATATCGAAATTTTAGCCAATCAATATTCACCTTAATGCTTGATGGTGTTTGATTGTGTTGTGTGGTTAGTTGATCCATGACAATTTCTAGGATTTGAGACTTGTTTAATTCAATCATATAATCACCTCTCGTCTTATTTTTTTACATTCATTTCTTCAATCTCAGATATCACATTAAAGTAGTATAAATCATCTACGTGATGATTTTCTTCGCCATCGTAACCAGCAGAATAGAGATAAGCCAAACCATTGTATCTGTGATAACAAACAACCCTGTGAGCAGGATTAGTTTCTCGGTAACTTACTTTGACAACATAATATGTTCGATCTTTCATCTTAGTCATTTTTATTTTATCTCCTATAAATCTTCATTTAATAAAAAGCAAACTCTCTTCGCATATTCCTCATTATAAAATTTAGCAATTACCAGATTCTGCATGTCATGACCATAAAAGTCTCCATCTACTTCTAACAAATGTGTTTCTTTTGTAATTTCATTTGTCTTTAAAAAGAACCGTTCCAATATAATTCACCCCTATTTAAATGCGCTAATGAACTTCAATTTCTTGAATTAAGTAAACATAATCAAAGTCTGAATCTGGAGAATCTTCTTCATCGTCTGAATGCATATAATCAATGTACATAGCTTCTTTTGCTTCGCATAGTTCTTCTAGTCCTACCTTCTTTGTTTCTGCGTCTTTGATATTAAAATATGCGCTATGTACCCTAGTCGATTCGCAAAGAATATCAAGTTCAATTAATAAGAATATCTTCATTCTAAATCATCTCCTAATTTGTTCGTGAAAGTAAAGTTTTATTAACCTTTAGCGTTCAAGAAACCCAATGTTTATGCGGTTATTTCAAAATCCATTTTAAGAGTTTTGTCTACTTTCTTCCCTCAATCTCAATACTTCCAACTTTCTAACTTTCAACTCATCCAAAATCATCTCTTCAGGAATCAAGTTCCCGAATCCGACTTTCTCTCTGGTAAAATCGCTATCTACACCAACATTAATTTGATTGACTAACCTAGATGGTCGCTCATGAATGTGTCCATGAATACTGTAAGCATTAGGTGTAAGGCCAATATCAATTGGGTAATGGAATAAGAATAAATGCTGCTTATCAATTTTCTTCTCAACCATAAGATCAATAGATGCAAAATGATGAGCCACTTTATTTACTACTTTCTTATCATCGTGATTTCCTAACACAAGATGAATCTTCCCTTTTAACCTAGTGAGGATATCCTCCCATTTTGTTGTTCCACCTAAAGCGAAATCCCCAAGATGATAAACCGTGTCATTGCGATTAACTGTCTTGTTCCAGTTATCAATGAACATCTCATTCATTTCCTCAATTGATTCGAACGGTCTATTTGATAACTGGATGACATTCTTATGATGAAAATGGGTGTCGCTTGTATAGTATACTGACATTTGAACTCCTCTCTTCTTTATCTAACTAAATGTCTTTTGAATTCGATGACATAACATTTACCTATAGTACATGGCAATTCGTAACCTTCTTCATATGAACTGTTTGAAATTTTATAAGGGCATTTATCTTCACAAAATTTAGCTGCTTCTCGCTGAATCTCGTAGTTTACTTGTTGTCCAATATTCATAATAGACTCCTTTTATTTAATCAATAGTTCCTCAATGGTATCTTTAATATTTAATAAATCATCGCAGTTAATATCACTAATAAAACATTGATCTCCCGAAGAATTTGTTATACACAGCGTAAATTCATCATCTGAAATACGGACAATTTCCATTTCTTCTTCTTTCTCTTTATTGAAAAATAGTATTTTAATATCTACATCTCCTTGTAAATCGTTTTTACTTTTTAGGTTTTATTGCATTGTCATCGATGATGTCGATTCGCGATGGAGTTATAAACCTTTTTAAATCTCTATCAATAAAATCCCTAATCTTTAACATAAAACTTAAGCGTTCAATCTCTCTTGGTTCTCGATCCCATAAAATGATTTCCACTTTCCCAGAATGAATCACTGGGACTTCTAATTGATCATCCAATTTTACAACATCCATTAAATCATCTGTGTTATCGTCAACTTGTGCGTAAGCTAGTGCTTCTTCGCTAGAACTTGCTAAGATGACATGATATCCATCAACCACATATAAATCTCTTTTAGATTTGGGTTTAAACTCAATTACTTTACTCATATATGATATTCCTTTCTTCATGAAATTCAGTTTTTATCAAATTTTAACTATGCGTGACTACCTTTCAATAGCTCACCAATAAAACTAAAGCACTCGTCTACACTTCCCTCAAACATCATCTCATTAAAGCTACTATATAATTGAGCCATTCCTCCAAGGCACGAGTCATCCATCTTCATAAATAGACTGATGCACGAAGTTCCACGATAGTTATAATAAAGGGGAAATGTCATCTCTTTTGAGTAATCGAGTTCATACGCAATTTCCCAATCTTCTGTCAACAAATAGTTCATATTACAGTCAACTATCGTATCATTTACTTGGTTCGGTCCATGGTATAAGTACAGGCCATAGTCTTTTTTGATCAATCGCTCATTTAATTCATTAGAGTATGCTATCTCATCATTACTCATCTTATTCACTAGTTCTACAATATTCATTATATTCTCTCCTTTAAATGTTTTAATGAAAGTCTCATTTCGTCAGAATTCTTCGGTCACATCGTATATACTCCTCTTTAAAATCACGATACTTTCTATCTTTGGATTGTTTCGCAATGTTCTTAATCGAGTAACAACTTCATCGTAATTATTCCAATCCATATATTTAGACTCATAATCACCAGAAGATGTTCTTTTGCGATATTGAATTTTATAGTGCGATTTTAAATGCGTTCCTTCTTCGTAACTCATTATATTTCAACCCCCTTTCAATTCAATTCAATCTCTCTAAGGTTTAATTCAATAGGATATCTATCGTATTCTTCGTATTCATAGCTCGATCTTTCCCAGTACCAAACGGTTTCAGTTTTAATTTTATTTTTATCACCCAATAAAAATTCTTTCGTTTCATCGTGTTCCTCTGGCTCAATAATGTTTTCAGTTTTCTTGATATGTAGTAGTCGATCTTCAAAGTCTAGTTCGGCATTATCCTTGTCACTAAAATATCTTTCGAAGGCGGAATAACCCATATAATCGATTTGCTCAACCTTATAAATTAATGTCATATGTATTATTCTCCTCTAGTCTTTTAATCCAGCATAATTTGAATCAAGAATCCCTAATAGCTCAAGCGTCCAGCATATTCCAGAGGAAACTCCAAGATTCCATTGTGCGTCAATACTATTTTTATTCATATAATTCACTAAATGAGCTATCGTTTCTGATGGCGCGATTACTTCTATGTTATCTTTTCTAGTGGCGATATTATAAAAAATTTGAAGTTCTTGAAGAACATATTTTATTCCAGCATAAGCCCCAGTAGCTGATGCACTTTTTTGGTTATTGTTTTCATAATAACCCAACCACTTATGAAGTGTTTCAATTTGAAATTCGGTTATCTTTAATTCCATGATACCTCTCCTTCTGTATTTTGATAAAAGCAGCCATTTATCAACTTATAAATTTGCATCCACATACTCAATGTATAAGCAATCTGGACAATATATAATGTCCACCTTAAAATATGTACGTCCATCATTTGTCTCAATATGACCACGCACACTCTCTAATTTTCCACATCCGTTAGTGCATTCTTGTTCCATATTTATTCCTCCTCCCATGTCCTCATTGCATCTTTATATTCAACACCTTTACATCCAGACAATAAAAACAATAACTCAAACTCATCATCTACAAAGTAGGATTGATTCCTTTTTGTGTTTAGCAGTTGATAGTATCTTGTTTGGAATTTAGAGTTAATTTTTAATTCAGCATCAAAATTAAATCCTACTGCATCTTTGTACCAATGACCATCTTTTGCACTTATTATTTTTATTATCAAGTGTAATTCCTCCTAAGAGTTAATTACTTCTCATGCTGTCGTTGCTTCTTGTGTAACTTTATATATGAGTCTATAGTCAGGATTATGAATGCTAATGTTATGCATAACCATCCATTACTTTTTGGCGAGTCGGTTAAAATTGAGTATATGTATATAATGATAAACCAGAGTGTTATTGCTGCTGTAACTGTGAATTTGTTTATAAATGATTCCTCCTTCATGCTATAATGTGGCTATATAGTTTAAATGAGGGACAATCCATGATTAAAATTCGTCTATCTCGTGTTATGGGAGAAAAAAGAATAAGTATTGCTGAATTATCCAGAATGACCAAGTTGCATAGGAATGGAATAACAAAGATTTATAATGAAGAAACGGACGGTATTAAGTTTGAGACACTTAATATTATTTGCAATGCATTGAACTGTAAACTTGAAGATATTATTGAGTATATACCTGATGATGATCCTGACTGAATATTTGACTCATATCTATAGATGGGTTATTATTAAGATACAATAACGGCTTCAAATTTTTATAGGTGTTTCACGAAAAGTAGCCTAAACCTTGGTCGGGGAGAGCTACTTTTTTGTTTGTAAATTTATTATACACCTTCTTATTACGTTTGTATATATTTATTCATTAAATAAACTTTGAATAATTTTTTAAATAAAACATAGTTTTCATGAGGTTAGTCTGTAACCTCTTCAATAATATATTGCAATTTCTTGATTGAACGCTTAGTAAGATTCTGTCTGTGATTGTTTAACCATTGCTCCAGTTTAGATTTAGTTGATTGATTGCTTTTGGTCTCATAAATAGGCATTTCATAATTCTCACTGGATTTGATTGTGCTGCTATAGGTCTCATTTACGAATACTGGATTATAAATGCCTGTGCTACTTACCCTTGAAAATTCTTCTTGGTTGATTACCGGAATAGCATTGTCTCCATACTCGTTTTTAAAATCGTCATGTGCCTTATTTGATACATATTTTCTAGTGCTGGTATTTTGCCAGTTATGATGGATAAAGGCTGTGTCCGCAGATCCTTGTTTGATTAAATCAAGCGTCTTATCAGATTCAACTCCACCCAACATTTTTGACGACAACCACTTCAACTCAAATGAATCTGCAAGTTTTCTATCGCGGTCAATCTTGATGTATTGTGGTTTAAAGTCATATCCCTGCGTATACTCGCCATAGCTACACACATATAAACCATTGACAAATACTTTCGTCTTGAATCGTTCGTCTTCAAGAATCCGTCCGTATGTACTCTCAATTACTTTCCCAACATCCTGAAGATGTAGATTTGATTCTACAATCTGTTCGTAGTCATGAGGATTAATACCTTCAATGGTGATTGTGAGATTGTTATCTGGAATCTTAGTCCAGGGATATTTCTTGTCCACGAAGAAAGTTAGTATTTCCTCTCCGTTGTATCGTCTTGATTTTACGAATCGAGGCTCCCAAACCTCCTTTGCCCCATAATTAAAGAACGTAACTTTCTTATTCAATCTGGTTAGTACCAATGTTGCAATTTTATAGCCCTCACCAAATTGACCAATAGTGTTCGGATCATCGCGTTTAGTTGATGAACCAAGTAGTAATGTTTTTACATCGAGCACAGATGACTTATTGCCTATGTATAATGTTTCATTCTGTTCATCATAATTAAAGAACATTGCGTTATCTTCAGTTGTTGTTTGCTGATCTAGAGCGTTTTGGAATAATTCACGAACAGCATCAACGACTGTCCAATCAGGAACGTATTCTTTAGATAAGCTTAACTCATATTTACTCAATTATTATCTCCCCTTCTTATTTTTATACATATCATGTTTAAGCAATACAACCACGAACCAAATCACAGGCCAAGCAAGAATAAATTGTGCTGTTTGCTTCCACCCAAATTCTGAAATACCATCGATGATCATTCCGATTAGCAGCGTGAACATTCCTATGTATAGATAGCATGGGATTAGCCATCCGAATATTATGCTGAGTAACATTTGGTATTCTCCTTTCTGATAATTAAGTAATTCTATGATATGAAGATAAAGAACGTTATGATAAGGCTTAAACAAATCACTGATATTGAAATAACATTTTCATATTTATACTTTTTTAACTTTCCTATAAACCCCATAACACAAATGACTAGTAAAACAATTTGAATCAATAACAATACAATAATCATTTCTTTAGCTCCTTGAATGTATTTTTTCAATAAACCAGTTTTTATTTTTTTATTAAGATAAACCTATTCTTCAATTGCGATTATGCACGGGAATTCATCTTCTCTTTTTGACTCAATAACTTCTTGGAAGGTCGAGTAAATATGATCTTCTAATTCGTCGCACTTATCACAATCACTATTTCCATCGCAACATGGAACTGCGTTGTAATTAATTTGTTCGGTAGTGAGGCGTTTAATTGTAATTTCTTCAGTCCATTCCCCATCTTCTTCAATATTAGACAAGTCAAACAAAAAATCCAATTCACTGCTTTCATCAGCCCATTTACAATATGCTTGCTCTGGTTTTTCTGCGGCAATATAATATTTGCTAATTTTATAGACGTTCATTTTGTATCCTCCTTTTGATTGAATTTCAGATAAAACAGGTATTTTAAATGATATTGCTATGCTTTTCAAGAAAATCCTTTGCTTCATCTAGCTTTTTCTGAAGTTCTTCCTTATCTTTTTCATTTTTCAATTGATTTCTTTTGATTACACTTTCTTCAGCTTTGCTTTGGAGATCATCATATTGATCTTGATCACAAAGGAGTGACAGAGGAATGAATTTCTCAAAATATTCATCTCCCCAACTATTTATGTAATGACTTACCTTGATGTTGAGTCCTCCGTAAACAGCATCGACGCTGGAGATTTCATAGTACTTACCATCAATATCTCCATAAAAAGAAATTATACTTTCAATAAATTTCTCAATTCCATTGTGATGTTTGTGATAAAGTTCAATAATTTCTTTGTTAATCATTTATGCCACTCCCATTTTTATATTTTGATAAAACTCGCCTTTCATGAAGTTTTTTGCTTAAAATAACGTTGATTTTAAAGGGTTTTTTTATGGAGAATTATTCCTTTCTATGCTTTTCTTTCAAGATGGTATAGGATGCTTCTGCTATTGCTCGTGGTTTAGCTAATAAAAGAGATGCTATACCCTCATAAGTCCAAAGTTCAAATGGATTAACAATTTCTGCAAGTTTTTCAATATAGTCAGCATAATTTATTTCCATTGCTTTTGCTTGCAACTCTTGAGATGCTAAAATATCAACGCAATAGTTTGGGACAAATCTATTCTGTGGATAATCTAATAATTCTGCGATTTCTACATTTAAATCACGATCCGTCATTGTCTGTACATATGTCATGTAGTCTCACCATCCTCAAATACCTTATCACAAGGTACACATAGCCATATTCCCGCTTTATTTGGGTGTGCCAGTGTATTATTACTATTACATATAGGACAGTTTGAATATGTGAGTACAATTTGTTCTTTGCCTTTCAACGCTGCGATAACCTCAAGCATGTTCGCTTCTCCGCAATTCCATGTCCAAGATAATGCTGCATCAATCATCTGTTGTTTCTGGGCTATGGTCTGTTGTGCCTCAACCAGCTCACGGTGATATCCAGCAGCTACTTCATGTTCTGCTGTACGCCATCTCTTTTCTTCTGCTAGTCGTTGTTGTGTCTCTTCTAGATCGGCCAGCAATGAGTTAAAGTCTCCTACGGTAAGATATGAATCACAATTGTGGTGTTTTTGAATATGAAGTCGTTTAAAGTGTTTAATCCGTTCTGGTGTCATTTATTTTATCTCCCTTTATTAAAAGAATTTTTTTCCTAAGATATTCAAAATTTCTTCTTTTGATGCTTCTCCATCTTGATAGTCAAAATCACAAATAGTCGCATTGTAATATTTACATTCATGTGCAAATTTCTGGTATTCATCGACTTGATAATAATCATCATTCTTTTCCATATCAATAACCGTGTTTTCTTTATCTCCAACCTCAACTGTGAATCTCAAGTTATAATACTGAATTACTCTGCAAGGATATGTATATACTACTTTGCCCAAATCGACAGCGCGTTTAATTTTGTATTTAATCTCTTCATATGTATCACATTTCATTGTACTCACAGGACAAATCTCCATATATTTATCTATTACATATTGATTAATTTTCATACGTTCCCTCCATGAGTTCATAGTGACGAGTAATAACAGCATCAAATTTACCTTGATCATAAGCCATTTTGTAATGATGTCTTCTAATTGAATCGAATGAATTTGACCAGAATAAACGAATAATGACATTTGTTTTGATTTTCCGCAAATATTTAATCATTTAATAATCACTCCTCCAGTGATATTTACATAATCTCCATTACGATAAAGTTTGATTGGTCTGCTGTTTTCATCTTCTTGATAACGTACAAGTTCTTCATATGTATTGTTTGTGGGCTTAAAACTCAAACCGTTTCTTGTTGTGTACTCATGCTTACCATCGACAATAAAACTTGTGCATCTGCGTTCATCGTTTTCTCCCCAACAAAGCGATAGGATTGCTTGAACATCTGAGTTGAGTTTTTGTTTTTCTTTAGATTCCTTTTTAATATGTATCGTCTCCCTTGAAATAAAATAAAGTACAGGCGTGTTTCTTAACCTGTACTCATCATAACATACTTAATTATGTTTGTATATATTTATTTATTAAATCTTCGGTAACGTGTTGTTGTTAAGTTGTAATCAGTATCTTGACCTTTGGGAATATATCTTTCATGGACACATTCCCATTCTGATTTATCGTATTCAGGGAAATGAGTATCTCCTTCAAACTCTGCATCAATGTGAGTAATAATCATATTCTCAACATGAGGAAGGAATTGTGAATAAATTGATGACCCGCCAATAATGTAGGTCGATCTGAGTTCATCGACAAATGAATGAACCAATACATCATCTATATGATCATAAACATATCCATCAGGTGGAACAGGGTAATCTTTTTGTGAAGTTAGGATGATATTTGTTCGTTTGGGAAGTGGTTTGCCAATTGATTCAAACGTTGATCTACCCATAACTACATTATTGTATTGAGTCGTTGATTTGAAGAAATTTAAGTCTGCTGAAATGTGCCAGGGAAGCTTGTTATTAGAACCAATAAGACCATTTTTATCCATAGCTACAATGATTGTTAATGGGTAGGTCATATAGCAACGGTTCCCTTGATTGGTGGATGTGGATCATAGCCATCAATGATAAAATCTTCATACCTAAATGAAAATATATCTTTAATATTTGAATTAATAAACATCTTAGGCAGTTCTTTTGGTTCTCTTGTTAATTGAAGGTTGACTTGATCGAGGTGATTAGTGTAAATGTGTACATCTCCACCTGAATAAATTAAATCCCCAAGCTCTAAATCACATACTTGAGCAATCATCATAGTTAATAGCGCGTAACTTGCAATATTGAATGGTAATCCCAAGAATACATCTGTGCTGCGCATATTAAATTTGCAAGATAGTTTATTATTTGCTACATAAAATTGAAAGGCATAGTGACACGGCGGTAATTTCATGTTTTTAATTTCTCCAACATTCCAAGCCGAAACAAGGTGTCTACGGGAATCTGGATTGTTTTTGATTGAATTGACAACATCCTGAATCTGATTTGTATATTCTGATGATACTATGGAGTACGAATATTCATCCTCTCCATCATATCCCCAATCAGTATCTTCATATTTTGATTCCCAATTAACCCACTGAGATCCATACACTGGACCCAGGTTTCCATGTCTATCCGCCCAAGCATCCCATATTGTAACCCCATTATCTTTAAGGTATTTTATATTGGTTTCTCCCTTTAAAAACCATAGCAGTTCATGAATCACTGATTTCAGATGAATTTTCTTGGTTGTAAGCAAAGGGAATCCTTCCTGAAGATTAATTCTGATTTCCCGTCCAAACACTGAAAGTGTTCCCGTCCCAGTTCTATCCTCTTTTCTTACTCCATTTTCAAGAATGTCTTTGCAAAGCTGAATGTATTGTTCATCTAGTTTATTCAATTTATTTCCTCCCTTAATTTGTAAGTTAAAAGGCGATGGATTAACCACCGCCAGATATATCTATAGGCTACTTGCCCGTATGACCAAACCCGCCAGATCCCCGTTCTGTTTCATCTAGCTCGTCAACTTCAACAAGTTTAACTGGTGGAACATTAGCAATGACCCCTTGAGCAATACGTTCACCATGTTTAATAGTAAATGATTCTTGCCCGTGGTTGATGAGAAGCACTTTAACTTCCCCTCGAAAATCACTATCAATTGTTGCGGGACTATTCAAAACGGTGATCCCATGCTTGTATGCTAGGCCACTACGAGGACGTAATTGCATTTCTTTTCCTTTTGGAATTTGAAATGCCAATCCAGTTCCAAGCAACACTCGCTTCCCTGGTTCAAGAACAATGGATTCGCCCTCAATTACAACATGGAAGTCAAATCCTGCCGCCTCATCGCTTTGATATGCTGGAATAACCGCTAGTTCATTGAGTTTTTTTACCTTAATTTCTTCATGAAATGGTTGTTTTATCATGTCTGTCATTTTTGATTGATTTCTCCCTTATAGTGGTATTAAGAGGGCTTTTATTGCCCTCTATTTTATAAATGCGAATATATTATGCTTCACAATTTGAACATAGTTTGTCTTTGCTGAACTGCTGTGCAGCATTTGTACTGTGCTGATAGTACAATGTTTTAATCTTGTTTTCCCAAGCAAATAAATATAGCTCGTTAATCTGTTTAGCTGACATTTTCGGATTAACTGTGATGTTTAGAGATTGACTCTGATCTAAGAACAATTGTCGAGTAGAAGCTTGATCTAGGATTACGTATTGATCAATTTCACTAAACGTTTTGAATACTTCTTTTTCATGATCACTCAAAAAATCAAGATGTTGTACGGAGCCATCATTATCTCGAATATTATTCCAGGTTTCCTTTGTGTCCTTATCATAGGTTTTCAGAACTTCTTTTAGATATGGATTTTGGATTGTTACTTTGATTTTGGCAATGTCTTTAACATAACAATTAGACCAAATAGGCTCAATACTTTGTGAAACCTGACCCAGAATAAATGCAGAAGAAGTTGTGGGCGCGATGGCAGTTAATGTTGTATTTCGTCTGTTGTAACCTTTTAAAACTTCTGGTTCACCATAAAGTGTTGCTAATTCCTTTGATGCTTCATGTGATCTCTTTTGAATCAAACTAAAGATACGAGAATTCAACTTTGCTGCTTCCAGGCTTTCAAATGGAATCATTTTTGACTGAAGGTATGAGTGCCAACCTAATGCTCCCACTCCCAATGCACGATTAGCCTTTGCAAATTTGTATGTCTTCTCCATAAATAAGAATGCCAAATTATCTTCTCTATTCTTAGAATCACGCATTTTTTCTAGTTTATTAATGAAATCAGTCATTACTGCATCCAAGAAGAATACCATCGTTTTAACTGCATCCGTATCCTTCCACTCATCATAATGTAGAATATTCATTGAAGATAAGTTGCAAACAAATGACCATTCATCATTACTTGGCAATAATACTTCGCTACAAAGGTTGCTCGCATAAATCTTCAACCCTTTATCTTTATATACATCAACGGTATTATTGTTGACCGTATCATCAAAGAAGATATACGGATATCCAATCTCAACGCGTCTCTGAATTACCTTTGCCCATAGAGCACGCTTTCCGGAATCTCCAGCAACCATTTCCGTCATCCATTTATCTGTTACGATTACTCCATGTGTCAATTCTTGAATAGAGTCGCCTTCGGTTCCAATTTTCAAAAATTCTTCAATGTCTGGATGATCAATGGGTAGGTATGGAGCAAAACGGCCTCTGCGTGTAGAGCCTTGGCTAACGACATCCATAGTTGATTCAAATAGCTTCATGAAATGAACGGCTCCAGATGACTCTCCATTGTCTTTGATCGGTGCTCCTCGATGACGAAGATTACCAAAGTATCCTGATGTTCCTCCACCAAATTTACTCATCATTCCAACTTCAGAGGTTGTGTATAGAATGTCTCCCATATTGTCAGAAATATTAGAGCCGAAGCAACTAATTGGTAGTCCCTTATCAATTCCAAAATTAGCCCACACAGGAGAAGATAGTGAATAATATCCCTTCTCCATATAGCCATAAAACTTATCAGCAAATCCTTCAATATTAAGAATATTCTCAGCCGCATCTGCGATTGTACGAATACGCTGTTCTGCTGTAACTCCTTCTGTTAAATATCCGCGAGACAAAAAAGTTTTACTGTGTTCATTTAACCATTTCATATTTAATCAATCCCCTTTTATGTATTAAAACAAGTCGTCTCCAGTAATGCTACGTGTGCGTTTTGTATAGTTGATTTGACGTTTCACGAAAAAGTCACCGTGTTTTGTCGAAAGAATCTCTGAGTTAAACCATTCAGTTTCTTCTAGTGATTTCTCATTGACATCAAAGGCAGGCTTATATCCAATACTTTTCAAGGAGTTATTAAGACGATCCTTAACAAACTCTTTAACTATTTCTTTTGACAAGAAGCTTAATTCTCCTGATTCGTAAATCCAATCTATTACCATACCTTCGGAGTCAAAAGCATCGAGACATGCTTGATAAACTGTGCTCTCAAGTTGCTTATCAAACCATTCTGGATGTTCTTTTCGAATAATGTTAATAAGTTCAATTCCAAATAGTCCATGAACCTGCTCCTCTTTTGAGGTAGCTTCAATAACATTAGACATTCCCTTGAAAATATTTTTATATTTATTGAATGACATGATAATCAGAAACTGAGAAAATAGTGACACATGTTCAATAAATAAAGAAAACAATAGGATGGATAGGGCATAATCTTTATTATCGCCAGTACGTGCCAATTGAGCAGATTTTGTCAAGTACTCTACGCGCTGACTAAGGGCAGGAATCTCTTTTATTTTCTCGAATTCCTCATTCAACCCCAAAATTTCAAGTAGATGTGAATATGCGTCATGATGTCGAACTTCGCTTTCTGCAAATGTATGTCCTACTGCACCAACCTCTGGCTTTGGAAGACGATGATAGATATCTCCCCAAAATGTCTTAACTGCAACCTCAACCTGTGCAATAGCAAGCATAACATTCTTAATCGCATTTCTTTCGCTGCCATCCACGTTGAATTTGAAATCATGAATGTCAGAGGTGTAATTGAACTCGGTGTGAAGCCAGTATGAATGTTGAATTGCTTCTTTAAACTCTATGAGTTCAGGGTATTCATATGGTTTCAAATTCAAACGAAATTTGAAAATATCAGGCTTTCTTTCTTGAGTCCGTTTCTCACGATAAATAATATATGCCTTTGCCGTCAATTTGTATTCTGACTTAAGCAAGATCATTTCAGTGTAATCTTGCACATCCTCAACGGTCAATTCCTCATGCGCATTCAGTTTTATTAATTCCAAAACGTCTTGAGTCAATTTTCTTGCTTCAGATGTATCAAATTCTCCTGTTTGAACTCCTGCCTTTTTAATAGCATTTGTGATTTTCTCTGCATCAAAATTCACTCTTACTCCATTACGTTTTGTAATTAAATTTAACAATCTGCTTAATCTTCCCTTCTATTTTTAATTTCATAATTCCCACCCACCCCACCAAATCAATTATGATTCGTAAAGTACTACTTTGTTTTGCTTCAAACTCTCTTTTACATCTATTACTCTCTGATTTCGACTTCCAGCAAATTTTATTGTCGTGTCTCGATTTTCGATCTCAAACTTCCCATCAACCAGCACATCACACATTTTCAATAATTCATACTTACTATCTTTTTTACTCATCAATTGCTCAATAGTAAAACCTGTATATGTCCATATATTAATATTTGGTATCTCATTTTTTAACTTTATTACAAACTTAACAACTTCTTTTGCCGAGAAAAAACAATCACCTCCTGATAAGGTCACGCCAGATAGAAGTGGATTTGATTTGATATTATTAATAATCTCCCATTGTCTTTCTTCAGTAAATTCCTCTCCATAGTTCTTGTCATGTGTTTGTAGAGAATGGCATCCAGGGCAGTTGTGGTAGCAGCCGCTAAAAAACACGACTGCTCTTAATCCTTGACCATCAACTATACTTTCTTTTATGTATCCAGATATTCTCATGAATGCTTAACACGGTCTCGTTCTTCTGCTTTCTTCGAACCATTGAATCTGTTAAGAGTCCCGACTAAATACCCAGTTATACGTCTGATTCTTGCAATATTGTTTTCATCGGTTTCTCCACAAGAAGGACATTCTTTATTAATAACACCATCAAAATTACAGGTCATACATTTATCAATTGGATGATTAATACTGAAATATCCAATGTTCTTACTAAGAGCATATTGAACAATATTTTTAAATGCCTCTAGATTGTTTCGTGCATTACCATCAAGTTCAACATATGAGATATGTCCCGCATTAGTCATCTTATGAAAAGGTGCTTCTAATTCAATTTTCTTGTGAGCTGGCAAATTAAAATAAACAGGAATATGGAATGAATTAGTGATATATTCTCTGTCTGTAACTCCCTCAATAACGCCATATTGCTTATTATTCATTCTGGCAAATTTACCTGCAAGTGATTCTGCGGGAGACGCGAAGCATGTGATATTCATATCGTGTTCATCTGATTTCATGTCACAATACTCTCTGATATAATGGATCAGTTCCTGCCCAAAATACCATACGTCTTGATCTTCACCATGATGTTTCCCGAACAAAGCCTTTAGACACTCTGCTAGTCCAACAAATCCAATACTAATTGAACCCATTCTGAGCAAGTCTTTAATTTTCTGATTGGGATGAAGTTTTTCTCCACCAGTCCATGAACCATTCTGCATCATAAAGTCACTTGCTTTTGCTGGTTGGTTGCCCTGAATATCAAAACGATGAAGCAATCCATCTAGAGTGATATCAAGAATCTCATCAAGTTTATTCCAGAATCCATCAACGTCAATTTCAGAGCGTCCATTTACTGCTCCATATTCAATACCTAGTTTGGTTAAATTGATGGAATTAAATGAAACATTCCCTCTACCTGATTGACAACCTTTTCCAAATCGATTGGAGATTACACGGGTTCTGCAATTGTGACTGTATATTCCGCTGACATCAAATCGATCTGATTCTGTTTCAACATCATAACTATGTTTATTCATAAAACCCATTTCTATAATTTCTGTTACCTTTGCACACTCATGAACAATCACATTACTTGCTTTACAGTTTTCAAGAACATCTCTTTTTTTCTTGCACTTTAGATATTTGTTTAACTCATATGTATTATAGAATTCAACCTTATATCTGATCTTACTTTTGTCATTACCATTGTATTTATTTAAATATAATTTAGCTTTAATGCCAACTGCCTGGGCCAATGCTACTTGTTGCAAAGCAAGCTCTTTATTAGTACTGCCAATCTCTACTCTTGCAGAACCATGCATATTTTTGATATGCCCATCCGCATCAATCATTCCAGCCAAAAACGAGAGTTTATTTTCTCTGCTGGATCTGAAGATATAATCAGGAACTTTTCTGTTAATCTTATTCCAGCCACCAAACATATCAGCCAACGCATTAAGCTTTTCTGTCCCTGACTCATAAGAAACAATATCTAGATATATTCCCTTGACTCCACGTTGTTGAAATACTACTTTGTTTTTTATTCCATATACTCTTCTTAGTGCAGTTTGAGATGCTTCAGCAGCATCTTTTTCATCCATACCAAGCGAAATTCTAACGCATCCTCCACTATATGAACTGTCACATAGCAGCATTCCATCTAGCCATGCTTTTTCATTTTCGTAGACCTCAGACTCTTCGGAGTATTGATCATATGTCACTGGAATACTATCGCCAATTTTAATATCCTTTACGAATATTCGTCCTCTTCCCTCAACTGGTAGCGGATGATCCTTTGTTGCAAGCATACTTCTTCCATTATTAAGTTTTACGATAACCCAGTTATTTTGATCTGGATTTTTAATCACTTTCTTAACGACTACAAACCCACCACTGTAAGAATCAAATATCTCTAGCCGTTCACATTCTACGTACTCAGATATTCCGAATCTACTTTTAAAACCAATCCTTTCAACATTATCGTACATTCTTTTAAATGATTCCACATAGAGAATATCATTAAGTTTGTAGGTAACTACCTCGTCTCCATCAACACATCCCATGGTTGCCACTGCCGTATCTGGATCACTTGGATCGTAATATTGGAGATTGAAGTCTGCATCGACGTTCACGAAATTAGGAAACAAACGCTTACTAGAGCATTCAATTGCCTTCATGAAAATATCGTAATTCGGTTCCCCAAGATTCTGGTTTACTCCTTGCTTACACTGGAAAATAAGTTGTGGGAAAATCGCTGTTTCTGAGTGTCCCAATCCATTCATCGATGCATTTAGGATAGCGTTAGAAATCATTTTTCCCTCTGTAGAAGTACATAGTCCAAAGGTAATTGAGGTAAATGGAACCTGACCTCCTGCTCTTGAGGCCATTGTATTCAAGTTATGAATCATACTTTCTGCTGCTTGCTTTGTCTCTAGCTCTGTTTCTTCTTTGGCATACGTGTATGACTTAGGGAGTACAGACAATAACGCGGAGTTATCAAGAAATAGTTTATCGTCGCTTACTTCGACATAGGTTTCACCAAAATACATTTGCCCTTTACGAAAATGTTTCTTGAATGATTTAGTCACATAAGGAGCCAAATCCCAATCAAATTTAGCAGCACCACACCCACCAAATTGACTATTCTGTTGACACTGAAAAATAATAGCCACCTGAGCCATTGCAGTCATGATTGAGTTAGGAGTTCTTACAGAACCTTTATCACTAACCTGGAACCCATTTGCTAAGAGTTTATCAAACGGGATAAATAAGCAGTTATGTGTTCCTACAGCATAATGGTCTAGGTCGTGAACATGAATAAATCCTTCGTCCATCGCTTTAACTAGTCGTTTTGGAAGCATCACATTTCTTGCATACATTTTACTGTACTCAGAGCCAAAACGATTCATTTTTCCACTATAGGATTCACCATTTAAATTAGCATTTTCTTTGGTTACTTCTTCGTTTTCTCCAGAAATAATGCCTTCGCCAATCTTAAATAGTTCACTTTGTTTAAGGCGCTCTTCTGTTCTTTTTTGCCGATAGGTAATATACTCTCTTGCAACATCTTTTCTGCTACTCATCATAAGGTCTTTTTCTATCAAGTCCTGTAGCAACTCTACGGAATATGTATTTTTACTCTTCATTACTTGTTGGGTAACTTTTAAAGTTATTTTCTCTGCTAATTCTTTATCAATTCCTACTTCAGTCATTCTCATTGCCTTAATAATTGCGTCAGTAATTTTATTTGGATCATATTCGCTAATGATTCCATCTCTCTTTGTAACTTGCGTATGCGTCATCTCCTAGTGTCTTATTCAATCCCCAAAATCACAAATCCCTCTTTTACATAATCAGGATTATCAAATACATAAATTACTTCTCGCTCAAACCAGTCTCCCGCATATTTTTCTTCTTCAGGAATCCATTCATGTAAAACTAAAGTGTCACCAACTTCGTAGTCTCGATCATTCTTTCTCACTTCAAATGGTTTGAATCGATGTTTAACTTGAGAAAAATAAGGCTGAATAAGTTTTAGATCAATCCGTTTCATTATTCACCTCCTTTAAATAAACTCATAGTTCGTGTCATGAGGAAACCAATCGCTATCTGGTTGGTATGCCAGCCCCGAAACAATCATCGTTGCAAACTCATTGGCCTGTTCAACATCCAACGCCACGATAGTTACAAGATAACCCAGTTTATGTTCTCCAGAATCATAGAACCTAACCTTGTATTCCTTAAACATTTTGCACCTCGCAATCTTGATAAAATATTATTTTTATTATATTCTAGCCAGTTATATCAACTTGCCAAAATCCTTCTTTATTTAGATAAGAATCGCTTATCGTCTGGAATTCTGAGTTACCATCTTTATCAACAAATAATACGCCATCATCAAACAGTCGAAAAATATCATGCTCAACTAATTCTTTAAATTCGTAAACAACCCATCCATTGACCGTAAGTTTTTCAATGGTTCTCACCATTACATTCCTTCTTTATGTTTATTTTTATTCATTAATAACTAACACTCACAATCTCGATTATCTCTCCCATCCTTAGCACATTACCTTGATCAAAGAACTTATCTATTGCATATTTGACAGCCATCTCTTCCATTTGTCCAATATCAATCTCTTCTTCATCCGAAGAAACCTCCAGACAATCACTCGCATCAACGAATACATTGAAATCAAATTTACTATCCAATACTCCATCATCTTTATATGTAGCAAGTTCTACTTTAAACAGTATTCCGGTTTCCACATTACACCTCCTATTTTCCCATTCGATCATAATAGGTTCTCATATCAAATTCTCTCCAGGCTTCATACCATATCTTTTCATCTAAAGCATCCATCTTTTTGTATTCTTTTGCTCCTATATGATCTCTAAGCTTTTTCTTCACATAAACATCTTCATGTAATTGAGATTCATTATCCGTTCCAACATCTTCTTTGAAACAATCATATAATGCATCTCCCAAACTTATGTATGTTTTATTCGTTCCGTTAACCTCCTATACTTATCATTATATTTATTTATTAAACTTTTGTCAACATGTTTCGTAATCAATTGTCTGAGTACCCTGATCATCATTGCAATAGGGATAGCTGGTTGCATGGAATATGTACTTACCATTATCTGATACAGGAGTAATATTATCAAACATTCTGAAGTAATCACCGTATTTAATCTGATAGAATTTGATTGGTTGCCATTCACCATTAACTAGCTTTTGGACCGTTCTCATTGTTTTACTCATTTTAAAAAGTTAGCAATTTCATCAAGTTCAAGTTCAACTTTCTTATCATCAGATAATAGTTGATCCAACTTAGATTCCATTGCCTTCAGTTTAGCTTCTTCTTCTTTTTTACCAAGAATACTAAGTTTGGACTTAAGATCAGCAATCCAATCAATAACATTATACCCACTAATATTATAGTCTTCTAGTACACCAAGTTCATTTGCAGAAATAGCATAAGAATTTAGTTTTACCATCAACAATAAAATCTGTTCCTTACTGAGAACATTGATATTGTGTCTGAGTCCATCAATTTCAATAGAACAATTGGTGACTGGAGTAAACTTTTGTAACTTACCAACTTGCTTTTTCTTGTCTTCGATCTGCTTCTTTAGTTCCAGAATTTTGTGATCATTATTGTTCGCCATTTTAACCAATCCTCCGATATAGTTTTCCATTTTCTAAGTACTCGTTCTTATACATTGGGGAATAAAGGTCATAAACAGTTTGGATATCACCAATATAAATTTTTTCATACTCACGATTAGTTGCAATGTATTTCCCATCTTTATAGAATTGGGTTTTATTTATATCATAATGAACGCGCTCTGTCTTTTCTGGTTCAATATACAGATCTACAACACTCCCCCAACGATCATCTCTAAACTCTTTGTTTTGAATATACTCTTCAAAGTCACCTAATGAATAATTAATCCATTCATCTTTCGATTTGTCTCTATGGGAATATTCTGTTTGTCTTTCTACCCAATCAAACCATTCGGCATAATCTTCTGTACATTCACTTGAAACCACTTCGATAAATCTATCTCCTAGCGACTTAATTGTTGATAATGCTTTATATTTTTCTCCATAAGTATATTCTGACTCTTTCACAAAGAAATGGTGTTTCCCTTTTGAGATGTTGTGATAAATATACTTATACTGTGGCGAACTCCAACGATCATTTGATCTCCCCGTATAAATCTGCTCAGACTCAGTATCCTTCAGATCAAATCTCCCCATATAAATCCACTCTTGATTGTCTTTAGATTTGTATGTAGCTCCAACAATCAGATCTTTTGCCTTTACAAAATTCTTTTCATGTAGGATTTTATTAAATTGGCTTATCTCTTGATAATCTGGAGAGTCTACAGGTAAAAGAATCAGATTCTTACCATCCCACGAGTAGACGAATTCGCCTTCTAGACCCTTTCCTTTGATAGAGTTGGCGTTCTCAAGAATATAGAGCAGATTTTCAATTGTTATTTCAAATTCAAACCCTCTAGGATCATAAACTCTTGTGTACGCTTGTCGATGGTTCCAGCCGCTTTTATAATCGCCAACCTTCTTATTTAATACAAATCCTGAAACTGGTCCATTATCATATTCGACTGGATCTATTTTATTGTCGCGCCATCCCTCCCATGAAGTTTCTTGGCGTAGCTTTCCTTTTGTGTCATAGTAGATTACATATGCCAACTTCTTTGTATATGTATCGTTGCGATTCTGAAAACCAACTTTAATCTTTTGTGGTACGAATATGTTTGTTTTAATATTTATTCACCCTTTCTTTTTCTTAATAAATGTTACAATTTATTCAGTCTCTTTAATTTTAAAATCAGCCATGTCATCAATTCGTTTATGCGCCCATATTCTCATATTTTCGATCTCATCTGCATCATTTGAAAGAATTATTCTAGCTATATTGCCCAATAACATTCTATTCTCGTTTTCGAACTCTCTTTCATCTTTCAAGTTCTGTCCTCCTTTTCTTCATCAAATGTGCATTTTATTAATACTTGATCGGATATTGATTAAGCGTGTTATCAATGATTTCTTTGATCTTTTCCACATTAGAAAGAAGTCGATTATCGATATCATCGTTATCAATTTTTGCTACAACATTTTCTCTAACTTCATTGTCAGTCAAGAAAATTTGAAATGATGTATCCTTGTCTTCTGTTGTTCCTTTAAAGCTAATACTAATGATTTTTATTCTGTCTGCTTCATGATAAGTTTCTTTTATCTCTTGCAACTTTTCTTTGCTTAATGCCACCATCAACTCTTTGATGTTGTTGAATTCTTCATATTCTAGCAGTTCATCTTCTTCTGAATAACCATCGAAATTAATAGAATACTCTACCAAACCTTTTACGGCTTCAATACTTTTATTTATGATCATCTTATCTCTCCTTTTTCTAATGAAATTTGACTTTCATGAGGTTTTTCGGTCTAAAAAACCCTTATAAATCAACGTTTTTCAATTCGTACTTTCTAGAATTTTTAGCATTTCTTTATAAGCATCCATTCGACCAAATTTCTCTCCATGTTCAAATCCTAGATTGTAGCAATCGTCGAAGTTGCCTCCAGACCATTCATCAGGATCAAAATCACTTTCTATTTGTGAGTTGATTTCAGTTATTTCTTCTTGTAATGATTCAATTTTTGCCTTTAATATATCAATCATTCTTAAAATTCCTCCATTTCAGCTTGAATCTCAGCAATCTTCTTGTCATAATATTTCAACTTGGATTCTTTGGCGGCTTCAAACTTATCAATAATTCCTTCACATTGCTTCTTATAGTGCTTCACGCACTCTTTTTCATCATAGAAAATATTAAGTGACTCTCCGGTATAAGATCGATAACCCGTATTATCATATGGAGCAATTACTTGTGCCAGTGGCTTGCCATTCTTTCCAAATGGCTTAAAATGAAACTCTGAATAATATACAGTCTTATTGCTTGGCAACTCCTCATTACTTACCACTAAAACTCTTGTCGGCTTAACATGACGAATAGGTTGATTGTCAATATCGTTAAATCGATAGTCACAAATCCATACTTCTTCACCAATCTTGACCAACTTTTTATATTCAGCGTGATTCAATCAATAAGCCCTCCCCAATTTATAATCAGCTGCATGTTCCCATTGTCGATACCATTCCTTAGAGTGAATGGCGAATACATCATTATGTTCCTGGTCATTGTTGACGATCCATGTTTTAGATTCAACCGTGTAATCCCCCATCGTCCACTCTTCGTGAGGATCGCTATTAGACAATCTCAATCGATTTGGCTTCCACCATGACTTAAAAGGCCAGTATCCTTCTGCTTTTGTGCTTCCAGTTTTCCAGCATTCAATTTTACCATCGAGCAATAGTACATTTGCGTATAGTTCATGGGGATATGTATCAGACCAGTGCATTATTTACCTCCTTTCTTAATGGAATTCCGTAGCATTTTTTCGTGTCAAGTAATCAAACGAAATACTTTTCAATACTTTACGGCCAAGCCTTTGATCATTCGTCTCATTGTAATCTTTAATTACGCAACCCTCACGAATCTGTTTTGGAGCCAAGATCGATTTACCGTTCGTATATGTATTGATTAATTCTGAATTCCATTCACCTATGTATAAAAGTGGAACAACTTTAAGATTACGCTCATCACAGAATGCTTTCATATCTTCATAAGGAAGATACTTGCCATTTAGTTTAATATCATAAATGTAAAGATCATGCTCATCCAGTCCATACTCCAGATCCTGAATTCCTCTGCCAATAACTTCACCATATACTCCGTAGTCTTTTGGGATGATGTTTTTCATGTTGTATTTCTTAGCAATATTTCCGTAAACATCATCACCGTAGTATCCCTTCTTCGATGTATAAGACAATTGAACATTTCGACTTCCATAAACGAATTCATATCCATCATATTTACCAATCAGTTTTTTAAAGAAATTAACTATTTTTCTTTTTATGCCTTTGTTAACTACCGGATGATTACCAGCTCTCCAACTTGTTCCGTGGAGTTTTTCGCTGATATAAACTTTGTCACCATCTTTGAATACGTTGTTGAAGTTTTTAATATTCTCCAAATCATTATATTTATCAAAATAAGGATTAATATTACGGGGCGTACTCTTCTTACCAGATTGATTTTGTTGGTAAGACGGTGTTGGTGGCTCCCATTTCTTGATGTTCATTTCTTTGGCTACATCATCACCAACTTTATATTTCTTTCCTTGTGGTGGAGCAAGAATTAGTCCCTGTGAAATGTAACCACGAAGCTTTGTGCTGCCAACTCTTCCACCATTCTTGAGATAAGTAAGTTCATACTTTTCAATCAAATCTTCAGGAATAATTGAATCTGGTGGAATGAAAACAACTAAATCTCCTTCTTTGTATTGATCCAGGCCAACGATACAATTCCAACCCTTTACACTAATGATGGATAGTTTATCGGCGTTCGGATGCTTCTCAATGCTATCAACCCTACAAACTTCAACAATCAAACTACTCAAATTACAACAACTCCTCTTATTTTTATTTTTAAAACATCATGAAAGCATTATTTGATTATATCTTTACTGGCTTAACTTCAAAAATATCGCTGCCTTTAAGTTGATCGTAGTCACAGAGATAATCCTTAACCCACTTCAAAAATCTCTCATCAACCTTGTTAAACTCTACGATATCAATATCCATATAATCTTCATCGTCAATCGTTCTAGACGTTTCGCCTTTACTAACCATATCTTCGTATACTTCTTGAGCATAAAACTTTTGATCAAAAGTGAGAGCTGAATAATCATCACCTCTCACATAGAGAAAAACCCTTTTGTTATTAGAGTCATTTAAATAGTTTGGCATAGAACAGTCTCCTTTCATATGAATTTGTGACCTAATAAAACCACTATTTCAAATCATCAATTTCCACTTTTCCATTCTCATCATAAACATCAAACCACTCACCACTATAATTAAATGTACTTTCCCTAAGCTCAAGAATTTTCTTTAATGTCTTGCACTGGTATACTTTCATACCTTGATATTTCTCCGTCAGTCCATTAAATGTTCCTCTATAAAAACGTGAAAAATCATGGTGTTTGAAGACAGCACGTTCTTCGCTCATAAATTTTCTTTCTGGTATTACTGACCCATCAGTCTTAGTAATTTCGGAAATAATTTTTTCTTCTGATTCCTTGCGCAAATAATACATTATTATCCTCCTTTTTTGATGAATCTTGTATTTTATATTGTTATTCATATTTCCATCCTATAAAAGCACAACGATAATCATTAAATGGAGTAAAAGAATATCCACACATTTCAAGATATGAGCCAATTTGAGTATATTCATCTTTACTCACATTGTTAATCTCAACTTTCGTGTAAGTAAGTCCCATCTTAGCAGCAGCAAGTATTTGAGATTCTATCTCCTTTAATGCAATAAGATTTTCAACTATTTCTTTTGCATTGCTCTTAGATATCTCTTTCACTTCCCTAATATTAATCAAAGCATCGCCCCCATATAATTTTATGAAACGGTTCTTATAATTAAATTTCTACAATACCAGCGTCTTCAACAACTAGTGCTCTGATATATAAATCCCCCAAATTAGTGCATAAACCCGCATGTTTTCTGGCATCATCCACTTCCTGATAGCTTTGAGCATTAAATACATCCTGATTAATGCCTCCAAATTGATCAACATAGCCTTTGTTTTTTACCCCAATTACATAAATTTTTTCTTTCTTGCTTGATATGTACATTTAATCGATCCCTCTTTCTTGATAAAAACTCAATTTCATCAGATTATTGCCTTCAAAAAACTCAATGTTTTCGCGGTTTTTCTAAATCGAATTCTTTCAGTGTGTCGATAATTTCATCGCTAGATGCAAAACTTGGTTTCTTCAAATCAATTTTCCCACTTAGCAACTTTATGTATTCAACATTCTTATTTGTGATTGACTCAGGTGCTACATAAACTGTTTCATTTTTCAACTCAAGCACTCCCTTAAAGGAATAGGCCTCCCATTATAGAAGACCTATTATATTTACTAATTACCGTTTGTTATTCGATTGCTGACGCTGCTTCGCGTATTTGGTAAGTGTTGATCCTCCTTTAACTGTATTCTTTTCTGGCAATACCTTATCAAATACCAGTCCTTGTTTCTTGCAATAGCTTTTTGCTTCATTTTCTACACCAATTCGATCTGTTGCTGTAAAATCTCTGATTACTACGCTTGCTCCGTTTTGAGTTGTTGCCAGTCCGTAAAATGTCATATGTATTGTTCTCCTTTATTATATAATGTATTTTGTAATTTGTATATATTTATTTATTAAATATTTTCCCGGTAATCATCAATGAATAATTGCAGTGTTTTAGTGACTTTAAACTTGGGCTTATAAACTTTCCAAACGTTGATGTTGAGTGAGCCGATGGCTTCAATTTCAGAGAATACCGGGACTGAGTTAAAGTATTGCTCATCAGTTTTAAACTTCATCAATTGAATCTTATCGCAATCAACCTTAACTGTATTAGCAGATTTACCCATGAGCTTCTTATCTGAGACGAATAATCCCTTGATGAGAAATTTGCCTTGCTTGAATTTGTTGCCTGTAATCCGGTAAAACTCATTCAGATAATTAACTAGATTCTCATTGACATCTGACAAGTTGAATTCTAGATCATAGTACAACGAATCGTCGGCTTCAAAATTAGACAATTTTTTATTTAGTTCTTGTCTAAGCAATTCTAAGTTGGTCTTGGGTAGTTGCACCCCTCCAGCAGACGGATGTCCTCCTGTGTAAATTACACTCTCGCAACCATTAAGTAATTCAAGCATTGAAAAGTCCTCTAATCCACGATAACTTCCTGCGTAGGTATCTTTGTCGTCACCTTCTCCAAGAACAATTGCTGGTTTATTGAATGTCCGTGACAATTCTTGCGCTACGAGGCCATTCATCCCTTTCCCAAGTGTCGGATCGAAGACAATTACTACTTTATCTCGCTCATCCACAAACGGTTTCAATGCGTTGAGTGCCTCAGCCTGAACTTCTTTACGCTTCTCATTGGCCTTAACCAACTCTTTAGCAAGCCCCTTGATGTCGCCTGAGTCATCTATACACATCAGAAAGTCAATTGCTAACTGGATATTATCTGCTCGTGTAGCAGCTGTTACAGCAGGGCTTACCCCGTATAGAAAGTCTGTCGCAGATAGGTTTGTTAGATCATAATTCATTGCTTGAAACAATGCTTTGAGTCCTGCGTGATGTAAATTCTTCAGTGACTGTTTTGCGTAATATCTGTTCTCTAATTCCAACATTGACATCATATCAGCCATTAGAGAAAATCCAGGAAGATCATCGAGCTTGTTTGAATAATATGTATTCATGTAATCATCAATTACTTGGCAAACCTTGAAGACGAGTAAACCGCCGCAAGCATTTTTGTTTGGATATTGGTCATTGGCTTGCTGCGGGTTTACTAAAATTGCATATGGGTTATCTACTGTAACTGTATGATGGTCAATGATTAAGCAGTCAATTCCTCTTGATGATAGTAGTCGCATGGTCTCAACATCGTTTGATGAACTGTCTACTGCAATCAGAACTTTTGTTGATCCTGGAATCGTTTCGACTAAGTTATTAATCGAATGACCTTCGGATCGTTCATTGCACACATAATATACTTCGTCAGTGAAATTAAGTAGATACTTATACATTGTCACCAACGAAGTTACGCCGTCATAATCCTAACTAATCAGGGTCGCCAGTAATCGTAATAGGCTCACGATTCCGAATTGCAAGAATGATTCGACTTGCTAATGCATCAATATTTTTAAGCAGATAAGAATCACAAATTACATTAGACAGTGGATTCAGGAATTGATCAATGTTTGTGATTCCGTTAAGTTTCGCAAGTTTAGAATACGTATTGTCATATGATTCAAATGGAATGACAGGTGTTTTTTGTTTCCATTTCATTTATAAATACCACTCCCCCAAATATTTTTATTTATTGTCTTGATTCAGAGTATCTTCCAAAGCATAAATAATCTCCTGTTGTTCACTCTGATCATATTTACCCCATGCCACAGCAAGTTCAGTCCAAACCTCACCAAAACTCTTCCACTGACCATCTGGGTGCTTATACTCGATATTCAGGTCAGACAATAAAAGTTCAATGCGTCTCATTAATATCACCTCCTTGATTTTTAATATAATTACCCTTACGTCTTTTCTCTAGAAAACTCAATTGAGAAAGAGACTCTGAGAACGCTTGAACTCTACCAAAGTTGCGATAATACTCAGGAGTTCCAAAGTCTTCGGCATCTTTTTTATTGTTGGCCTCATCTAAAAGTTTAAATATCCCATCTGCCCAATCATTCAGCAGCTTATCATAATCGATTTCTTCCAATATAGTACACCTCCTTGTTTTGATAAAAGATAAGTTTTATAGAATGTTAAAATAAGACACTGAGTAAAGAATGCAACCCAACCCCAAGATGAAAGGAATCACTTTAAAGAATACAGCGCTTGGCACATCTTTTGTATTCATCACAAGTGCAGATATGATATTGAAAAGTCCTCCAACAACCACAAACCAAATCATAATTAAACCTCCTTAGAATTCTTTAACTTCTAATCTTGTTTCTCTGTCATACATTTTCCCATCTTTCGCAAACCATCCATCTTTGCCAGTGCCAACACAATCAGGGCAAGTATAACCAGTGTCATATTCGTGCTCTCGATAATACCCTCCACCATTACACCATTTGCATTCAGGCAATTGAAACCAGCGTTGCTCTGTTACAGTTGGCAAGTAGCCTTTTTTGATTGCTTTCTGAAGATGCTTTTTAGTTTTGCGTGATACGCCTTCAATATGAAATCTGTTCTTGTGGTAATATTTAAAATGTCTACTCATGTAAAGTGGTTTCATATGTATTAGCTCTCCATAATTATATTTGCTTCATCAATCAGATCGTCCAGAATATCACGAATCTGGTTCGCTTGCTTATTCCAGCTCTCAATTTGATCATCTGTAAATACTGTGTTGGGATTCTGAAAAATTGAGAAGAGTAACGATACATCCATTGGAAATAGCTTTGTTCTAAAAGTAAAATTGCTTTCTTCTTGGCTCATTATTGGCCTCCTTCCACAAATCAACCGATTTAATTGGCTTTTCTGGTTTCTTGTACAACACATTTTTTACATATCTTTTCACCAACATCAAACTGATAGGGTCTCTAATCAACATTCCTTTGCCACCCATTTTAATAATACTTGCGTGAAAATAACATTCTTCTTTGTCATTAGAGCAACTGTCTGGATAAAGTCGTAATGGAGTCCATTCGTATTTGTTGAAGTTTTCTTTAAATTGTTTATAAGTTGCCCACCCATATTCTTTTACATCTTCTTTTGTCATTTCAATGTGGGTCAACCACCTTGGCAAAAACAGCATTGCCAAAGCCCATACGATAAGCATTGTGATAATAATGTACATTATTATCCCCCTCATTTCTTTATAAAAGTATGTATTTATCAAATATTCTAATAAGCCAAATACTTTGAAAACTCTTCGCCCCTAGCACAAAACTCTTTAACCATTGTTCTTACTAAACCAAATGACATTCCTGAATGTCCTTGGTTTTCAATTTCTTTCTTTGCGTCTTCGAGACTGCCATTTTCATTTAGAATCTTCACAATATTCAAGCAGCATCCCAATTCCATTCCATGATACAAATCTCCAAGCCTAATTGGTACAATTTCATCCCAATAATCCCATTTGTCTTGATCTAATACTTTTCTGCCTTTCGCTTTCCATTCTTCAGTAAGAGATGGAATACTGTTTTTGAATTCCACTTCTCTCTTTTCTGATTCCTCTCTCCATTTTCGCTGCGATTCATCGAATTCTGCTTTCGTCTTTCCAATAATTTCTTTATATGCTCCGTCCATAGTAACCGTATCTGAATACAGCGTTGCTCCATTAAATTCACCGCAGGCTAAAACACCATTCTTTTTGTATTCAAGTAGTTGATGAACAGCACTTTCAATTGTGTTTCCCCAAGAAAAGTTAATTTTCAAATATTTATTTTCCACTTATATTCCTCCTAAATTTTGATAAATCTATTATTTTGCGATTATTCGATTGTTTTGACATCAACAGGAATCCACATTTTTGGATTATAGTTCAATGTATATTTAAATTTGCTTACATTTTTATATCCCTTCTGCTCCACAACATACGACACATTGTCGCTTAAGCCTATGAAGTGTTTTTGGTAATTCCCATTTTCATCTTCAACAACAATTTCAAGTTGATTATCAGTGCTATCTGCTTTTATTGACATTTTTCCTGTCATTTGAAATAACGTATCTCCCTGTATGCAGTTAATTACGGTTAATTGACGAACAACATTAAAATTATCTGCTTCTAACGACAGATTTTGGCTAACCTTGTCTGCTTCTGTTGTGCAACCAGTCAATGCAATCACCGTCATCAATACTGCCAATAATACTTTTATTTTTTTCATTTTTTATCTCCTCTTCTTATTTCGTATAATTTGACTACTGTTCACTATAAAACTCTTATATCATCAATTCTCAAATATGGCCGCCAAATCCTCCAACCAATCCTGCTACAGTAAGCATAGGGTTACTAGTGCTTATCTCGTTTATGATATCTCTTTTAGACATCTTCTTTTGCTTTTGCTTCTCGTTTATCTCTGGATAATCATTAAGTAATTTTCTTCGATTAGCTTCACCCATTTTTCACATCTCCTTTTCTTATAAAACACAAATTTTATATCGATTTAAACACTTGAATCATGTCTCTTAGTGCTTCGCGATATCCTTCATTGAAGCTGTCACGGTCATAAAGGTTTGTTGAAGATATTTGATCTTTGAGTTTTTGAATGATTTCTTCAGAAGTGTAAGTTTTCATTGTATCATCTCCAATTTTAACCACAGTTTTAAACTGCCTTGCCATTATCCATTCGCGTCAGGGTCTCAATTAGATTCAATCGTTGCTCTTCACTTAATCTTCTCGACACAAACGTTTCACCCTTGTCGTTGACCATTTCAACATGCACACCGTCTTTAGCGTTTCCGTAAAAGTCAACTCTACGATTACTGCCCATTAGTATTTGCATTTTTATTCTCCTTTGGTCCATATTCAACAATAGTAAATTCGTCTTTAACTCTATCAATCAAATATTCTCTTGAATTCCAACCTAGTTCGTACCAGTCTATGTCCGTCAGATAATTTCTTGTTGTTGTATATCTGTGCTCAGCCTCACGTTTCGCTTCTTTTGTAATTACTCCGTTTGCAGCACCCACAGAAGTATATACAAGTTTTCTTCCATCTCCCTCATATGGAATGCCGTTTATATAAATCACATAAACCGTTTCATTTTCAATTTTTAGTGACATTTATAGTCTCCATTCTTTACGAAATCCATCTCTCATCTAATCATATGTATTATGTATTTTGAAGATATGCAACATTTAATCCTTTTTTCTTTAGCTTGGTAATCGTTCTAATATCATCTGCCCTACTTACAAATTTCTCGTTACTCTTTCGCTTACTCTCTTCTTTAAGTGGAAATGTATTGGTTATACCTGAAACAATATCTTTCGCCAACTTGATAACCAAGGATAGCCTCGTATTTTGCAAAACAAAATGTTCCATAAATCCACCTACATTTACAACCCCACATAGAGAGAAATCTCCTACTTCTATCAAATCTTTCCCAACACCAGCTCCAGGCTTGAGACTTCCTTTGATCAACGATATATTTCCAACATCCACAGACCCTCCAAGAGAGGCATCTACTGCAATAACAATCTTATTCTTCGGTATACTTTTCATTGTTTCTTCAAGATTAACTGCGTGTACTGGATTATCAATTGTTCCATATACATTTGCGTATCCCATGTCTTTTAAGTAGCTTCCAACCAATGGCCCCAATGAGTCTCCTGTAGATCTGTCTGTTCCGATGCAAACAAATACGATGTCATTAACTTTTAATGCATTTGGTATCATGGCTCTCATTGCTGTTATAAGTTCGTTCTTGTTTGCAATACCTCTTACCTTGAATCCTCTATAGGCCGATTCGTTCGTTAACGCCTTATTGTTCTTTTTCATTTCTTACTTCCCTTCATATGTATTTTATATTTTCATTTGGAGTCACATCATCACAATGCAACTCCGCTTTATTACCAACATAACAATCCACACTTTCTAGTCCGATCACTGGTGTAATTTATCTATATATATTTATGTATTATTCATAGTAGTTAACATCACACAACATTTGAAATCCGTAAGCGTCTTTGCCTTCATCATCTATAATATACATTTCCCCTTCATCGCCATATATTTGAGGGCTTCCGTATGATCTCTTTATCTCATACAGTCCTCCAATTGTTAATTTACTCCCCCATTTATTGCTCCATATTTCAATGTACCTTGCTGCATTTTCGTCTTCGGTAAGCTTTAAATCAGATGCTTTGATTTCAGTAATAGACAAGATAATCATCCCTCTCTCATGTCATAGTCTTATTATATTTATTTATTAAATGAATGTCAATGGTTTTTGTATATATATTTATTTATTAAATATTCCCGGCTGAAGATTGTGTAAAATCTTTATTTTATGATGAAATGATGTGCAAAAAACCCTTATTTATCAAGGGTTTTTAATTTCGATATCCAGTCCATTAATCAGATTAATGCCGCATTCCTCAACGATTGCAAAAACATCTGGCTTGACATCTTCTTTGACCAATTTCCACCCATAAAGAGTTTTACCATAATAAAGATCAGTAAGTTCAACTTCATCATCGTTTATTTCTCCAGACAATCTAATGATTCGTTCCTTGAATGATTCTGTTCCAATAATCGACCAGTCATCAGCATAAATATCAAAAATTTCCCCATCTCGTTCATTGTCTTGATAAGTTGTAAAAATATAATTATTATTTCCCAGGTCTGGATTAGACTTCAACCATTCATAAACATGTTCATCTGACTTAGCAGCAAGATAGACTAAAATTCCTCTTTGACTGTCTTTTTGTGAAAAATGTTCAAATTGAATTTCGTAAAGATTCATTAGTTTAATCGTCTCCTTAAATTAAACTCACGCAGCAACTGCGCGGTTCTAGCACAGGTATAACTATTTACTTTTTAAACTATAATTTATAGTAAAGTCATACAACTAGGAGGTGAAAATTTTATGCAACCCTTTGAGTACTTTGTTGAAGATGTAAGTAAGGAAAATAACGAATGGAAGATTTGTCGTAGTAGCGATCTCCACTTTTCAGTGGAAACTTTTGATACTCAAATAGCAGCCCAGAACGCAAGAATACTGGGTGAGTTTACAATCCTAGAGTACTAATATGGGAGGCTTATGCCTCCTTTTTTAATATAGTTTATGTTGTTTTTGTTGTAATGAATATTGGTGTAGTTCAAAGAAGTCCACGCAGAATTTTATATACGCTTCTTTTTCCTTGTTTGATGCAATAAGTTCTTCTGGATCAAATGAGTGCCTAGCATACCTATCGTTGATTTCCTTCAACTTATCTTTCTCTTGTTTCAATCTGTTTTTAATCTTGTCTATCAAGTTCTTATTGAACAAGAGGTGTATCGAATCATCAATAAATTGAAAAATAGATTTAGCTCTAAGTTTTTTATTTTTGAGGTAAAAATTGTACACGTATTTATATGGATGGGTTAAAATTCCCTCCCATTTTTGAATGCGCTCATTCACTAAACTAATCTCTTTATTTTTTTCATTTTCAAGCCTTTGATGTTCTTTTAAAATATCATCTTCTAAACTCGGTTTGTCTCTGATCCCATACCATTGTTCAAAAATATTAAACTGTGCAATCTCAATATCTTCATGATAAATTGCAAAAATTGATGTTTGTGATTTTGAGCGTGGTCTGATGGTTAAATTATATGGACAGTTATTTGAAAAATATGAACTCATTAAATTAGCCATATACCCACGAAACTTACCATTATCATAACCTAGAGTAATGAATAGTGACGCTCTATCGTTCTTGAGTACTTTGTCAGACGTTGTAAATAGCAGAACTGGAGACTTAGTTGCGGCCTCAATAAAATTAATCTGAGCGGTTAATTCATCAATTGCATCTTGTACCTTAACTTTAAACTGATTAAATATTATCCTCACCTCTTTCTTTTGATAAAACCTATATTTGATTTAAACTGGTATCTTATATTTATCCTCGTTCATCAATTTCATGAAAAACTCTGCCCCCAGATCAATCGGCGCATCCTTCTCTCCCATAATTCCCTTGTTCTTGTGAGCAAACAGACATCTTACGCTATCTCTGACAACAAATTTAGCAGCCTCTTCCTTAATTTCTTGGCTGGTTATGTTGTTGTCAAATGCAAGAACAACCTCAACTCCCATGCGTTCCAGTTTCAATATTTGAGTCTCGCTTAGTTCATGACCGCCAATGCTCACAGAATTCTTGATTCCACAACTCCACGCCTTCTGTACACTCTTCTCAGCCTCAAACACGATTACCCTACCAGAATCCTTGATATGATCGTAGGTCTTATCTAATCCATATAGAATCTGGCTCTTGGGGGTAGGAATGAGATACCAATACTTCGATGTTTTTAGCGCTTTATGATCCAGTGTTGTTCTTCCCTTTACTCCAACCAATGACCCAAGTTCGTCTCTAATCGGAATAGTTATACAATTATCATTTATTGAATATCCAACTTCGAAAAGTCTCTGAACATCTACGCTTATTCCTTCATCCAGGAACCATTGATTGGGTATTGGAAGATACATGTTTAATACTTGTTCATCTATTTTTCTCAATGGTACTTCATCGTGATGTTCTGATTTAGGTTCAATTAAATCTAAAAATGCAAGGCACGGATCAACTTCTTCTTTTACAGGTTTGTAGTCAGAGTAATAACTGTAGCCGCATACCTCACAAATATAGTACAGCGCTTTTGAAAATGACATTTCTTTATAATGTTGTACGAGTGTAATTATATCTGGATGCCCATTTGACAACTTTGGGATTGTTTCTGTGTAACAGTTCACTAATAATGAATCGGTAAAAACTTGAAGACTGGAGGGATTGTCTCCCCCCGGTCTCGTAGAACGTATCTCTGTATGATCTGACATTCGTTCATTAATGTGACATCCAAGAGATGTTAAAATATCAGCAACTTTATTGTCTCTTATTATGTTTTCTTTTAAAGTTTGAGCATCAATTTTATATCACCTCTTGGATTATTCTTCTTTGTTTAAAGCCTTTCTCAACTTAACCACTTCTTGCTCTGTTTTGAGTTTCTTGTTTTCTTTCTTGAGTGCTTTCAATTCCTTCTCTCCTTGAGATGGAACTAAATATCCTCGTTCAATCCACAAGTTTTTGCCTTTATCAACTTCAAAACAGAGAATATCTTTGTCTTTACCTCCTCTATTTTTGTCAATTACTACCATATAATAATTTATATGCATTTCAAGTTGAGTGGTGGATTCTCCAACAAAGGGGTCATTTGGATTGTAAATAACAAATTTATCATATTGGTCACGAGAAATTGGTTTTGCCATCATAAGTGCATCGGCAACGTGTTTAATGTGTTTGCCGTTAGCAATGGCCTGACTAGTTAGCATGTCATTGAACAAACTATCGTCCGTTAATTGGAATGTAGACCAAACTGGAATATCTTCTGTGCTTGCGACTTCCTTAAGCATGTCGGCAGTTTTAACAAATGTCATCCAGTCATGATCTGGTGCTTTCATTGTGTCATATATAATCAATTGACAATTTCTAAGTTTATGTCGTTTAATCTGTCTTTTTAAAGTGTTTTCATCATATTTATTCAATTCAAGAAAATAAATCTTACTATTTTTCTTTATGTATTGCGCTGCCTCTTTAACAATCTCCTCTTCTTGCTCATTGAGTGTTCCGGTAACAATCTTTGTTTCGTCAATCAGGTCAATTCCTCGGCGTTTCATCTGAACATCGAATCCAAACTCAGGATTATTCAGAACGCAACTAATCTGCATTCCCAACCATTCCGCCTCGTCCTGTTCATTCACAAGTACCAACACCGGAATACCCAACTTAATTCCAAGGTAACAAGCAAGTTTGCTAGTGGTACGACTTTTCCCACATCCACTATGCATCCCGAATAGATTAAACTTTTTACCTCTTAGTCCACGAAGAAGTGAATTGATGATTTGGAATGGAATGGGAATACCAACATCAGGAGTTAGTTTCCACTCATCAATCTTCTCCGGCATATTGTGACCAAGAATAATGCTGTCTTGAACACCACCAATTACAGTTCCAATCGTATTAATTTGGTACTCCATACCTTTGATAATCTCTTCTGTCCCGATTTTGTCAAAGTCTTTTCTACCCATTAACTTTTGTACGGGGAACCCTTTTCTTTCAAACTCACGAAGCAGTGAATACTTCTTAAGTTTTTCATAATATAGAGGGAAATCATCCAAATCAACCACTCTTGTTAGGCGGTCAATGATTGAATACCCCTTTAAATATTCGTATTTTGCTTTTCTCTCTGGATCTGAATTCATATATGTATTTATTTTAATTTGATTAATTTCTGTTCCTGCGTGTTGACTATACAAATCCATTATGGAGTCGTACAAAAACTTATTTGATGGTTGATTGAAATCATACTTGGACTTAATTAGTTCTCCATAATCCAAAAACAGGTCTGGGTTGAGATACATGCTTCCAATGATAAACATCTCTGATCCCAAATCTTCAATCTTAGACAATTCCTCAGAAATAATATCACCTTCCTTTAGTCGAACAACGATGTTATATCTATTTTATCTTCATTATTTTGGACTGCTTTATTTTGAGCTGCGATAATAACTTTGTTCACATCTCTCATTGATTCAACATGACTAGTCAATATTTCAGTCTCTGCTTTTTGCTTAGATATTTTCTTACCATCCCTGAAATAATTCTCGATATTATTCTTAACAATAGCGAAACAATATTTCAACTCACTCATTACGTTCTTGAATTCCTTGTTGCCTTTTGCCCATTCTATCTTTTCAGCACAGTACAGATATGTATCCTCAATCGTCTTATATGTAAGACCTTCTTTGTATCTTCGTTCGATCTTACCGAACAACACAGAGTCATTGCGTAGTTCCTGGATGAATGGATAGAATGTTCGTGGAAATGTAGCTACGCTTTGAAGTTTATGGAGCCTCACTATTGTATTAATAAGACTATCCATTTCTTCCCTTTCCTTCTGTTTGAATGCTTTGTCGCGTAAATATCTATCGTGACAGTATTCATTGTGATAATACTTTTTATCTGTCTCTCTGGTCATCTTATCTTTATGACCATATTGCTCACAGATAGGACATTTCAACAATCGTTCAGCCAATTTATCACCTCCTTACATTTGACTCTCCACAACTCTTTTCATCTTCTTCACGACATTTGTTATTGATTCACTTATCTCTAATCTTTCCAGTTCATTCAATAGAAAGTCGATATGATCATCGAGCACATCAAAAGCGAATTGATTATCTTCAAGTCTTTCTTCGTAATCTTCTTCTGCCGTGATTGCTTCGGACAATTCCTCTACGAGTTGAGCGGTCTCATATCCCATATGCTGCTTGATAAGTTTGACTAGATCGTGGTTGTCGGTAATAATCTCAAGTGAATTATCGGGTAAATAAACTATCGACACAATGTATCGCTCCATTCAATAACATTCATAACCAAGTTCCTCTGCAAAACAAAAGTCATTTCCGAGCACTTCATCTGTTTCAGAATCTTTTAATTTAACATTGCTCTTATAATCAAGATCGATATAAATACCAAAATCTTCAGTAAGTTGATCAAGTTTTTGTAGAAATTTCTGAACTCTTTCTTGATGCATTATATTTCACCTCTCCTATTATTTTTATTTTTTACTTTCTAATTTCAATCATATATCCCATTTTTTCTAGGTCTTTAAAATCTTCTTTTGAATATACCGCATTATCTATTTTCCCATATCGGTTAGCTCCCATTACATAAATGTTTGCTCCGATTTCTTCGAAAACCAGACTTCCTGTATTCATAATTTTCAAATCAATCCACTCCTTTTCATGTTTTAATAAAATACCTCTTTCATGTGGTTTTCATGTCTATATATAGATATATTCTCAAGTATAAATACTATATATAGACAAAATGTTAGTCGAATGTGACTAATTCACCCTCATAATGGCAAAAATATTCTCCAGAATAATCTTGTGTATTTTCTTTGTCGTTAACAATATAAAAACAATCCCCAAATGTACCTTCGCCCTGATTTTTGATTACCATATATATTCGTCCTTCTGTTAAATCAAATTCAGAAGTATTAGCAATTAACAAATCACCCTTTTTAACAAAAACTTTTGTTTCATAGCAGCTAGGCTTGTTGTTAAACATATCTATCCCCTTTGACTAATTATGTATTTTTACTTTTAAATTCCTTATGAAATGAGGGTTTCATGAATCCTTAACTGAATGATGCCTCTGGTTCGGCCTCTGGTTGAACCTCGTCAGAATCACAATCTTCATCAATTATTAATTTTGTAAAACTCTGTTTAAGCTTCATCAAAAGTATTTCAAAATGGTTGACATGTTTTAGTGACTTCAAATCGTTAACTTTGTCGTAGTCGATGTCCCAACTCTTATCTCTTCCGTTCTTCCATCGATGCAATCTAATTGCAAAATTCATTTCCTCATCTTGTTCACATTCAAATGTTAGCACGGCGTATTCAAAACTACTCCAACTGTTATCTTCGTTATAATCAACATTAAAACGAACATCGACATTTTCATAACTTACACCGTCATCGTAGCAAACTTCCAAATCACTTGTATCAACATTTTTAGCCACATATTCTGTCCACTTAGTAAATAGATCAGTTAGTTTAATTTCCTTTACTTTTTCATCAATAGTCATTAATTCTTTAAAATTATTAAGGATTGATTTATTTTCCATTGTTGTATTTTTTAGAACCTCAACCAGCACATCATCTAATTTCACTATGTATTCTGAATAATCATAAGCTTCAAGAAATGGAACCATAACCGATTTAATTTGCTTTTCCAGAATCTTTGTAACATCACCATATGATCCAAATAAACTTTCGAGAGCTTTTGTAATACCTTTTTCAAGTTGTTCAGCCACCAACTTCTCAACTAAGCCCTCTTCTAGTTTAGATTGAATTACATCCTGAATACTTTTTTCAATTGTCATTTTTAATTCTCCTTATTATAATTATTTTTATTCCTTATAAAACTGAGATTTCATTATACAGCTTCACTAATCGTTTCCAATTTTGCTCCACAGTGAGGGCAATAACTGATTTCAACATTAATTACTTCAAATCCGTCAGTATATGTATCCCACGAGCTGCCCTCGACCAAAAGAAACCACTTATTTACAGGTGTCCCAGCATAATAAATATTGCTCTCACAATCATGATGTTCCACAAATACCCACTCCCTTTTTTCTTGATAAAACAGAACTTTCATGTAATCTACTAAGCGATTACATATGCATCAAGAATTGCCTTGAGAACATCGCTCTTATCTTTAATTGTTGACTTAATAAACTTATTGTTATTAACCTTCTTAAAGACTTGCATTAAAGTACTGCTTCTATTATATTGATTTGTTTCTACATAATGAACTTGATTTACTTTATTTAAAATGTCATATAGATAATTCTCAGTTCTCGAATTATCTGAAGTAAGATTATCCCCATCAGATATATGCATAACATAAATATCTTTATTCTTATAATCAGTCGAATTGATTATTTCTAGGCAGCGTACATAAGTAGATGATGCAATCGTTCCTCCAGATTCTGTACTATTTAGAAATGCATCCTCGCTTACGCTTTCGGCTTTTGTATTATGAACAATATACTCCATTTTGACTTTATTATATCTGTCTCCAAGTAAGAGTCTGCTCCAAGTAACCATTGCTTTTGCCATATACCTTTCATACGAACCCATAGATCCAGAATTATCCATCATCAGAATAAAAACAGCATTATCCTTGCTGCACAAATTCTTTGGTGAATGAACGTGCTCATCTAAATATTCATTAAGTTTATTGAACACTTGATCAATCTGATCTCCATTAACAATAATATCTTCTAGAGTGAGTAGTTCAGAAAGTTCCACACTATCTACAATAGAATAAGAATTCATCCGTTCCAAGATAATCTTCTTAAGACCTTCGTAATCATTTTTTAGTCCGCTATTATCTGGATCAAACTTAAGCTTACCATATGTATCGCATAATTCTTGAATAAACTCTTCATGCTTCTTGCCTTCAATTTTAATCATTAATATATCCATCTCCTCATATGTATTGTCTCACAAGTTCATCATAACACATTATATTATTATTGTACATATATTTATTTATTAAATATCTTCAGCCAACATCCACAATCACAATCCAAGTCATGTTCAATTAGCTCCGTTCCAGGAATGGGTAATTTTGCAGTTGGAAAACTATATGGCCTATTGGCATATTGCAGTCTGCCTTCTTGATATTCAATTTCATCAAGAATTTCCTTTAACTCTTTCTTCAATTTTCGCTTCGGTTTAATTTCAATCTCATCTCTGAGTTCAAGCGCTCTTATCTTTAACGTTTTTGTACTAACTTGGTATAACATTTCTCCCCAGACACCCATTACTCACACAACCTTATTTTTACTATTTAAATACTCTCTATAAGCTCTTTGCGCTCCAGCAGCATTTGATAAACCACAGCCGACACGCAAACATTCTTCGATGAATTCAAAATCTTCATCGGCATATTTACTCCCGGAAGTGTGCAAATGCCAATGAACAAGTTCGTGAATTAATGTATCGAATATCTTTTCTTTTGATTGTGTGCCATTCATGTATTCGCTAAATCTGATTGTTTCAAATTCCGGGAAGTACACTCCTAATTGATTGTTCCAAAAGGTCTTAACATATTTGATCGTGCCAGTAAATTCACGATTCCAAAATTCTTTACTCTTTGTTTTTGCGTATGTATATAGCTCTTCTACGCTAACGTCTTCAAACATTTTGTAGATAGGTTTTATTTTTTTTGCTTCTCCATTAAATTCTTTATAGAAAACAATAATTTGTCCAGTGTATTTATAATGAACACTTAGAGTGTTGAGAAATTGTTTTTTGTGTTTTTCGTTCTTGCTTTTTTTAGTCCAGTTCAAAATATCTTCCTTAATCATTGCTAGATTCGGCTTCTGTTTATGTATTGTTTTATTGAATTGATTTTCCCACGCCTTCAATTTCAGAACGCCACTAATTGTTTCTTCTTTCTTAATCTTCCCCAACTTAAATTCATATGTGCCTATGCTTCCTAGGTCGGAAATACTTCCATAATACACAATACACTTACCTCTGATGTTTTCCGAGTGATAAATAACAGTATCAGATGGGTGTATTTTATTTAATGCCTTCAGTCTTTCTTGGGTCTTCCAGGTGTCACGTAAGCCTTCGTTTATAATAATTTGGCTTAATTTATCCAAGTATTCCGTATCCATTATATTCTCCTCTCTTGATAAAATCGGGCTTTCATGCGCTTTTAGTGATTAAAAAGTCCAGTGTTTATAAGGGTTTTTGGTTTCTTCATTATTTGTAAAAATGATCATGATTGTATTCTTGATATTCAGGATCTATTTTATCAGCTTTGATATTGTTAAACAGCCACTCAATCCCCTCTTCCTTGTTTGAAAAGCGATATTTGTCATCATTTTCATCTCTGAAGAATCGTTTTTCATCACAATCGTATTCATCGAACCATTGCATACAAGCCAGAGTAGCATAGCCATTATAAGTAAGTGGTCGATAATAACACTCATTAAATTTTTCGAATTCAGATAATTCATCTAATGTTTCCTTTGAAATCAAATTAGTCATCTCCTTTATTTTTTAATCAAATCAAGTTTTCTTTAAGTTATTTCAAATCTTTCAGCACATCAAGTATTTTACTTTGAAATTCAAAACCAATTCTCGAACGATTCATCCAGTCGTCTCCATCAACAATACTATTTGTAACATCTTGAACTCCTTTAATCATTTTAATTGCATTGATAATTTCTTGAACATCATCATCTCTATAATCATTATCCAGAACCACATATAAACCCTTTACTCTATCTGTCATTATTATCTCATCCTTTTTAATTTCAATTTTAACTATTCTACTTTCTTTACTGAACTCTCTTTAATCCAATCAAATAGCATTCTAGTATCCTTAAGCGTACACATATCAAGAAACTGATCGACTTCTATTTTAGATAGCTTACTGTCTAAATAATCCTGGATCTGTTTACGATCAACATAAAAACTAAATTCCCCAAATTGGTTATATGTAGTCAGTTGAATCTTTGCTGTCTTATCATCCATAATAAATCTCTCCGTTCAAATTGGATTATTTTACCCCACCATAATACTTTATTTATCACAAAGTAGCTTGCGGTAAAATATTCCTGTTGAAAGAAAGATTTTATAAGCAACTCACAAATACTGCAACGTTCCAGACTCAATTTCCCTATTAAAATCTTCTTCAGTAACGATATATTTTTGAATATCTCCAGATGAAAATGTTCCCGAATTCATAAACTTGTAAACTTCATGAAGCTCTAATTCATCTAGGTACTCCTTCAGAATCCAGGCGCATCCACCCATTAAATTTTCGATTAACAGATATTTCATACGAATCCTCCTTTCTTCTTTTCTTAATCAAAAGAAAATTTAATCAAGATATTAATCTTCGAACCTTAGAATGTCCAACGGAACAAGATGTAAACCCATCCCTGTATCTTCAACAAGAGCAAGTCCTTCGTTTTCATAGATGTAATAAACACTCAAGTTAGAATATGAAGACAGTTGCTCATAAGTTTTAGTGTTGACTGCTGTTTTATTAAGTAGTTTATCTGTGGCGTACATACTTAATTGTAAGAGTTTGCTGTGCAACATATCTAGTTCATCAATAAATTTCTTGTTAAGAATCTCTGCTTGTTCATTATCGCCGATGTCTTCATTCTCGTATTTAGTAGAGAGTGCGGCAATTTCTTGAGCAACCTTAAAAGTGTTTTTGATATCCATTTTTATCAATCTCCTTTTTCATGTTGAAATGTATGATTTATCTTAAATATATTTTGTAATCTTTGTTGAAATCTCGGCATGTGGATTAGTCTTAAACAACTTTTTTGTTTCTTGTTCTGCAATTAAGTATAATTCATCCAATTCTCCGCGAATACCCATACTATTATGTGCTGTACCATTAACATAGATAAACATCATAAACATAAACATCTCTCCTCTTCTTTATCAAATATTTGTAATTATTCTAATCTTGGTTGGTAACAATATAGTCTGTGGAAATCCTTTCACCATTCAAGACCAAATTCACTCTGATGCCAGACCCGCTATAGGATATGTAGTCCTCTTCAATCTCAATTGAAAGGTTATTCTTTATAAATTCTGTTAGTTCTACCTCATTCATTTTATCACCCCATTTATGTATTCGGTGTTTTACACAGCATCTCTAGCCTTTTTTACTGCCGTATAAACATTCATAGCATAATCATCTTTCATCTCATCGTATCCCCAAATGTCCTCATCGAGTAACTCTTTAGCCAATTTTAGACAATCCGTAAGTTCGTCTCTGAGTCTGTCTCTTTTTTCATCGTATGTAGTAATTACGCTCATTAATATCCCTTCTTTCCAATATTATCTAAATCAATTAAATCAGTTCAATTTCATCAATTTCATAATCACCATTCATACCTTTAAAATATTCATCATGACCACTTTCATGTTTTTTATTTAGTTCTTGGTTAATATATTCTTGAGCTTCTTCTTTATCATAAAACGCCTTCGTATTTGACCTTTGGGTATTATACTCTGCCCAAGGAGCACAATATGTAACGACATAAATTGTTGTCATACGCTCATTTCTCCCCTTCTCATGAAATGCCACTTTTATCATGATTTATGTATCAAAAAACCCTTATTCTATGCGGGTTTTCTAGTTGTCAATTCTTCATGTTTCTGAATTCTTCGATCTCTCTGTGTATTTCTTTCATGTCATGATAAACCGATCCCATATTACCTAGTGATATTGCTCCTGTGAATTTGTCGGCAGCGTCAATCGCTTCTTTGTTACCTGTTTCAGAAGTATAGTTAGGATCAAAAACTTTTCCACCATTAATGTCCAATACTTCTTTGACATATCTCTCGGCGGCGGCTCTTGATTTTGCCTTACATACGATACGAAATTGCTTATGTGTTCTTTTCACACCATACTTTTCCAATACTTCATCTGGTACATAATGCATAATCAATGTCGAATAATATCTATCAGCCATTTTCATTTCACCTCTTCTAAATATTCAAAATACTCATTAATATCATCAATCCCTGTTTTATCATCTGACCAACTAATCCATTCACCCTCTTCCTCAAGCCACTCCTGAACGACTGTAGCATTGGCATAGTCAGGTTTGATTTGATTATGGTATTGGAACAAGTCATAATCTGCAAGCGTGTTATAGAGCAATCTGGCCTCTTGTAGATTGCTCACTTCTACTTCGAATGCTTTTGCTCCGATTTGTGGAAAGTGTGCGATTCTTAGTTTCTTATTTGGCATTGTGTATCTTCCTCTCCTCTCTAGTTAAGTTTAATTTTCTTCAAAAGCATCTTCCATAATAATTACAGCTCTTCTTGATCCATCGGTTATATTCACTATAGCATCACCTGTTCCATCAATTAGAATTCTTTTAATAATGTCGTATTCTTCCTTTGTAATTTCAATCATTATATTTCTCCTTCCATTTCTTCGTGAAAGTCATATTTCATTTGGATACATACTCAATCATTTCATGTGGTTCTATATGTAGTTGTTCACCGTCACATTCAACAAGATACTGCACTCTCTTTAAGTGACGATAAAACTCCGGTCTTAGAATACGCTTTACTGTGCCAATGCGAATTTCTGCTGTACCAAATTGACAAAACTTAATTCTCTGATCTTCTTTCGGTCTTAAACCCACATATATCACTCCCCGTAAAATTCACATTTCATAACCTCATGGTTCCTTGATCATATCTAGCTAATGACTACGCTTTATGATTCTTGCCATATACCCTTAAATCCCTTAAATCCCGATCTCTCATTCTCTTATGGAAAAACTCTTTTGGTATATTATTCATGACTGAATTCAAGCAATAATCTATAGGAAATTGGGCAACTAATTTACCTTCGCAAAGCTCGTTAAACGTGTAATCCTCGAAAAAAGTACATTCATCATCGCGCCACACAAAAATCCTGGTGGTATCCATAGCTCTAAAACTATCTATATGTAGAGAACCATATTCGCCCCTGTCAAGTTGAACTAAGGATAATTTCTCTCTCCAATGTTGAGGTATCCTTGCTTTTATGCCCTCGTTACGACTAGCAGTTCCTATATAAACTTGACAATACTCGTCTAAGACCATTACATAGTGTCCATAAATACCAGCTACAGAATTGAGGTCTTTGATCTCATAAAATTTATTTTTGTTGATGAACTTATCTAGTTCTTCATTAAATTTTTTCCTGGACAACGACTTGAAGTCGTTCATATTAAGATTGAATCGAGTCATGACTTTTTCTAACTTAAGTTTTACTTCATCTGACGAAACGACATTATCTTTATCAATTTTTCTCACATAATTATCAGCGGTTAGCTTTAACTCTCCCTCTCTATTGAGTACCTTTACTCCGAAATGTGTTGCCATATAATTTCGCACCCCCATCTTTATGAAAGAATGTTTTTAATAGGTCATCGTTTTACTTTGTTTCGAATACTTTCTGCCAAAGAATATTTTTCTTCAGTCTCTTCATCGGTGAGATCATCACCCTCAAAAGAGTAGTTATATTGATCAAAAGCATCTCTAATCATTTTCAACTCTTTATCCGTGAAGTAGATCGATTTTCCGGCCAATTTCTATACCTCCTCCCATGAATTCCAACTAATTTTTCCCAGCAAACTCTCCGTAATATTTCTTCCTCATCTCTTCGGCATATCTTCCTGCTTCATGAACATCATCGAAAAATGAAAGTCGAGTATTAACGCCTTTAATTTGCAATTGTACAACCCATTTCTTTTCGTTTTTCAACCAACAAACATTTCTGTATCCAGATTTGTTATTCTCATTTTTACCTTTTCTGTCTTTAGAATTATTTTCGTTATTTGTTGCTGCCAGATTTTCCTTTCTATTATCCAGAGTCTTTGTATGATTTTTATGGTGCACATACTTTCCATCATTTTCACTCGCGTCAAGAATTACTCTATGTAGATACATCGTTTTATATTTTGGCTTCTTGTTGACTATACCCATATATACCGAAGCTTGTGCATAATATCCTTTTATTTTTGGATTGAAAGCAACATGCCAGTAACAATCGAGATCAATCAGTTTCTGCAAATCTTCAGTATCGATCAGTATATCAAACTTTTCTTTCTTTCTATTTAGCACATGAATATATGTCACATCTCCATCAACGGTATAATCGTTAAATTTTCTATTGTTAATCCCAATCAAATCTCCTTTTTTTAATTTTGTTTCACTTAATTACTCTCCTACAACTACCAGTTTTCCATTTGTATAAACCACAATCACTTGCATTATCCCATTACTCCAATACTGATACACATACCCATCTGCCATTACACCTTCACGACCAAAGAATTTTAATTCACCTGACTTCTCTAAATTCTGAATGGCTTCATCAAAACTGGGATATTTTTTTGATTTTAGCAACCCTTATTCACCGACTTTTTTTAATAAATTCGCTGTCACACACAGAATTTTATCCCATCCAACAGGTTGCACATCAAAATCAATATAGATATCATCTTCGTAAACCCGATCATACGAGAACACAGTTCCCTTACCATGACTACGATGAATTACTTCTTCGCCAATTTTAAAATCTCTTGCTTTTCTTCGTGTTGTTTTCATAAATTAAATCTCCTCCACCATTATAATATTCCACAAATCATATGTATTTTCCTGCTGCTTATCACTAATCACATCTTCTTTACACTTATTATTTTAATATATTTATTCATTAAAAGCAAGCACTTTAAATTTATTTACTCAAAATGACCGCCTATAATTAGACGGCCTAAGTTGATCATGATGTTTATATGTCTATTCTACCTTATCATACGTAAATGCGTCACGAGTTGCCGTGAGCAATTTGTATTTTCCTTGATATCCTTCATCAAGATAAAGCTCAAATAATTGTGATTCGAATGGAATTAATAAATTATGTGAAGGAATATCGCCATAATTTCTAATATGCTGCTCTCCATTAGGTAACTCAAAGCAGATGATTATTTTATTGCCTTGGGAATTAGTCTTCATATGTATACGAAATTCTAAATCTGTTTTGGGTGGAAAGTTATATACATTGTTCTGAGATTGTTTCTTTAATTTACTTATCTTTTTCATTATTTTTACTCCTTTTAATATTTTGATTTTTATCATTATTTATTTTCATCAACGCCTTTTATGAATCCTCCATATGAAGTAAACAACGTTTCAACTGACACCTGTAAATCATATACTTTATTTTTTGAAACCTTAAAAGAATCACTCGGATCTAATATATAACCGTATTTAAACCCTTCTTCGTTTTTGAAGATCATGACATCACCTTTTTGCGTACTAACCGTTTCTATGTATGTTTGATTATAAACAGTTTTAACATCGTTTTTGCATCCACTTAATGTTAGTGCACTAACCACAATAAATCCGATTGCCAATAGTCTGTTAGTCATTTTTATTCAATTCCCTCCACGCCTTTTCGTATTTTTTAACTCGCTTATAATCCTCTTCTGTTGGATTATCAATCCGACTCAAATCCATATTGTCTTCAATATCAGCAATTTTAACTTTACGGGCCAAATCATTTTGTTTACAACGTCTAATAAAGTCTATATAGGATTCATTATGATTTCTTGTTAGTGCTAGAATGGCATTTGCAATTTCATCAAAGAAAACTTTTCTTAATTCGCTAATTAAAACATTAGTATCTTCAATTACATCATGAAGAACGGCAACTATTCTTTCTTCATTGGAATCCATTTTCAGCATAATTCTTAATGGATGAAGGATATAAGGATTACCACCTTTATCAAATTGACCAGTATGAGCTGTTGTAGCTATGCAAATAGCCTGACTTAAATTATTCAAAATAGAACCTCCCAGTATCTCTTAAATACTCTTAATTGCTCTGTTTTACTCAACTTATTTTCTGATGAAAGCCCAATTTTATGAGAAATATTCGTCAATCAAACCTTCAATATCTAACTCCATATTCCACCAAATCTTACCCTCTTTGACTTCGGGGTTTTTGTGTAGCGTCATCTGGTTATCATAACGATAAACATCTTGATCATACTGTTTGCCATAAGTCATACCATATCGTGTACCGCCATCAATAACTCCCTCATTCTTAACTGTAACGACTTTGGGACACAGTCTTGCCAGAAGTCTATCTCGTTCGATCAGACGCTTAGAAAATTGGCTCAAGCCCTTTTCATTGTCCTCTGTTGCCTTACCAGTGAACGGATGAATGATACATCCAAATTGCTTAATTTGTTCGGCAAGACTTCTATTCTGCCAAGGATAAATATCTTGTTCGATTGGTGCATTCACCAATGCTACTGTTTTTCCTTTTGCTGCAATTGCCCCTTTGTGTGCAGCAGCATCAATTCCTTTGGCAAGTCCTGAAACAATTATGTATCCTTGAGAAGCAAGGTTGAATGAAAAATTAAATGCTGTTTTAAGTTCATCTGTTGTGGCGTTTCTAGAACCAATAATTGCAACCCACTTTTCACGATTCTTCAGATTAATACTAATCCCTGCAATTTTAATAATGTTCACCTCTCAAATCTTCATTTTTTCTTAAACAAATCCATTAACTCCTGGTACTCATCAACCAGGGATTGCCTTCCTTGTTTTATGTATTGTCTCACAACGTCAGCCTGACAGTTCAAACTTTTACCTTTGAAAATATCATTGAATTCATCAAATCCTTTTGCATATTCAACCAGATCAGGATTGTTATCCAGGTAATTTACCCATAGCATTTGATACCATTGAGACAGAAAGCGTAATTCATACTGCTTTCCATTCAACTCAATATGCGTTGGTTGCTTTCCCTTGGCATCTTTCCATGATGTAGGTTTATAATCTCCAAATCGTTTAGCGAGTTGATAATGGTTTTCTATACTGTCATATCTTCCCCATGCTTTAACTTTAGCGTAAAATGCAGAAAAACGCTTATCTCCTTTGGATGAACATTCAAGTATTTTTATGATTTATTCCTCCTACAATTTCCCAATCTTAGAATTTGCATTTATTTTTTTCTTGTGTAGAATTGTATGTAGTTAATTAATTTGATCGTTTGGAGGAAAGATGTATTATGGACAACCAAATCTTAATTGACAGAATAAACATATTCCAAAAAAATGATGACAGAATGATGAGATGTAGTTCAGTCTATGTACACGGAAAGATAGTACCTATGATGGTTAATAATGAAGTTATTTTAAAATGTGAAAAATGTGGTTGGAGTACTCGCTTCATCCCTCCAATTTTTTATAGAGACGACTTTAATGATTGGTATGAATAAATGTCATACAGGTTGTCGATTATTAGCATCATTTTTCATATATATGATTGCGATTAAAGCAGCCTTACAAATTGCTTCCGGAGCAGATTCAGAACTTACTAATCCAAGAACGTAGTAAGTGTCTTTATCGGCGTGAATATTAAGATATACGCCCATTTCTCTCATCTTCTCCACAACTTCCCATGCTACAGCTATGTCGGTTGATGCTGGAAACCACGAAGTACATTCGGTTTCCGATTTAACCCACATGAACACGTTATAACGCTCAACATATTTATATCTGAATCCCATAACTTCTTCGGCAACCATTATATCAAGTGTTCTACCTGGGACTTGAGCTAGGACCACCTCTTTTGTTAGTGTCAATTAGTTTCCTCCTCGATATTGATTTCTTCTTCAGTATCACAATCCAAACAAATACCATCACCATTATCTGGCCCCAGATATTCTTTGCATACACAGCAATAGTGTAAATCTGGCATATATGGCATTATTATCACTCATCCTCTCTCAAATATTGTGAATAGAACATATAGTCCATCGCTAAAGATTCAACAGTTGGTGTATCCCCCTCTAAAATCTATTTAAATACAACCTTTGACCGCATCCCAAAGCGTATCGCATACGCTCATTTGGCAGTACTCTTTATCGATCATATAATCCTTAACTGAGCATGGGGTACAGTTATCAATGGTTATCTTATGTCCTTTATTAGTCATGATCTCAATCATCTTACCGATAGTCATTTTCTTGTGATGATATGTAGCCCAATCTTTTCGCCTTACTAATTCACCCTCTGGATAAAAAGAATAAAACTGCTCCTCTGTCACTTCTCTTGCTTGCATTGGAGATATGTGTTGTTTCATTTTTCACCTCTTCTTCTTGTTTTATTAATGATAAAAATTTTATTGTTTGTTTTAATCACATTATATATTTATTTCATATGTCATTCGCAGAGTAATGATTGCACATCGTGCCTACTTGTTTGAAACAGCAGCGTATTCCTGTTTGCACCATTCTTCATATTTAGCATACACCTTGTTCATTTCTTCTTGACTTCCGTCTTTCAGTTCTAAGCAGAACTCACTGTGCCAGAAATCCATCCTGAAGCATTCCTTTGGTGCTATATCGAACGGGAAGTCTGCATCCTCTGGCAGTTCTTCTCCGCGCTTGCCACATTCCCAGTGAGTGGATAGGGTGGTTCCATAGTCGCCATATTCGCAGTCATCAATGATGTGGTGACAGTTGAAACAGGAATGTGGTTTGGTCATTGCTTATCACCGTCTTTGTAGGTAATGACTACTTTATCTCCTTGTATTTCTACACTCACCAATTCTGAAGTCTTATCTATCCCGTTCTCATTCAAAAACAGTGGGATAGGAACAATAATCTGTTGTTTCAACCAATTGAATTTCATTTTTCTTCATCCTCTCTAAAGTATTCGGTCACAAAAACAACCCTGCTTTCTTTTGACTTCTCATATACGGTGTACACTTTCCCTATTTCCTGATCTGTGATGACTTCACTTATCTGCGGTTCATTTTCTATAACCATCACTACGTCCTCACGGTCAATTACTAAATACCAACTCAATTTAAAACTCCTCTTCTACATGTAATTAATACCTGAAGCATTAATTATCCGATCTAGTCGATGTTGCAATTCTTCTACGGTGGTCCTTAGTTCTCTAATTTCATCTGCTTGTGCAAATACTTTTGAAACCTTGTCTTGGTATCTACTCTCTTTACTCCAATAAGTATCTTTATCTTTACCCATTTCATACTTTAAAGCATCCAACAATTCTGGAATAATTACCGATGCTCTTTCTTTCATCTCATACTCGGCAGTCCAAAGTCCTCCCTTTGCCGCTAGAACCATAGCTTCAATATCATTTAAGAGATGTTCCTTCATTTTTTCTCCTTTGATTTTATGTATTTTTTTTACTCATATTCCCTTCATTAATGTGTCAGATGATTTCATATTTTCCTTTTGTTCCTTTAAATAATCATCCCACGTTTTTCTAGGTTGTTTGCCTTGACGAATTTGTTTCATGTCTTCAAGAGACTTCTTTAAAGATTCGGCAGGAACTCTCATGTTATACACCTCATCATTCTTTCCTTTCATTATGAAATGTTCATTTGCTCAGATCATAATATAAACATGCCAACCATTCTGCTCCGTGTCTGATGCGCAATACTAAGTCGAGTGTCTCAGCTAATGTTTCTAAATCTTCGTATTGCTTATAACTAATCAGATCCAAATTATAAAATTCTCGATTCTTTCCATCAGGCTCTACATATTTTAATCCGTATCTTTCTAAACTCGGAACTAGTTTCTCTTTTACATTTTCTCCATAAAAACTCCATCTAGTTTCCAAAACAACCACTCCTTGTTTTTGTTTAAATATGTATTTGATCTTGTTTTTTATATCAATCCTGCAAAACACATTTATTGTTTTCCCAGTGATTCATTCTTCCTCTATCGCTTTCGATCTCGTTCAAGCCATCCTTAACCCTCAAAGCCTCCTCATAATTATTTGTGGCAGAAAATACAATTCCACTTCTCCCCTGGACCACATAAACTTCTTCCTTTGATTTCTCTATCTTTCTATGCTTCTCGACTTCAATCATCAATCTACAAATTAACATATCGTCATCATCTGGATTAACTGGAACACTCATTCTTCCTCGTTTATCGATGAATCGTTTCAATGCCTCATGTACTTTATCAAGATCAACTGGCTCCTTACACTTTTTATCGAATTCTTCCTGTGTCATTACTTCACTCCGTTCTGTTTATCCATTTCAATAATCACATTTTCTAGTTCAACTATAATTTCTCTCATTTTATCGGCAGTCCAAGTTGTTCCTCCACGTCCACCAAAATTTAACCCGCTATGCAGTATGTATGGATGATTTGATGTATCTTTATTGCCGTCATTCTTCTTAATTGTCCCAGATACATAATTCCCTTTTACAATAATTTCGTTACTGAACATTTTTCAATTCCTCCTCTGAATCACTGAGTTCACATGCCGAATCAACATATAGATCAAAACTCAACAAAAACTCTACTTCTGCACTGGTCAGTTCTTTGTTTTCTTCTAATTTGTCATGTAATTCACTTGCCAAATCAAAAAGTGAAGTCATCATCGAGTCAAAACATTCATAGTTGTATTCTTCTTTCTCCTTCAAAAGTAGTTCTTTTTGTTCGTTATCCATAATTTCATCTCCTATATATTTTTATTTATTAATAAAACACGCATTTCATCGTGTCATTTAAAACAATCCTCGATTGATAATTCAGCCAATTCGCTCAATGTTAGTGTAGACTCTTTATGTTTATTCTTGTAAATTATTTTCCAACCAAATAACATCCTAGTTTTCTTAATTGTAACAATGTTAAATTTGATGAAATCGCCAATTCTAACCATAACGGTTTCTTCTTCAATAGAAATGAGGTACTTTTTGCCCTCTCTGATTATCCATTTTTTATACATTTTATGGCTCCCACACATATAATTCTTGACCGTCTTCGACCAATTTATAGAAATCAGAACTGTTATCACCGGAAAATTTATTGTTCAAAAAATCAACAATATGTTTTCCATAATACTGATTCACGTTCTCACAAACTAATTTGTCACTTACATAATCTCTGTCAAAGTTGTCAGTTTTAATTATTTTCATCTTTTAATCCATCTCCTCAATTCAGTTTATATAACGTAACTTCACAATCCTCAAATACCTCATCAATTATCTTATAAACTACATCCCAACTTCCATTAGCCAATCCGCATCCAATCATCCAGGGAAGAGCAACGCTTAAATTATGTTTTACTGCTCTAACTTTAAGAGATATTAAACCTTCCCTCAAAGCATCATAATCAGTATATCTAACTTTCTGTCTGCCATAATTCAACTGCCCAAATATGTTGGCAGTATATTTTTCCCCTGTTTTAATGATATGGCACTTGCCAAGCAAATCATGTGGATTATGATTTTGGCAAAATTGTTTATAGGATGGGTATAAATTAGAGTATTTATCTCTGAGAGATTTGGCGATACCAGATCCCATTACTGCTTGACAATTCACCTGATGCCCAATAATATCTTCAGATGCTTCAAGTAAATTTCCTTCAATAATTTTAATCATAAACATTCTCCTTTTAAACCCATTTAGGATTTAGTCCGCACTTCTTATAAATGTTTTTTATTTTTTCACCAACTCCAATATACTTCATATTGATCTCCTGAACCATAGCTTCATTTTCAACGGCTTGATTAATTACATCCTGTAGCACTAATACATCACGCCACGCTTTGCGCTTTTTGAAATCTTCATATGTATAAGCATAACGATGACCATATCTGTCTAACGGACTTACCGTGTCCTTGATTTGGTCATATAACTTTGATTGACTCTTCATCAGTTCGTTCAACTCGCACCATAATGATTCATATTCTGTCTTTAATTCAATATATTTATTTGTCAAATTAAATTGAATAATTTCGCAAGGAACACTAAAATCACTAATTTTCATTCTTAATCCCTCCATGAATAATATGAGTCAACTTCTTAATTCCACCTTCAAAATATTTTCTTGACTCTTTAAACGCTGTATATGTAACTGGCTCATATCCTTGTGTTCGTGCGTAATTACAATAGTGTCCGTACTTCTCTTGCATTGAACGGCGCTCATCTTCAATCATTTCTTTGATTTTTGTATACGTTGGAATCATGCCTACCTTCCTTTCCCATTAAATATTATGTTCACCAATCGTTTCCAAAAATTTTCTTTAGTAACTACCTCATCAGTAATAAAGTCCTCAAATCCGTTTCTTAGACGCTCATTCGCTCTTCTGCACAATTCATCTTTTTCATTGTTGAATTTTTCAAAAGACTTAGTAGTTTTTTCATCTTCGACTGTCTCAATAATATAATTGGTATAGTATAGAAAATTTCCTTTGATATCTCTTACTTTATCTTTTATGTATGCTGTTTTCTCGTCCTCAATATTTAATTTTATTGTTCCAGAAAGGCTTGGATTTCTAATGTCTCCCCTGAAGATTTCTTTATACTCAACAAACTCGCTTCCTTCGCAAATAGACATATCAACAACTTTAGTGATTGATCCTTCTCTGCTATATATATGCGCTCCGTAATAGATTTTTCTTCTAATCTCACCATAGATTATCGCTCCATGAGTTGAAGAAGACGGTTCTTCCGATTCTTCTAATTTTCTTTTTAATGAACTTATTTCAGATTGCATGTTTAAATTTTCTAAATAATCCATGTTACTACCTCCTTAAAGTTTTGATAAAACGTGCCTTTCGTAAGGTTTCATCTAGTGAAACACTAGAATCAATTTCCTATGCGTAATCCATAGGCTACACTCATGTTCAAGTGGTGGCTTACGTCCACATTTACTGCTCATGCTCTAAGCAATTTGCAGATACAATTTTGTTTCATATCTCACTATTGAGTATCCACCATTGTCATTAAGTATATTTATTGCTCCTACAATGTCTCTGTGTTGCTTGTATCCGCATGAACATTTGTATTCGCGGTTATGAACTTTATTCAGAGTTTTACATTGTGGACACTTCTGTGAGGTATAATATTCTTTGACCTTTTCTAGTTTGATTCCGTGACGAGTTAGTTTATTTTCTACTTGCCGCATTAGTTCACCGTAATTCCATTGACTCAATTTCTGTCTAACGTGATTATTCCCTTTATTATTCTGCTTCGTGGAGCGTGTGGCAGAATCAAGATCTCCATAATAAACCTTGCCTATATTGTTTGTTAGACAAAAATCAAGATATTGTTTAGAAACTTTGTGAACACAGTCATTTACTCTGGTATCTGTTTTTACCTGTAATTTTGCAATTGCCCTAGAGTATTTTCTATACTGCCTACTACCCTTTGTGCATTTGCTTCTTTTGGAACGCAGTACGGATAAATTATTATTTCTTAGATGTTTTATTTCTCGGATTTTTCGACCAGTAATTATAACTCCGTTCTTATTGTTGCACATAGATGTTATTGCGTGAATTTCACCAAGATCAATAGATGCCTCATTCTCACGTTTAACTTCGAGATAATCTTCTTCTTTGTACTTAATACAAAGCATCAACTTCCCCTTGTGCGTTAATTCAATCTCTACAATATTTTTTGGAATAGTTCTTGCATAACATTTTACACGGGGGTTTCTTTTTACTTTTCCGTCAACAATACTACTTTGTCGAGCAAGAAAAATGATTCCCTTGTCATAGTCAATTTTTATACTTTGGTAGTCCCAGCCAGTATTGAAATATCGCTTATTTTTATATGGTAATCTGACTCTTTCCACACCTGACTCCCTAGACCGAAACATTGCGTCTCTTGCAAATAGGTATTTGTGAGATACATGATGTATACCTTTGGCATGTAGCCCCACACATTTCTTTGTTAACTTTTGAATTTCTGACATTGTAAGAGACTTTCCAGTTTCTTTTCTATTTGATTTGTCAAGTTGGACACATAAATTCCATACTTCGGCAGATAATCTTCTGGTTTGAAAAAGATAAACTATATCTGCTTTATTTGCTTTTACTGGAATGTAGATTGATTTATACATTTATTATATCACCTCCCTTTCAAGGTTTTTTTATAAAAACAATATATCTTCAATACTCACTTTCCTTACTACACCGTCTTTATCTTCAACAAAGAATCCAGGATTATCAGAATTCAATTCGTATTCAATTCCCCACTTGTCTGCCAGTTCAAGGATCTCTTCGCGGCTTTTACGAAACGGTTTCTCCGACCGTTCTTTAACTCCAGGTATCTCTTTGGCTTCCTCCATTAACTTTTCAAAATCTTCGCCAAGTTTACGCATATGTATTTTCCCTCCTCACAATAAAACGTGGTATAACGACTTATCTAATGTCATTATACCACGTTGTTTTTGTTATGTACATATTTTTATTCATTAAATTATTCAGTCAGTTTCCAATCATACTTTTCTCCACGTTGTTGAAGTTTAATAAATTCAATTGGACTGCCGTTTTCATCTACATACATTAACTCACCATCGATCACACTTGTATTGAGGCTGTCTTTATATTCTGACCACTTAACTTCTTCGGTTGTTTTAATGTATTGTGGACTGTTCTCTTTTACGTATTTAACAAACGTTTCATCTTTTTTGGCGTTCAAAGTGTCTTTGCCATTGATAATAATTTCTGGACTCTGATTACGACAAGTCAAATTACGATACGGCAATTTGACAGTGAGGCTCAGTTTCTTCTCTTTTTTACCTTTAGCAATCAACTCTTCATTTATTTGCTTTTCGCAATCAATCAATTTACTATGCCAAATATGTAGATGTTCTTTGAAGAATGTAATTCGATCCTTATCTACCTTTGTAGAAGCATCTTTCCACGCCTTCAGTTTCTCGATCTTCGCTTCCAGTGCAGTAATATTATCATCTGCAACTTTTTCAACTTCTGCAATCTTGACTTCTCGTTCATGGATTTTCTCATCTACCCATACAGCAGTTGCTAGGTCTAGTACCTTCCATGTCTCATCCTGGATAATATAAGATAGTTCGTCTTGATCCTCAATTAGTTCATTTACTTCGTTTTGATATTCATATGCTTCCATTAATTATTTCTCCTTTTATATGTATTTTTGTTATAATAAAACCTATCATTTATGAAGTTTATTTATTACTTAACATTTGTTCATTAATCTCTTGCAGAAACACTAGTTTATCCTCCTTGGAGATGTTCATCTTTTTTATAAGATCAAATTTAGACTCATATCTCCCCATCCCCCTGTAATTTCTGATAAAGTCTTTTTGCATTTCAACAGGAAAGTTCAAATAATAAAAACTTGAGTACTGATTGTCGCTCATCTTATCTTTATATGTATTCGCTAATTCTGGTTTCTTTTTAATAATGTCCGTATTCAACTCAATGAACATTTTATGAATGTCGTAGAGATTATTCATCGGTAGAAAATCAAACAATCTTTCTGCTTGCTCTGGAACCAACTCTTGATAATCTTGAATCTTATAAAAATATACAGAATGTCTCTCTTTGTCTTTAAATGCCTGTATGATCTTATCAAAGTACTTTTCTGTCGTAAGAAGTTTGTTCTGTAAGAATAGATTCCACGGAATTCCAACAGAAGATTCTTTATCAAATAAAATGTTAATATCTTTATATCTAGAATAATTAGTATAGAAGAACCCCATATTTCCATCAAATATGCAACCATTACACACATACATCCTTCCAAGTTTTAAGAAAATTAGATCCAGTTCTTTCTCTCCATAATCAAACGGCATCTTAAATGACTTTGCCCAATCAGGATATTTTATTTCAAACAAATCCAATAATGAGAAGATTTTGTCTCGATCTGGATAATACTTTGCAATCAATTTAAACCATGATGGAATTCGCTCACTATCCATTCCGTTAAAATCAATTTTAACTTCATTAAGATTCAAGAATGATACTACATTCTCAATATTTTTATCATTGATCTGTGATTTAAATACACTGAATGATTCACTTTGTTTGTGAGTCTTTTTCAACTCATCTCTCTCGTTTTTGATTTCAAGCACTTTTTTAACATCGGTCAGGTGTTGGTCTTCTAACTGTTTCATTTTTTCAAAATACTTTGATGTACGCTTAGTCACTTCAGCTTCAACCATAGTTGAAAACACATTTTCAATTTCTGAGGGTTCACGTTCATAATCGTAGTAATCTGGTTCGCTATACATTAACTATCTCCCATTCTTAGTGAATTTGTTTTAAAACGATATTTCAATTTTTTCTTGAGTAATAACCTCTCTTATTATTCCAATATCATCAATAAGTGTTCCTTTTTTAATAGGCAATGAACTTGGAATAATTTTTACATATGAGATACCAGTCTTAAGCTCTGTAAAAACAACTCCGTCTACGCCTTTTTCATCTGGCTGTTTATTGTTTTCAGAAAATAAAAAGTACTCAGCACTTTCCTCTGACTCAATAATTAGTAAGTCTCCGGTTGTGGCTTCAATATCTGTCTGTGCGATGCGCTTAAATTTCATTATTAATAGTCATCCTTTCTTCACGAAATTTAGACTTTATCAACTTTTCTTTGATCTCTTACAAATTTATGTATTTGAACTAACTCAATAAACTTTCTCTTAATCATCATTTCATCAATTTCATCCATCATTTGATACATTGACTCCTGAAAGTCCTTACGTAGTGATGATGAACAATCCAACTCATTAGGTGTTGCTGCTGCATAACCTTCTTTGCTCTCGTGACAGCACATTGCATAAGCATTCCATAAACAGTGTGTATTATTACAAATCATCATCAACATCCTCTCTGGTGCCCCTGCAAAACAGAGCAATGTCATTAATCAATTCGATCATTTCAGGAATGTCTTTAAATCCTTTTTTGTAATCTCTTTCAGCGTAAAGAACTTCATCTAAATAACTTTTTGCTATTTCGCCCTTGCTAACCAATTCTTCGAGTTCAAGCTTAACTATATCGACAGCTCCTAGTACGGTTGGATCATTCCCCATATAAGTTCTCCTTTGATCAAAACTAAATATCATTATTTTCTAGCATGGGCATTAATTTGTGATACTTTTCGATATATGTGTTTAAGTATCCTGCGCTCATATAACCGTTTAGATCTACTAACTGTTCATATGTATGATATTTTAAATCTTCCCATTCGCCAGTTATCTTCCAGTCTTCAAACACTCTCTGATGCATGTCATCATCTAGTAATAAATGATTATCAATTTTAAATCCAGACGGAGGATATTTAAATGTTTTAATCATCTCCTCTAAGCAATCATCGCACAGATCGAAACTCCAAGTCTCTCCGTCAAAACTACTCTCATACCCAAAATCCAGATTGATTGTTTTAAAGTCTTCATCATAAGAGCGTTTGATTGATTTTCCGCATTTGTTACAGATAACTTTTATTTTCTTCATCTAATCTCTCCTTTATTTTAGCAAAACGTTCCGATATTCCGTCTCACTGTAAAATTGTTATTATTCAACTCTTCAATCAATTGTTCAACACTCAAATTACCATTATATTTATTCTTAATACCTTCAATCAGAACATTTAATGCCTTCTCTGGTTTACTTTTCTTTGTTTCAGGCTCTTTTACCAGTGTGTATTTAGTCAAACCTCCACCCAAATCTTCGACCTTGATCTCATACCCTTCAACGTACATTTCTTGAATACGTGCGTTATAGCGTTTGGCAATCTTGGCTAAATCCACAATAGTTACGCCGCTTGTTCCGGCAGACCGTAGCAGATTGAGAATCTTTAACCGTTGAGAATCGGTTCTTACTTTAGTTTCAGCGTCCATATTAAACCTCCTCTTGATTGAGTTTATCTTTCCACATTTGTTTAAACCGTTCTGAAGCAGCATCTTTCTGTTCTTGGCTCACAACTCGTGTACTTTTTGCTCTGAATGAAACTTGATTATCCTCTACTTCAAAGAAGTGACCGCCCTCTTCGTCAACTTTTACTGGAACAAACCCAGCTTTAAGCATTTTCGTAATCTTCGGTTTTGACATGGAATAGATTTTCCAAACCTTGCTCTCTTCATCCGTAGTGCATACTGTTTCTTTTTCTTCTGGTAACAGGTTTGCCATTATTATTTCCCACTTTCATATGTATGTTTTCTAATTTTTACTTAGTAACAAAAAGAATATTTCTGCTCCAACATTCATTACATTTATCTTGATCCTCTAGATTGGAATATTTACACGAATCTTTGTGCTTTTTATCGGCAACAAGTGGTTTACTGTAGACTGTATTTATAAAAACAGTAAATGCCGAAGGGCAATATCCAGTTTTAATGTAATCTTCAACTTCCATCTCATGAAAACTAGCAGCCATTTCATATGTTTCAATTTCTTTGTCAGTTTCTAAAAGATAGTTGATTAATTTCAATAACTCCTTCTCCTCTCAACTATTAATCAAAATTTAATTATATTTAGACTCGTGCAATAACACTTCGATATCATCACTGGGTACGATCTTAATAATTGCTCCACACCCATTAATCTTAGTTCCCACTTTAATTTCATCGTCGCTATGCAATTCTTGTTCAAACATATACCCTGATTTAATATTTACAAAATAAAATTTGCTGAATCTTTCTTCGTCAAAGACTATACTTGCATCAGATTCGCAAAATAATAAATATTGCTCTGTCCCATTAGAATCTTTAGTTAGAAGCAAGTCTCCGGTACATGCTGAATAATCATTAATTTTTTCTACTTGTTTAATATTCATATTTTTCTCATCTCCTCATAAAAGTTTTATTTTATCACTCTTCGGCGGAATCAAAGAGGTTATCAAATGGTTCCAGATCTCCGTTTTTGTGCCAATTTGCTACCTCCAGACCTTCGCCATACAATTCACGAAAATAACTATAAAACTTCCTCAAGTTCTCCAACTCACTACTTTGCATTTTAATTTTTTCTGCTAAAAATAAGTCCATACGAGACCAATTACTTTTTAAATAATCCTCTTCATACTCTTTTAATTCTTCAAATTCGTTCATGTTACCTCTCCCTTTCTCCGTGAAATGATGAATTCATTAAGACTCAATAAGCATCCTCACCTTTATATGTTTGCTGTAGCAGGTATTCTCTTAGTTCTTCAACAGTAATATTTCTAGAGTGGTCTCTTGAATACCACTCTCCTTCACTATAGAAGATAACTTCTTTCCCATATTCACGATCCAGAACATCTTTAATCATGTTTACGTAAGCCATAAGTTCTTTCAATTGGCACTTTCCTTTCTAGTTTCATCTGCCCTTTTTGCTAAAAAATCAACATGACACCTCTTAGGCTTACAGAAGCAGCACAAAGTTTTCCCTTTTAACTCATGCAGGTCTTTGACCAAGTGTTCTTGACTAGGAAACCACTCTTCGTATTTATCACACACTTCATCTCTATCTCCGTCCTTGCCTATAACAAATGGGTTTCCCCATTTAGATCCTCTGCCGCAATAGATGTCATATGGTAATTTGTGATATTTATTAACTACTTTAGTTTCACTCATGTGTATTTATTTCATCCTTTCTATTTAAAAGATCCATTTGGTAAGGCGTTATTTTAATCTCATCTGAACTATATCTCTATAGTTAACTAATAGCATTTCTTTTTTGTCATTTGAAAAAGCACAAGTACCTATTGTAACAAAGTTCTCACACCTGCCTTCAAACCTGTAATGATGACAAGAACTTGTATTATCATCTGGATGTTTAAATAAAACTACATATATTCCATTCAGTTCCATTAAGCAGCCCTCCTTTCCTAATCAATTCCTTATTTTATTAACCATTATCAAACACTCATTACGTGAATTGCTCTGCCCATAATTATATTAATTGGTCTCTCAAAATGAACCATTGTACTCATGTCTTTAAAATATTTAATTTGACAGTTTGCTTCAGTAAAAATTGCATCGTGAATTTCAGATTTATAAACTACACCATTTTTCACATCGTATATATGTGCTCTAAAAAACAAGGCATCAACATAACCATTCAATTCGCCATTATCATCGTATGTATCACTGTGCGGATACATATGGATAATGCAATTGTCAAGTGTCAATGAAAATGGCAACTCCCTACTCTCGGTGTATCGTGAAAAAGTTTCTTTGATATACTTTTCTGATTCCTTATATAGCGGCACTTCAATTTTCATTATTTTCACCATCCATATATTTATTCTTATAATATTCCTTACCGCTCATTTCTCTGGGAGTCGATTTCCCACATCTCAAACACCTACTCAATGTCTCTGAGTTATATATCTCTTCTCCACACTTAGAACATACTTCGTTACCAAAACCATCTTTATCAATGCTCATGATTCACCTCTTACATCGTTTTGTTATACATATATTTCATTTCTTCTTCTAAAGATTCATAACCGTATCTTTGCGATGTTTGAGGAAAAATCACTTTGCTAAATGAAAATCCACAATGTTTAATGGTTAGGATAATTTTATGATCAATATCCTTTGCGCCGTTTTCTGCCTTTTCATATAATAGACTGACGATGAATTCTGGCGGATCTTCATCCAATTTATATGTCTCTTTGGCAATTTTATTTACTTTCTTCTGAATAGTTTGAAAAATATCCACTCTACCATCTCCTTAAATATTCAAATAAAATGCGGTTTTTATCAAGAAATTAATCTCCAAATGCTCCAGTTCCAGCTTTTTCATAAGTCGCTTTCATCCGTACTCCACTGGTTAATGCTTCGTTGAAATCATCCAGCGTTCTAATTCTTCGCCCCATCCCCAACAAAACTACGTAATTCGGTGGACATGGATACTGGTCGCAGTCATAAACAAGTACCTCTAAAGCCCCTTTTCGTGCAACACATTCCATACCATTCCCACCACACCAAAAGGCATTAATACTTTCAGCCCATTCGCCAAGTTTCGTTTCCATTTTATTCTCCCCTAGTACCAATTTTTTCTTAGGTTTGTTCATTATTAATCCTCAGTGACTAAAGTTAGTTCTTTGTGATTGAAAAAGTCCTTCATTTTTCTATTCAGTTTTGGAAGAGAATATTCTACTGCATAATCATAATGATCACTATCTTCATCAATAATGTATCCGGTCATTCCTGTGATCCCCAAATTTTCTGCATAACTACTTTCAAGCAACATCACTTTTGATCCTACTTCATATTTATCCATTTTTATCCTCCTTTAATTTCTTCATAAATTAACAGTTTTATCATCATTTACTCTTCATCTAACAACCGTTCTACATAGTCCGCTACGTCTTTCAACTTGTCTCTTAACTCCAACAACTCGCTATATGTATAGTCTCCACTAACAACCGCATCAAGAACGTCCTTGAAAATTTCTAAATCAACAGGAAACATATCATCACTTCCCTTTTTAATTTAATGGTTGTTCGTTTTCCACCTCAATAATATTCTTGATTATCTTTACTGCTTTATCAAATTCATAATTGATGACTTGGTAATCAAAGCGTTTTTTTGCAAACTTAATTCCATCAGTTGTAACTCGACTAAGAATTTTATCTGTGCTATCTCCACGTTCTACCATCCGTCTCCAACGAGTTTTTTTATCTACTTTGATGTAGATTGTGATAAACTCAACATCTGGAACTTTTTCTTTAAGGTCTTTGATTCCATCTGGATCGCAAACATAAATGAGGTTGTTTTTACTGTTTTTAATCTGATCTTTTGTGCTAAAATAATGATTCCCCTCAATCAAACTATACGCAGCAACTTCACCGTTTTTCTCAAACTGTTCATATTCCTCTACCGAACAGAACATGTGCCCGTATTCGCCTTTGTAGCGCGGCTGTCTCGTTGTATACGACTGCAAAACATCGTAACCGTGTTTTTCTAACTCTTTAGCAATCTCCGTCTTCCCCGCACCGCTGTAGGCCATGAGTACGAAAACTTTATTCTTCATTAATCCAACTCTCCCATTTTAATGATTTTGACCTTAAGCTTCTGCCGCCCAAACTCCATACAATCATCATATGACTCCATAAATACATCAATATGTTTATTTTTTACTTTTGACCCTGAATCAAGTATTGTGCGATACCCAATTGATTCGATATAAACTATTGTTCCAAGTGGTAATTTACTCAAATCTCCAGCCGCTGTAACGCCTTGCACGGTCTTTTTGCCTGACCTAGTAATCGAATACCCCTTGTCTCCTGGACGCTTCCCTGTAGAGCTTACACCATTCTCATACGCAGTAATAATATATGTATCCCATGTACTATCTGGCGTTAATTCTTGTTCAAAATCTTTGTATTCTTCAGCAATTGTTGAAATTTCTTTTGGTTCAACCTTTGCAACTTTCTTTTCATTCTCAACCTTAACCGTCTGGACGACTTTCTTTTCAATTGGCATAGTTTCTTTGTTTTCCCCGACCGCTTGTTCATTGATCCCTGAGTGAGCCAGAGCAAATGAGAATATCAGGGCGATAATTGCGTTCAGCATCATAACCTCCGTGTTTTAGATATAGCCCCACCATTACAGTGAGGCTATGTATTTTTATTCTTATGTAATGATTACTTAGATTCTTTTTCGATTTTAACTTGACCAATTGCCGTTACAATAACCGTTACATCTGCTGGAGTCAGTTCTCTGTCTGCCAAAATTCCATAAAGACCCACCATGAATTTAGCATTTTCTTGATCGACCGCCACAACTGATTCTTTATCAAGGATAATTTCCTTATTTTTTGCTACTACAGTTACTTGATACAAAGTTTCCATATTTTCATTCTCCTTTTTGTTGGTTGTTTTATATGCAACACTGTCCCAAATACTCGCCAATGCACTAGATGTGTCTCTGATAGTAATTCCGCCAATATCAAAGCCGTGATTGTGATTACTAACACTCACGTTATGTGTATGCTTATCCATATTATCCTCCATCATATTAATATTTCATCTATATATGGTGTATATTTGTTTATAATACACCATATATAGACATTAAATCCTCATGAAATCTGTCTTTTATTAGGTCTTACTTTACAGCCTTTAATTCTTCCAAAATTGTTGTCATAAGAACAACATGTTCTTTTGCAAAGTCAGTTACTTTCTTCCCTACTCCAAGGTGTTTTTCAATTGACTTTGTTACTTCCGAGTTTTTACCAAGATCGAATAGTCTCTTACCATTAGCAATAATTTCTTTCTTCAGCGCATCGAAATCATATTTACTAAAGTCAATAAACTGTGATTTATACTTTTCAGCAATGTCTTTTAGATCATCTTCAATCAGAACAAGAATATCGAGTTGCTCTTCTGTTGTATCTTTAATATTTTTACCCTTACCGAGATAACCTTCAACTACCTTGTTAACTTCGGCAATTTTACCGATTCCAACGAGATTGTTGCCCATGTCTTGAATATTATTAAACACTGTTTCGAAACTTCTGATTTCTTTATCTTCATAATTGTTAATATGCTCCGCTACAACTGTTGCTCCATCTTCAAGTTCTTGTTTTTCAATCGCATCAGCAATAGCATTTACTAGATTATCATAAGTGAATTCGATAACATCTGGTGTATATTTGAATCGGCTCCCTGCTTCAAATCTTGTAGTTCCTCGCATATACAAGGCTGTTTTTGTCCCAGTCTCTGTATCAATCGACTTACTAAAAGCAATAATGTCGCTCATACGAAGAACAATTTTGCGCGGCTTCTTAGGAAGGGTTGGAACGATTTTATTATATTCTTCTCCATGCTCATCTTTAAATGTTTTGTCCTCTGAGTGACTAATCATTACAAGTCCGAACCCAAGCAGCGGAATTTCGCGCAGACCCTCATCGTATTCTTTTTCTACCATTCCATATCCTTGCCCATAAGGAATATCCCCAATTTTATCTACGCCTTCACGGTTCAGAATAAACTTCTCGCAAAGATCATATAGGATATCGGCGGTATCAATAATGACCGTTTCAAACATATCTGAAGCTCCAGGATTCTTAAGTTGTTTAAGCACAGACTTGAAATCCGACCATTTGCTGATTTTTTGTGCCTTGACTCCCGCCAAAGCGTTATAGCCAACCTCTGTTGCAAGAAGGAGATGTTTGGGAAATTTCACTGCGTTTGTCGTTTTGCCTGTTTTATATTCCCCATAAAAAGTAACAATCTTACCTCTCAGGTCGCGCGAAATCACTGTTGGTTCAATATTAAAAATATCAATCGCCATTTATATATCTATCTCCTCTATGTATGTTTTTTATGGTTGGGGCAGACTTTAAATCTGCCCCATAATTTAATTACTCATATCTTATTTTTATTTGTTACTCAGAACGGCAAGTCTGCGTCCGAAATGTCTAGCGGTTTACCGTCTCCCGAAAACGGATCATTCCCAAATGGATTTTGAAGATTCTTTGCCTGACTAGAGCTTGAACCACCGAATCCACCATTTGAATTTGATGAATTATTATTTCCATTTGCTTTTTCTTCTTTTTTCTTTTCAATTGCAGCTTCACGTTTTTTTAGTGCTTCACGAATAAGTACAGCATCAAAAGCATTTTTATCATCTTCGTCATATGGAGGTGTACCGGAAACAATAATGTACTCACGTACTTCTTTACGCTCAATTTCTTCTTGAGGATCTCCAAATCCCACTTCTACAAGACGTTTGGTGACAATTTTGCTGTTAACGATATCCCCATGAATCTTAACTGTTTGACCTTTTTCGTAATTATTCTGAACATACTTTACGGATGTTGGATTTTCAACAATGAAGTCAAACGGATAAATCTTCTTAAAGTCGTCTTTCTGATCTTGAAAATTAACAATATAGCCTTTAAGAATAAGCCGTCCAGTTTCTTCGTTATTACGAACTTCTTCTTTAGTTCCAGCAACCGCAACTTCCAGGTTGAATTTTGCTTGTGGTTCAAATACTTCTCCAGCCTTTAGGCGATTTACAAATTTTGCAGTCAGACGAGGGAACGACTTCCATTCTCCATCTTGACCAACATATTCATTTTTGCTAACTTTACCGTTGTCAAATTTACCCGATGTTTCAACTCGCACCTTGTCTGCATTATCAATTCCGTCTGCATCAATAGTTTTGTATTCATCTCGAATTGTAACGAGCGTTTTATACAATCCACTAACCTTACCTTCTTGAGTCAATTTATAGGAAAATACGTTGATTGTATGAATTGAATCTGGGGTAACTTGGATATCAATTTCTCCAGAAATAGCATCTTTTCCGCCGATGGGCTTTTCTTCAATACGAATTTCCTTTACCAGGCCTTCGATGTGAATATTATTAATGCCCTCTTGAAGTTTTTTGTTTTCGGTTGTCATTATTAATTTATCTCTCCCATATGTATAAGTTTAGTTTTTTAAAGTTTTAAGTATAAGGTTAATTTTGCGGCACTTCATTACATCGGTGGACTTCGCATTGAATTGACTATGCCCTCACATCCTTTCATCAGAACCCAAATTTGTTTACTCCTTTATCATGTGTTTGCGAATCATCCTCAAACGGTGAACCTTGAATAATGTTCGATTCCAGTTCTTCAGGAATATATCTGCCTTGAACCAATGAAGATATATTCCCCCCTGTAATCTCCAATTCTTTAACCGCAGAACCACATATAAGTTCTTGCCCTTCATATGTCCAGGTCATAGGAACATAATTCCTAATCAAACCATGAACTTTTAAAGTTGATCCAATCTGAATATTATCTTTGAAGTAATCATAAACACTTTTCATCTTACTATCTTTATTATTAATGAAAAAAGAGTAGGGGATGATATCAAATCCATCGGAATTACGAACAATCAATTTTGAATTTACTTTACACTTTGACTTGTTTATATCTTCAATTCCCATATAAACAATCTCCTGGGCAAAATAAGCTTCATTTGATAACTCATTCTGATCCATAATATATATTTCTTTGATGATAAAATTTTCTTGAGTATCGCCTTTGTATTCATTAAATCGTAACGAACCTTTGATCAATATGTATGTACCATCTTTTAGGTTATCTCTGATGTATTCAGCAGCGTCATATCCGATCAATTGAACATCTTCGGCATCTAACCCTAAAAGATTAATCTTTACTGGTTGGAAGTATTTATAGCCATTATACTTCTGACTATACTTTTCATCCCAGTTAACCATTATGTGATTATTTTTATCATATCTCTTCGTCATTGGATCAATTTTAAACATCTTTATCTTACTTGTTTTATTCCCCATTAGTTCGACATAAACGAACGCATTGTTACTAACCTTTACACCAAACTGAACCCTGTTCCATTGTCCATCCTGCATGTCTCCATCACTATATGCTTTGGAGTTTAACATTCCGGTTACAATACCTCTTACTTCGAAATTTCCGTATGTTGGTTGTAAACTCATTATTCTTACCCACTTCTATATGTATCGTACAAAACTGAGTTTGTCGGTTCACCACCTTTCAGTATTAGAATATCTATAACCTCACTTACGTAAGACTATATATTCAACATGCTTTCGCATGGCATTTTAATTCTATGGGTCTCACCCGACTTGAACGGGCATTATTCTATTTATGAGATAGAAGCCTTAACCAATTAGACGAAAGACCCACATTAAATTTCTTGATAAAATTATTAACTTCATTAAGATTTGCTTTTGTTTGTTTCTCTCTTCTTCTTTAATATACTCCGTCAATTTAAATGCGTCAATACTTTTTATATATTTATTTATTAAATTGTTTTACCGGGATTTTACTCCCGGCTTACAATAACGTGCATAATTTCACAAATACTCTACTACAACTACAAATAGATTACAAAACTCATGAACCACACCGCAAGTGGTAGGTTGCTATGTATAGTGAATATGCGGGTTGGGTCATTGGTAGTCAATTTGGATAGTTTCGAAATATCAATTGGCTCTTGGAACATCCTTTCGAGAGCAGTAATCTTATCGACATTGAAGCTACTTACAAAATCATTTAAAGACAGAAAACGATACTTTTTTATTTTTTCATTCCTTACTTTTGAAATATACTTATCTATTTCTCTTCTCGATTTCCCAGCACACTCATGCAGTAATGACCTGACCTCATCATCTGTTTTAAATAGATAACGTACGTTATTCCAGAAACCAGCAGCATTAGAATCAACGTTTAGTGCCATCGAGAGTTCTCTGATCATTGATAAGTGCATGTGCGTATCCCCTCTTTTTTGAAATGCTCCCCGTTGTTACTACTATCATATCTGAGTTGAAAAATAGACATCGGCTCCCTCACTCATAAGTGGTAAATATATCATATATCTAATGTGATACTATTTCAATACGATAATTGTGCAACAACTTTAGTGTTGACAATTGCCATATTTTTCTTCGGAGGTTATAATTTGTCGGTTCGTGTCGGATGATGAAAACAGGAACAAATGTTCTTATTTATTAATTATACATTTAATATTTCTTTATTGCAATGGTTGATTAACGATTTAACTTATATATATTTATTTTTTAATGAGTACTACTTTTTTAGTACCCATTTTTTTATTAACTTCTTAATATCAGGAAGTCGTGATCCTCCCACTGGAGCTATGATACTAGGATAGTCTTCAAATACAATAACTCTTTTATCTAGGTCAAGAGCAACCTCATTCTCAAGATTAACGATTACACCTCTATCAGCTATTTCAAATCCATTTAATTCCGACATTAAAGATGTGAAGTTGTCTGCTAGTACATTATAAAAAAACAACCCTTCTGTAGTATTGATTATGATTTTGTCTCGTCCTTTTATTCTTTCAACTCTTGTATTCAATATTTTTTCTACTTCTAGCCATTGGGCTTCCCCGGTTATGTATTCCTTTTTTTTCAGATCTATTTCAACTTTGATAACCATTATTCTATCGCCCAAAATAATAGCCTCCAATTTGGCGGCATATCCTCCCACTATATAAATGGGAGGAGACGATTCGCCTAAATTTTACTTTCTCAAACTCTTTGGAGCCGGATTACTACCGAGCCACAAAGCAGATGCGGTCGAAGCTGTGCTTAGAACTGCAACTGCTGAAAACAGTGTGCCCATTACTGGCGCAATTTTCTTCATGAATTTATTCATTAATTTCACCCCCCTTCATGCGAATATTGATGAGGGTTAGACTTTGCACAAAAAAAGAAAACTGTATAATTTCATTCTTGCCAATGATTCCAGCAAACACTATAATTATGGAAATTATTTTAAATATATAGTGCTTTTCTTTTCTTAATATAGAGTGATCTTCTATTTTTGAAGGAGCATATATAATTACTAATAGAAAAGTAATGACCATAAAAACTTTTACATATTCAGGACTAATATAACTTGGTAGATTTGCTAATGCATAAACCACAGTCAAAGATGTTAATATACATAAATCGGGGTTTTTGATGTGTATCCCCCCAGAGAAAACTCTTAGTAAAGAAAAAGATAATGCAGCAATAAGAACATTGATGATATTCCCAGTTGTCAGTCCCAATGCTATAATTAATAGAAATGTAATTATATTTGTTAAGATGAATTTAAGCGAATATTCTATTACGTCTTTTTCGGGCATTCCATCATATTTATGAAAATAGTTTGTAGCCAATCCGCATATTTTATCAATCAAACTTAACCGACCCTCTTTCTCTTCTCAGTCCCATAAATAGCGCGAAATTAAACAGAATGATTAGCATAAAGATTCCAATGTACATCTTACCGATCTCTAGAATTGAACTTAATGCGAGTACTGCAAGTATCAATAGATAGACGATATTCAAATTTGTTTTTGTGATTTTAAACTTAAATGATGGTGCATAAGGAACAAATAAAAATCCAATGTTTTTCTTTCTAAGAAAATGCCCCAGGGAGAAGATGATTATTGCATTAATTGTTTGAAAGGAGTATCTCAGAGTATCGTTGGCTTTTATTTCGTCAAAGGTTAAGTTTGAAAAAATTGTTGGAATAAAGATAAATACTCCCTGTATAATAAGGCATGTTATGTATCCGATCAACACAATGATTATTGAGTGGATTGTTGAAACCCTAAAGATAAAGATTAAAATTGATAAAAACAGCAGGAGACATATCATAGGAGATATCTGACTCAATATCGTAGATTCTTTAAATAAGTAAGTGCAGATCGAAACAATCACTACTCCTACCGTAGACTCCTTTATGTATTCAAAAATATTCATCCTTGCAATTGACATTATCAAAAACATAATTGAGTAAACTTCAATTGCTGCAAACCCTACATAAATAATCGCATCTAGCATCTTTCTCTTGTCTCCTTTTATGATGTTGTTTTAATTAATAAATATATGTATTTCTTATGTACTCAATATATCATGCGTAAAAGCCAAAGTCAACACTTTTAAACAAAAAAAGAAGAACAAGTTTTAGGCTTGTTCTTCATCTACTTCTGGATAAAGCGACCTGATTGTATCTACATTTAAAAAGTCTTTTGTGAGCCTTGTTGTAGCAATTGCGTTCGCTCCAAATCGTTTACAAATCTTATTTATATCTTCTCGGGTTAAAGTCTTATTTACTACATAAAGATCTCTAGCCATCTTAAGCATACCTGAGTTTTTTATTCCTGTTGCAGTTAGATGAGGATATCCATACCATTCCCTAATACTCTTTATTCTTCTTAACACTAAATGATTACTTGCTCTTTCATAATTAACCACTCTGAGTTTAACCGATCTAAATACATACTCATTCTCGATTAATTCGATTCTCTGAGCTTTAGAATTACTCATCCCATTAAACTTTAAGTATTCTGTCTCGTTTGCTGCACTGTACAGTAAGTTCATTAATTTAGGACTCACTTCGGCTACTCTTCTTTCCATTGGTCCTGATGCTGGAGAATTTCTTACCTCTAGTTTAGTACTATCCCTATCTACATCGCCTTTGAGTATGTTTAAAATCTCAGAGTACTCATGTCCCATTATTCCCTCAAACAGACATTGTATTATTGCTGCATCCTGGAAGCTTTGTAGTCCACCAACGATTGTATTAATTTCTTCTTCGGTAAATAGTTTCTTGTTTGTTGTGTCAATAAACTTGTTTATAAATTCATCACTGATAACGGAGTCTAACGGATTGATGTTATCAACTCTTAAGTCTTGTTGAATTGCCCATCTTATATAAGTTCTAATTACGTTTATGTTTCCACCGCTTACTGAATAAGACCCAGGCGACATAAATGTAAGTAGTTGTTCTATCTCAGACACATTAAAGTTATATAGGTCTTTACCTAATTGTTCTTCTACATATCGTGCTCTTTTTAGGACTCTTGCATAGGACACGTAAGTTTTTTCACTTAGATCTTTAAGATACATTTCTTTATGGGATTCATTAAAAAATCCATCTTCATATATTTTATTGGACATCTTGATCCACTCCTATTCCTATCAGCCGCTCAAAATATTTAATTACATCATTTCTTACTTTTGCATTGTTGATTCCACGCTTATTATTTAAAAGCTCAATTAACTTCTTGTCTTTAAAATCTATTTTATTTTCGATAAAACTCTTTATGTCCTTGTATGGAATTTGGTTGTCTTCAAAGTATTTAGCAATTACGACATATCCTAAAAATATAAGAGAATGATTAATATTCTCATCCCTATAATTGTTAGGATTTGTTATAAACTCATCAACAAAACTACCTGCCAACCAATTAAAAAATTTCGTGAGTTTTTCTGATATCTCCATTGCATCAAGTCTGCTTTTAGGTTTATAAACATTGTCAATAGCATGTGAAAGTATGTCAAAGGTGGTCAATTGTCCAGCCAATTCGCTTATTCTTGATGCTGATGCAATCTTGCCCTTAAGATCAGTTTTTTGTTGAAGATCTTTAACGACTAAATCTGAGAATTTTTGAGACTTCAGTTCCTTCAATCTTTCTTTTTTCACTACGTTTATGGTATTGATTTGTCCAAAATACTTCTTGGCCGTATCTGTATCATATGATCTAATTGAAAGAATCATCATCTGCTCTAACTCGGGGTTGGTTGCACAGGCCCTCACACCTCCCTGTAGACGATGAAACCCATCAAGGATAGATATTACCGCTTGTTCATTAACCGTCAACAGCCGAGATTTAGAGTTATAATCAACTGCCTCAGTTTCGTCTGAGTAAATATTTAGAGTAATCATATCCTCTAGGTATGTACCATTTAACATATTATCTGCAATATCTACAACGCTTTTTAAATTAATATCTGGTACAGGTACAACTCCATTCTTACCAGTTTTAAACTTTGCACTTCTTTGAGTATCAAAATCATAAATGATTAACTGCGAGTGAAACCATTGAACTAAATCGGACATCTTAATTTTAGTGATATAATTGTCTATACTTACCATCTCAACATTTTCAAGAGCTATAGGCAACATTATTCTATTGGTTTCTGTATTGTTCATTAATTCCTTTTTTGCATAACTTATTTCTTTAGTGGTAAACCATTGGTCAGGTTTGAGATTCCCGTTAGCAGTTAGTTCATACAGAGCATCGGATAAAACACATAACATTGATGATTCTAATGTTGATAATTGCTTATCTCCCTTTGATATCTCATCAAATGTTCCTAATGATACTCCTGATTCAGAGAGGAAATTATTAACTTTCAACACTTTTTTCCGATCAACTTTAACTTCTGCAATTGTCTCCGCAATTAATGTTTCAAGCTGATCTCTGTCTTTTTTCAATTGAGTTCATCTCCTTATTTAAATTATATCATAAAATATAAATATAATAAATTCTCATTAATTATTTCGCTAATTTTACATATTGTTAAATATGTCTAATATTGTCTTTTGTTTGTTTCCTGTATATATTAGCTTTTGGCAGACATCTCTAAGTCTTTGTTGATTCATATTACCTATCTCTTTAATAAGTCTGGATCTTAAGTCCTTATAACATTCATCGCAATATATTTCATCATCTACAGGAGTAAACTGCCTGAAGCAATTCTTACTGTTGCAAATCTTATCTTTAACTGTAACTGGTTTATTATATGTTTTAAATCCACATTTACGCATAGCACTTACAAATGTAAATCTATACTTTCGCAAAACTTCTAAAGAGGGTTTTAGCTTTAATTGTTCATACTCTTTACTTGTTGGTATGTAACCTAGTTCCTTTATTCTAAACCTCAACTCACTTAGAACTGCTCCACTCGATGTGTACTGAGAATTAGCCAATTTGACATTTGCTTCTTTAGCTAATTCTTCCCATCCATATTTTTTTGTAATGTACTCACTGCTGGGCAATAATTTAGCTCTATCATACAACGACTTAGATATTTCTCCATGTTCTAAGAACAATAACTTCATATTGCTTATGGCGACTGGTCTGTTTTTTTCTATGGTATAATCTTCTTTATTTTTAATTTTTAGGTTTTTTAATATTTCAACCAAAGATTGATTATAGCTTTTCTTTATGGTTTCGCTTGAAGGATATTCTTTGCCTCTGTATTTATCATATAGTTCAACATTCAAATAGCCATGACTTCTTTCAAGTTCCTTAAGTTTGCTTTCTAATTTTTTATTGATCAAATTAAGTTTCCTTTCCACTTTAATTTTTAAACATATTTACCTTATTCGACATTACGTATGCTTTTCCTTTATTTGTATCATGTAGACTATCATCAATAATATATACTTCTTGCTTACATTTGCTACAGGACCAAACTTTTCTTTTTGTTGATTCCGTAGTATAAGTTGTTCCACATTTGCAATCAACTTTTATCAAAACTTTAGCTCTTTCGTAGGCATTCTTTAATTCAATATTGGGGGTTACGTCTTTAATAGTACATTCAATTTGTTTTCTGTGTTCCGAATATTTATTATGTACTCTCCAATCCGCTACTAAGGACGGATTCAAGCCAAACGTTTCTGTTCCTACATTTACTATAAACTTCTTATCATTTTGGTAGCATTCTTTCCATTCTTCAATCTGTATGGCAGACAAAGGCACTGTCGATTTTATTCCACTGTTTAAAGTGTATGTCATAATGCTTAAAGAATTCTTATCTTCACTAATATACCCCAGACATATCACCCCCAAACCTAATTTACCATTGTGATTAAAAATTGCAATACTATTTTAATAAATAACAATAAAAAGTCCTATTATACACAAATAAACAACTTTAAAGTCATTTATTTGCATATGTATAGAACTTTTTATGGTACACTATTTAGTTTTTTCTTGGTTAGATATAGGATGTTATCACTACATCAATTAGTGCAACTCCTCTTCCACCAAACAATCTTTTCCCTTTGGTTGCACATATCTTATAATAATCTCCCTCGATCAAGCCCTCTTCATAGGGATTATTGATCTGCCATACATACCGCTCCCTATTGCTTTCAAAGGTGTATGTACTAACATCTTTTGGTCTCAAGTATCTATCATAAAAATCGTTTCCACGATCCACCTGCACCAATTTGACAGTCAATTCAACTTGATCATCCATCTAGTCATATCCCCTTCAGAAAGTCTGGTTTGATATAGTAAGCATTTATAAGTTCAACCGACAATAGCCTAAATATCCTATAATAATCACGTTTAAAATTTGTATTGAATATTGCTAAAGTTTCTTTTGTTAGTTCTTCGCTGTTCAACATATCTTTTTTTAGAATATTGATTCCCTCAACAATTCTTTCTCCTCGATCAACTTCTATTTCATACCTCACCTCGTAACAATATCTATTAGCTCTGCCGCTCATTTGAACTAAGAACTTTTTATGTTTGGGAAGATGCTTGTATGTAATATTCATTTAAGTTCCACCCTTCTATACATCATTTAATTATTATTTGTCATATTTTTATTCATTATAAAAAATATAATATATTACTCTATGATGTTTTTAATTTCTATAAATGGAATAACTTTGTTTTCTAATGTATCAAATATTCTGTATAATTCAGTATTAAAATTGCTAAAAGCATGGACACTATCACTTTTTAAATTTGTTATTTTCCAGGTTTCAAGTCTGCTTTCTGGATCAAAATAAACCAGACGTTGTAAACAATATCTTCCCGTTTTAGGCATAATTCTGACTGCACCTCGATGTAATATTTTGCCTATGATTTCATTTCTAACTCTGTTATGATTGCTTAATAAGTATCTCTCCATATTCATGGGGAGATTTTTCTATGCTTAAATTTTGGAACGATTATCGTTCCACCCTTAATATACTAGATTACCTTTTATAAGTCAATACTTAATTATTCTCAGGGGGATACATCATGTCATGGGTTGAGATAAGATTACAATACATACTAGATAGCAAGGGGATTACTAAAAGAGAACTTTCTAGACGTACCAACATAAGGCATTCAACTATCAATGAAATGTGCAATAATACAGCCAAACAAATTCCTCTAAAGAATATTGTCTCAATATGTGATGAGTTAGATATTGATATTATTGATTTGTTTAAATATCACAAAGATGATTCTAAAAAAGAAGAGGTATAAAAACCTCTTCTTTTTATATTTATTTAGTAAACTTGTACATCGGAAGTCGCTACTCCTACGGCTTTACTAATTATCCCATGATAATTTAGAGGGAGGTCGGTTATTTTCCACTTCAGTCGTTCTTTGTCAATAGAAGTGATTTGCTCACACAGCATAACACTGTTTTTAATAAATCCTGTCTCAGAAGCAATTAGATCGACATGAGTAGGAAGCGGACGTTTTGTTTTGCTTCCTGTTGTCGGTACAATAATGGCAGTCGGAGAAAATTTATTGTGAAGATTGTTGGATACAATAACAACTGGTCTTCTTCCTCCTTGTACAGAACCGTCTGAGTTTAAATCAGCCATCCACACTTCATATTTCCTTACATCGATTTTAGTATTTTTATTCATTTCCACTCGTTCCATGACCATGCTCATATGTACCACACTCCCGATTATTATTGTTCTTGCTTCACTCTATTTTTTCTATCACTATGTACTTTTATTATTAACTATTTATATATTTATTATACCTAGTGATAGTTATTTTCACAAGCGAACATTTGTTCTAAACGTCAATAAATTCAAATGTTTTTGTTTTTGTCAATACAAATGTTGTTGCACAAAATTTCCTTACATAAATTAGGATAATAGTGTGTTTTGGTGTTGACATTCTCTGAAAATTGAAAAGTACTGCATTACTGCTGGGAATATGTATATACGTGACTAATGTCTCTCTTATTTTGTATTAACCTTATATTTTCACTCTTAAACAGAAAAAATTCCAAAATTCAAAATTTTCATAAAAAGACAAAACAAAAAACCCTTATAAATCAAGGGTTTTTTCATCGCAATTTTAGATAAAATTCGTATTTCATGTGGCCTTCTTCTCAATCAAGCTTATTACTATCTTTTTCATAATATCTACTGTTAAAATTTCCCCATTTGGGTTTGATGAATTATTCATTAATTCTTCTGAATAAAATTCTGGGAACCCATCCATTTCAGACATGAGACTGTTTTCAAATAATTCTCTGGGAATCTTCTTACTCACTACTGAATCCATAATTCGATTAAGTTCATAGTCCTCAAGCATAGAATTTATCGATTCTTCCGTTATAAATAGAAAATGAAGATAGGCCAAAATTTCTTTTGATAGTTGCGTCATGTAGGATGATAATTCGCGCGATTTGTATCCATTCGGCCCCTTATGAATAATGAAATTACCCGAGAACACTTGGTGCATCAAAATCACTCCTATACTTGGATAATAATATTTGATTAATTAAATGTAACATAAAATATATAGAAAAAACCAACCTTAATTAAAGTCGGCTTAGTCAATATAACACTTATGTAATTCATTTAACAATGTGCTGTTCACACCAATCATTTCCCCATAAAGAAAGAGGATTAAAATTAATATCAGAATGTGCTTGTGTAATCGCCCAATCAATGTATTGTTCAACTATTTTTTTGTTTTGTACTGATTGTTTAAAAGTTGACGGCTTTAATATAAACAGAACTTGATTAAGTTCATCCTTAGAGAAATCATAAATATCTTTCTTGTGCATTTGTTCAGCTGAGCCGATTTCATGAAATAAACTAAATATCTCAGATACTTGCCGATTCTTCATAGTTTGAAGATATTTTTGCTTAACGATTTCGTTGTATATCATTGGTTATTACCGTCTTTGTAGGTAATGACGACCTTATCCCCTTCGATTACCACACTCACCAATTTGGCGTTTTTATTTATACCTTGCTCATCCAAAAACAATGGTATCGGGACAATTACTTGCTGCTTGGTAAAGTTAAATTTCACCATTCGTAACCTCCTTAAGTGACTTTGAGAATCTATTGAATACTTCCTCCGCCTGTTCTAAATCCAAACTTGTTAAATCGCCACGCTGAATGATTTGATATAGGCTTTCTACTGCCTCGGTTGATTCCTCTCTCAACCGCTTTACCTTATCCGCTTCTTCGGTTGCTAGTTCTAAGTGATGCTTTTCTCTTTCTGCACTAATGGACAATTGGTCTTTACAGTCTTCCAGTTTTTCACGAGCATCATTTGCAATATGGCAAACACTCCAAAACTTTTCCTTCCACTCCTCTCTAGATGCATCCGTATCTCTAAGTAATGTTTGTTTTGATAATAGACTTGTTTTCAATCTGGAATTTTCATTGCTTAGATTATCATTATCTTTTACGGCTCTATCTGCTCTTTCTTTTTGTTCGCTCATATCCATACAAGCCGCTTCTAATTGATCTATACGTCCCCGAGCAGCAGTCAAACACTCTAACATTGGACGTTCTCTCTGTTCTGCGTAATCTCTCATTTGCTCAATTGTGTAAAGATCCACTTTAATTACATTGAGCATTCTCTTTAAGTCTTTCTCCGTTATTTCAAACCTCCCCGTTTCTGAGTTAATCTGTACGACTGCTTGAATATTGCCATTATCGTTAATATCCATATTATACATAAAGTCTACAATTGTTTGTGTCATTTAATATCCTCCTCTAAATATCATTTTGGTAAAGGTCCTCTTTTAGACAACCTGCAATTTCTGCACAGATAGCCGTTGTACGTGCTCCGAAATGCCTTTTGACACTCTCTGCAAACACAAAGTCTACTGTCCACGCTTATATCCTCCCTTTGTATCTTCGTACTTCATGTCAAGGCTCCATACTTTTTTCTGATGCATTTATTCATAACTCTCTTTCTGGTTCTGTGACTTCGTAACATAAGAAATATTTATTCCTTTTCATCTGATAACATCACATTGATTCGCGACAATAAAACTCGACTAATTTGTACAATTTCTTTACCTTTTATGATGAGAACATAGTCCTCATCATAAACGATATTAGTTACATTAAGATTGTTTAACTCAATCATTTATCTTCTTCCTTTCTCTCTCAATGTATGTATATCTTTTGATCAAAACTACATTTTATCTTAATCACAAAATTCGAATCTGTGCCTAAAAAAATCGTCTTCTTCATAACTATTGAACTCATTGTTTCTCGTGGCTATTACATGTTTATTGTTCAGGTCATCAACAATCTCAATACCATACGATTTAACATCAAAGTCGTATTTTTTATTAAGAGTAAATTCATCATCGAAACGATCTTTAACATATTCGACTCTCATATTAAATCCCTCCTATACTTTCTGCATGGAGCTTTCATTTCACTCTCTTAGAATGTCCTCTTAGTAGTCAATTTCTATTAAGAATATTGCCAACAACTTTTAGACTTTCATCTTTAATCAGATATGGCTCAAGTTCACACCATGTGTCTCTCTGTTGTCCAATTTCAACCCCATATGCTCTATTAACATCATCCCATAGGACAACAGCTTTAATCATGTTGTCGCCCATTAAAACGTCTCCTAGCCTAACATAATCGCCATTAAGTACTGATCCGGTATTATGATTCACTATTCACCCTCCTTTCTTGATAAAAGATGCCTTTCATTCTACTCCAATGTTTTTGCATATTCCTCTACAATACTTCTATCCTTATCCTCGCAGAGCCACACACCGTTGTCTTTTTTATCTGTTATGTAATAGCGTCCAATGATGAATTTGATATCCATTAACACCATTCACATTGCTGTGCATTTTAGGACCCTCCATTCCTTTCATATGTCGTTATATCTTCGACTGTTCAGCAGTCTTAGAAATTTGATATCCCTCTGATATCGCTTGGACATACCAACAACTCAGAACCATTTTCATCAAAGATGAAAGTTCCATCTTCATTTTTTCCTTTGTATGTTGCTATATGCTCACTGGATGTCATGATTCCAGTAAATCCTTCTGGACGTTTCGCTCCAATACTAAGAAAATACTTATGTTCTTTAAGGATTTTAAAGGTCATTTTACTTTTCTCCTTTACTATATGTGTCTAATGTGTAATCCGATAAAACATTCCTTTGATCAGATGTCAAAACGCATTATCTGTAATTTCTGCCAACCAAAGCAGAAAAACTAGACATCCAGCGGTTAAACAAAATCCAATCACCGAAAATACGATTCTCAAGTATTTTCGCTCACTCATTTCTTTAAGCGCCAAGATAAAATTGCTTTCACTATGATATGACATTATCCCTCTATATAGATATTTACAGAGCATTACAGTGACATAGGAGTAAATTAGAAAAAATACAAGCATCGTTCGTACTCTCCTTTAAAGTAGATCATTGTACTTAGTTTCTTTTATTAGCAATTCACGAACACGCTCTATTTCTTCTTTTGTATGTACCGTACCACCTGAGTTAAATTCAATATACCATTGTAAAACCTCGGCTCTAGTTTGAAGATCATTCACATTCACTTTGATTCCTTGCATAATTCTTGGGCTTCCTTCGAATTCACTATAATAATGATCTATTGCTTTAATTTCATTGTTTACAAATCTTCTGATCGCAGTTGCCCTTTGCAGTCCATCAACACAAACAAAATATTGTTCCCCTTGGGGTTTCGTCTTCTGCCAATGATTATTATTCAAATAAATTACTCTAGCTGTTTTACCGCCATGCAGTAAAAACTCTATGTAAGATACTTGCTGTTCTTCACTCCAGACATGACCACGTTGAAAATCAGGATTCATTTGCAGCCCAAAATCTTGTTCGTTCTCCTCAATGAACCGAACAAAAGAAGGAAAAGAATAATCACATTCCCATCCACTACTTTGAATAAGTTGCGGTATATCGCTCCATTTCATTTTTTTACTCCTCCTTGTCATTTTAAAAACCCTTGATTTTATTGGCTTTTTTAAACCAAATATCTTGATAAAACCAACCTTTTACGAAAACATAAATCAAGCATACTTTTCCATTCTAACATGCAATCCCTTAATCTCAGCCTCAACCATCATTAACCGTTGAGGTGATGACTTGGCAACGGCAGAATCCTTCAATGCTTCCAGATCCCGGATTTGTAAAGCAATCATTGATCTCATTTTAGCATTATCAGCGCTCAATATTCTATTCTCCTTCATATGTATAACATCCTTCTTGTCTCCTTCATTTTACCATATACATAGTCATTATTCAATATATATTTACTTATTAAATAAAAAATGGCGAACATTTTATAATGTCCGCCACATCAGCTATTTAATATTTTGACTATATTTTTTAGCAGCATCAAGTAAACCAATTTCCGCACCTTCCACAGTCACCACAACACACTTTCCGTCCTTTACTCGTCCATTCTTATACATAACTGTATTCACTCCCGTAACGGTTATAGACGGTCACAGAAGCCCCATAGTGCTGTGTGAGTGAATACACCTTGTCTAATACAATCCAATAAAATGATTCCTTGTTTTGTTGTTGGTCAATGGTTTCAACAACTTGATTGTTAACAATGAAATCCCATGTATTCATATGTATCATCCTTTGTATATTTATTTTTTATAATAAATTCTTGATAAACTTTCTCTTTCATCACCTATTCCATATGGAATCTTCTTTATCATCATTCTTTAAAATTTTATTCAATAAAGTGATTGTATTTAATAACCCTTGTTTTTCAACTTCACTTACTGCTGTACGTTCAATATCATAACGAAGCCATTCGACCATTTCACTTGCTCTTTTAATTCTCCTAGCTTTTCTTCTCATAATTGCTTCTGTTTCTGTCATTAAATCAACTCCTTGTAAAAGACTTATTGCATTAGCCCTATAGATAAATTCTGATTTTATCAATTTCACCTTTAGAGTATGTAATTTTTCTATCGACAACTTTACGGCCATTGATTTCTGGATAGAACTCAATAGTGTCACCAATATGTGGTAAATCGCACTTCTTAATTCTCAGATTATAGATAACGTTGTCATAATTCCCGCAATCTTCGGCAAACTCTACATATACTTTTTCATCCATTATGCTAATGTCTCCTTGTGAAATACTTCTTTCATAACCCAAGCGCTTCACGCATGGTGCTTCTAGCCGCTTCTTTACCTGCTTTATAACCTTCATCTCGCTGTCGTGCTATCTTATGTCCGATTCTCACTAAAAGATCAACAGCGCCGAATTTATCAATGGTCAATTTATATAAGTAATCAATCAATTCTGAAGGTTCTTTTTTATCAATCAATGTTTCAATTTTTTCAATTACATCGATATCGCTTATATAATAGTTCTCGTCAAATCTGCTACTGAACTCATACAAAGTTCCTCCATTATTTGTACCGCCATTTCTCTTCTTTAGTTCTTCACAACCTGCCTCGTAATAACTTCCACTCGTATTGACTTCATTGCCAATCCATTTAGTCATAAATTTCATACACTCCCTTTTATTTTTATTTTAATAAAAGAATCCTTTTATCATCTATTCAACAAATCGATTTCTTCCACAGTTTTAATTTGCAACTCAATTAATCCTTCTCTTGCGAGCAAACAAAGCATCTCTGACGGTGAAAATGTATCCACGCGACCACAATATTTACCTCCAACATACAGCTTATCCTCATAGTCTCCTTCAATATAAGTAACTTTGTGTTGGTACATCTTATAAATCAACCTCCTTATAAAATAATCTATTTATAAACTCATGCTTTTTCTTCAACTTGATTTTCACAGTTTTCACATTTAATATCGCAAGACATCCACGTATTAATGAAGATGTTCTCAGTACATCTATCGAATTTGTCTTGCAGTACAACGGTGTTTCCGCACTCATTGCAGGTTAAGGTAAAACCTTTAATTCGACTCATCTTCCAATCTCCTTTTTTTGTTATAATATTCATTTACTCATGATTTTAAATTCATCTCTTTCAAATACTGGTGTAATCCCACCATAATCTCTTGATATGGAACCTCCTCCAATATGAAACCATCTTCCATCCCATTGTTTTATAAATCCCCAATGTCCTATGTATTGAGATTCTTTGTTGATGATTGATACTTTTTTGCCGATCATGTTTTTGGGATTCATACTATTTAACTCCTTTTGAAAGGATCATTTTACTCAAACATTGTATTTTGTGAATTTACCGCACCACACAGATTCCGATGAATGAAGTGATGGAGTTTCCCTAATCTGTCCGCTACACTCCCAACCTTCAGACTCCATTTCAACAACGTGCTTATCTCTTTCTTCTCTTGTATCATAATGATAGGTAACGTTAGTATATTCGATAATCTTCTTCACTCTCATTCTCCTTTTTCACATGAAAATATAGTTTCGTTTACTCTTCAATAATCTTTATAATTCGTCTAAGTTGGTCTAAAGTTAAATTCACTTTCCCATATACATTAAATCTGCTTTCGATTTTCCCGAATAATCTATTGAATTCTATTTCATCTAAAATTTCTTGTTCAGAAAAGTACAATTCCCAGTCTGGAACATAGCCGCCCATTTCCTGCTTCTTATTCTCAATTAAAAATTTTAATGGTTTGTAATTGGGGTTATTATTAACCTCAAAGAATTTTCTTCCGATCTTAACAATTTCATATTCTTTAATCAGTACTTCTTTACGACCTCGCGCATTATTGTTTACTGCTTTCAAGAAAACTTTATCTCCAACTTGCATTGTTTACCTCTCTCCTTTTTGATAAAAACATAATTTCGTCAGCTTTTCTTTAAGCAGCTCTCGCTTTATGGATCAAAATAATCCCCCTATCATCCTTACACATTTCAATGAACAGTTCCATATCTCCTTCTTTTTCAAAGCTGTACACGTTTACTGCTAACTTTCCAAATATCTTTTCAATGATTTTTACTTCGTACATTAATCCATTTCACCTCATGTATGTATGTTTATTATCTGTAATTATCTTATCACGCAAAACAACAACAGTCAATATATATTTATTTATTAAATCTATTCATTATTTCTATATTTCTATATGTACTCTCCCCTGGTTAGTGCATTTCATCAATCGTACATTACTAACCCACGGATCACTTTGCCAACGTTTATACACCTTGTTAGCCACCGTAAAAGACGATATAAGGCCAGTTTCAAATGGATGCGACGAATGTTCTGCTTCAATTAGATAACGGTCATATGATGACATATAGAGGCTTGCAGCTCCTTTTGATTTGTTTTACCACAAAGAAAAATACACATCGGCTATTTTCTTGATGTGTATTCCCATAATTGTGATATGTATTTGTATTTTTATTTATAATAGTACCGCTACAGCAGTTACAACAGCTATAAAGATTACTCCTACAATAATTATTGCTTTTTCAATATCTGCAATTATATCGGGCAAAGTTTTGATTTTTTCTTCGCGCATACTCATGATAATATTTCCTTGATCATCTCGACAACGTATTGCTGTTTGCATAACACTAGTACCTCCTTTTATATATTCATCACTCAGATTTACAATCCATCTTTTCGTATACTTTTTTGAAAAATAGTTCTATGTCAATCAACTCAGTATCTTTCTCAATAAAATATTCAATATTAAATGTTTCGTCTTCTTCAGTGATAAATTGAGCATGAGCACCAAACGCTTTATCATAGGGGATTTTATATTGTGGAACTTTAGCAAAATCAAATTGATCGATATCAATATAATATTTATTATTTGTATCATAAAACGTTTTTTGCCATGATTGCACATAGGCCGGGTTGTCGATTCGGAATCCAGCAGTATAAGCGTTATATCCTTTTTCTTTTAGTAATTCTTCATTAATTTTCATTTTATCTACCGTCCTTTATATTTTTGATAAACTCAGACTTTCATCAGCACTTAGTAATAGCCTCAATTGTTTCATATTACTGTTTTTTATCGTATTGTTTATAAAATTCTCGTCCAGCTCGAAACTTATTTTTTGCTCTAATTTTTATCGTCTGAGTCTGACATGCAAACCGATTATAGAACACTACCAGATAATCATTCATAGATGACCTCCTTAAATTTGATAAAGTAACTGTTTGATCAGTATTCGTCCTATGTATTTCTTGATGCAATCATACCACACGCATATATATTATTCAATATATATTTATTCTTTAAACTAATCAGTTACACACTCCACAACTTTAACAATCCATAATCCCCATACCACAATAGCAGCAACCAGAGTCCAGTTATTAGACCAAAAGTCCATCATTATTCCTTTTAACATATTCATTCTTTATTCCTCCTCATCATCTAAATTCATTGTCAAACCCTCCTCATCGACCTTCTGTCGCATTCTCTGGTGTACACTATATTTACTTATACCCTTATCATATTGACACCTGTAGCAAGCCACAGGAAGCCCATTAGACAGACAGTAAGCGTATGCTGCTTGTGTGACGGGCTTGTTGCAGTAAGTACAGGTGTGGTTATTGGTTTGAGAATTGTTCATTGTAACTTTCCATAATCGAATCATTTCTTTTCTTGATGTTTTCCGGTTTTGCAGATCCAGAGCCAATTGCACTATTATAAATATCGCTCACACTTGCAGAATTCTTTCCACTAAAAAATGACGTTGCCCATTTTGTAAAATCGGAAATCCCAACTCCATCACTAACGGATTTAGCGGCTACTAGAACCAGTGCAATCAAGTGTGTGCGTGTGATGATTCGTTTTGCAATTTTATTATGCTCTTTATCATCAATCTGCTTGATTGAGTTATATGTCTCTAGGATTCGATCATAGGCAATTTTAATTTCTTCTGTCTGTTCCGGCGTAATATCTGCTGTTTCAATCAGAGGACGGATTGACTTAGTTTCAAATGAAGGTTGTTCAACGTTCAGCATCGCCCATGATTTAATAACAATTTCTTCATTTGTATATTTGTTAATGGCCTTTTCTGTTAGTGTTGCTTTGAAAAGTTCATGTTTGCCGATCTCCTGGATAGTTTCAATTGATTTAGCCTTAACTCTGCTAAGTTCAATACTTGTTAATGGCTTACCGTTATTTAATCTGAAGAACAATTCATTTATTTCATCGTCCGTAATCTGACTATCAAAATAATAAACAGTTAGTGAATAACTTTCTATTTCATCTCTTGCATCTTCTGGTAAATTGGAAAATCTTAGACCGTTAATATTCAGCGTTTCGCCTTCATCGCCAATATTAATTTCTGGGACATTGGTTAGTTCATATTCTCCATTTAGAAAGCCGCTAATGGCCTCAGAGCGTTGCTTGCCATCGAGCATGCTATATTGACTATTCTCATCTTTGACAGCGTAGAACGCTGGTACAGGGTATCCTTCGATAAGAGAATGAATAAGCAGAGACTTTCTATCTTGATCCCATACATAACCACGTTGCACAGCATTATCAAATTTAATGTTGCCTTTTTGAATTGACTTTGTGAGTTGTTTCGCACTCCATTGGATGTTAGCTTTTTTAATCATTTATAAAACCTCCATCAATTGTTTTTGTATTTTTGAAACTCTTCATATTCCTTAAATTGATTCAAATCTATATTAAAGAACACCGCCAGCCCAATCATTTCATCATAACTAAAGCTGTCTCTTCTTATTTTTCCATGTAATGTTTTTTCATGTATTCCAACTTTATCAGCTACCCAGGGAATGCGGTAACCTCTCTCATCAATTAGATTCTTGATATATTGTCCAAAATTCATGATGCCACTTCCTTATTACATTTTTTCAATTCTTGCTAACAATTCTTTATCATCAACCAACCAAGCAGCAACACTTCCGGTAAATACTAATACAAATTTGCTTGCATGATCACGGCAGTTTTCAATGTTGTGTGTTAAAATGTGTGTCAGCAATGTTCTAACGTGTACGGTGCGATTCTTTTTAACTTCTTCATTTTCAAATGATACAATGAAGGTCATCAATTCGTCTTCATCAATTGTAACGGCATCTTTATCAATAGACTCAAGAAACTTTCCAAAGCTTACTTTATATTGCGCCCAAGAACTACTTTGTTTTTTATTTGTATTCCACTCTGGATATTTACTGTTTCTGAATGAGTCCAGATAAGCAGTGTTAACTTCTAGAAGATCAAAATGTTTAATGTTTTTACCTCTTCCATCTACCTTAACCACTTCGACTACTTCTGTCATGTTAACCCGCTCCTTTAATATCTTTTCTTATATTTACATCTTAACATATTTAGTGATTCAAAGTCAATACCTAAATTTTCATTTTGAATACCTTGATTTATGTGAAATTGACATTTCATTCAAAGATAACATATCATCCGTCTTTCTTTAATCTGTAAGTAGTGTAATAATAAACGGCAGCAATAAAAGCGAGTTGTCCGGCTCTAATCACTAAGTGATTGAAGTTGTCAGTAGAAAAATCTAATGCCATTCGAATAACTACATAGGCGGCAGCGATACTAAAAGTAATGTTAAGCACTTTCTGACTAACATCCACATAAATTCCTCCATTATCTAATAAATTTAAAATTTGATCAAATCTTCGTTACTTATTTTTTACTTAAATTAACTTGAGCGTTTAATTCCTGTACATTTTCTGGGAAGCGAATGCTTATTACAAATCTATCCATACTCTTCTTCACTAGCCCCTCAACCTTAAAAATCTCGTTGCTAGAAGAATAAGGAATATGATATGTTTGATTTACCGGAGTATCCACCTCAACATACATATCTTGATCAATCTTTTGTAAAACTTCAATAAGCTCTGAAATTTTCATCATCTTTACCGCCTCCGCACTATGTATTGTGTTTCCTCTTCTTATCTACAATAATACACTCCACTAATTGTATTGTCAATATATATTTATTAATTAAATAAAAACGTGCTCAGTGATCTACTCACCAAGCACTCACTTTTTATTTAAAATTAACCAACTCATACTTTCCTCTTTCCAATCTCCTATAATCATTAAATACTTCAGCATGATTCTGGTTAGCGTTAATGCAGCACTTAGATACAATATGTGTTCGTATCGTTCTCACATTATAATTAGACCCATTTTGAATCATCAGGGATATGACTTCTATAGGTGTAAATTCATTTTTACCCTTATCCTTCACTAACGTTCTGACCGTCTTCAACAACTCATCTCTACACGTTGTGTAAGCCATTTTAACGCCTCCTATAGCTCTTTTTGCCATAGTAACACATCTGAATAAATCGCGTAAGTAATGGGCTATTGTGACTGTGTGTTGTGAATATAGGCTATGAAAGACGGGTTTTATTAAGTGTTTAATTTATAGACACTAATCTCAAAATAATTTTTATCATCTAATTTTGGTAAAACTAGCGCAGTCAGACTATTTGTTTTATTTACAGCAGTTACAAAATTCATAATGTCTGTAGAACTATTGTTTGTTTTTAGTGTGATAATTAATTCATCCTTCATATTTATACTCCCTTTCAATGTTTATTAAACGAAATCACTCTTTCATTTAGACCGCCCAACCATCAACAACTGCTGGCAAGAGAGATTTATTCTCTTTAACGAAATTCCTTAAATCCTTTACATCTTTGAATGTTTTTCCTTCATTCTTAATTCTGCAAATCTCTTTTGCGCAAGCCCACAATTTAGGATTTTTATTTTTCAACATTGTTAACATCTCCTTATGAAATGAGTAATTCACTAAATGTCCGCTATTTCTTCAATATCAACATGCCGATTCTTGATAAATTCATCACTTACACCAAATTCACCGCTTATATCAAAAAATATGTTAACTCCATCGCTTGTACAGAGATACGTTCCAACCTTTGATTTCTTTACGCCTTTATACTTGATTTCGTATGGTACTCCACGTTCAAATTTCATATTCATTGCCTCCTATGTATTACCTTATAAATACATTGTATCACACTTTTATGTGTTTGTATATATTTATTCATTAAATTTTCCGTCCTAATATTCATACATTTAAATGTATATTCTCATGAAAAATACGACACTTGTAAATTAAGGGCCGTATAAATATTCATTTAGAATTTGATAAAACCTTGTTTTTATCAAGAACGGAATTTATTCTAACTCACTTGATACAATGTATGCACACCTCTATATCGTCAATTATTGCAGCCTCTAGACAGAACTTACATATGCCTAAAAATTGGTCATTTTCATAATCAGTATTGTTATTAACTCTTATATTCTCCATTATTACACCGTCCACTCCGTTACTTTTTTGTTTTGACGATTTTAAATTGATCACGGTCAAAAATTGCCGTTATCTCTCCGCTGTCTGTAGATATTGAACCGCCTGATATATGAAATAAGTCACCATCATAATTTTTAACGTATCCCCAATGACCATAATAAGGGGAATCATGATCAGTTATTTTCACCTGTCTATTAATTAAGTTATTTGGCTTCATAAAACCACCTCAAGATTCAAATTGAAGAAAGGGGAATTTCTTCCCCTTAGACCACGTAAAGTTGTTTACGGTTTTCAATATCAAATATGCAAAGCGCTTTCTTCTCTCTGGTGCATTTTTCTTCGTTGATTACACGTATAGCCTCTGGCTTTACTCCCTCAATACTCCAATCAACTATAGGATACTTATCATCAAAGCCGATAATAACACCTTCGTGAGTAGTTCCTAATAAGGTGTTTTTCATTTGAATATTGAGAAAAGATTTTACCTTCATTCCGATTACGGGAAGAGACATCCCCATTCTATTTTCACTTTTGACGGTTGGGTTATTGCAGCACTTCGAATGTTTGGCTTTTTGGCCTTTAGTCCACTCTACACTGGAACCAACTTCGATACCTCTAGAACAAACCGGACAAACACTTGCGAATTTAGCTGTAATCACCATTTTTACCGCCTCCTAATATGTATTACCTTATGTAATAATATTAGCACACATCAAATTTTATTGCAATACTATTTTATATTTATTTATTATATCATGCACTAACCTTAATCTCCACAACATCACCATAAGAACAAATAATATCATGCTTACAGCATGTAGCAAGTTCAAACACCTTCATGTTATCACCCTCGCATTTCAAGATAACCGATCCGTCACGCTTCACAAGTTTGATTGTTTTTGTTTTCATTATATAAACTCCTCTGTATATTTATTATTTAGTTGAATTTACAAGCCAGTCCTAGTTGCTCAGCAAATGACGTATAAACGTCTGTTTCGTTTAGTTTGTTGATTTTCTTTTTGAGTTTAGTTTCTTGCTGCATAGTCTTGGTAAAGTTTGATTTGCTGGGAATAGGGAGAATTTTGCTGATTGCTTGGATCATAGGGGGAGCCTCCTTGTAATATTTATTAAATTTATATCTTTATCTTATCATTATTTATTACACATTACAACATATATTTACTCATTAAATAATTTCTTGTTGACCCCAGTTCAATCTAGTATATCCGTCTTGATCCTTTTCCTTTGTCATTAGCATATTCAAAATGTCAAAGTCAACGCCGAAACGCTCAAATAATTCTTCGTCATCTATGTTGTCATCCTTCATGAATAAATTAAGCTTTTCTTTACTCAATATCAGTTTAAGTAAATTGCTTTCGATACTGTTTTCGTATGTTACATAATGAATTTCTTTATTATCGGCTTCTGAATCAAAACGAATAAATCTCGCTGTAAATTGGTGTAGGCTGGCCCCATTCCAGGCTAATTCCGTTACTATAATTTTATTCACATAATTTATACTAACGCTGCTTGAAAGTGATTGCTGAGTGCAAACCATAATTGGATTTGTATGTTTTTTCATTTCTGTAATCATTTCTTTGCGCTGCTTAAGGCTCATATCTTCACCTGTAACAATAAATAATTTGCGTTCTGGGAAAAGTTCTCTAATATATCTCGCATAACTGTATACTGTCTTTTTGAACCGACATCCAATAACTACAGGCTCATTATCCCATTCCTTAAGCATAGTAAAAACTTTTTTAAATTTTGAAGAATAACCACTACCATTATATTCTTTAAATAAATGTGCAGCACTGCAACTTCTAATAAGCATATTAAGTTGCTGAATAATTTTAAGCATTCTATCTTTTCGGCTGTTTCCGGTTCTCTGCACATTCCTAGCCATTTCGTAAAACTCATCTACAATTTTTTTATATAGTGTATATTCATGGTTATTAAATGTGCAAGTATCTTGAAATCTGTTTGCAATAGATCTACCCGTAATTTCTTCAAACGTTCTAGTGATAATTGTAGAGTCAATAAGATTTTTAAGGATATCTGAATTATAAATATGTTGTGTTGACTGCGACACGCCGAATACAGTTATTTTTTCTGGGATGTGGCTTTCCTGAAATAACTTTTGCCCTTTATGATATTGCGGATAAGGCTTTAAATAGTGTGAATTTCGTTCTGTTTTCAGCTCTTTAGTTTTTTTATCTTGTACATAAATTTCTTCACAGCGATTAATAAAATTCACCGATGAATTAAAGAGCAATTGAAATTGCGGAAATGCTTCCCCTATTGAATTTCTAACACTTGTACCCGTAGTCAAAAGTTTATATTTTGCATTCCTAAATACATTCAAAGTTGCTTTTGTTCTCTTGCTTGTCATTGTTGCTATACTGTCGGATTCATCCAGCACTAAGCCAATTTTACGCCCGTTTAAACGTATGAATTTCTTAATATGTCTTTGGTACTTGGTTAACATATTAAACGTCACTAGAACGATGTCAGAAGGCTTAATTCTTGCAATACTTTTTAATGAATCAATCTTAACAAATGGAATACCGTAACTATCTAAAACAGATTCAAAAGTTCCAGTAATTGCAATTGCTGGAGCAACAACAAACATGTTTTTAACATTGTTATGCTGTAAATGGTATTGAGTATAAGCAATTGCTGCCAATGATTTACCGCCCCCACAATCCCACTGTAACAAGCCGTAACGCTTCTGAAGTATCTTCCCTATGTCTTCCCGTTGAATGCTGTTCAACTCAATTACACGGTCATTTAGAGAGTCATTAAGCCTATATGAATTTAACCATTCAGAAATATAACTGTTCTGCTGCATTTCTTTAAATGGCTTACTTTGCTGTTTGTATGCTTTCATTTTTCTATTCAATAATTTTCTATAGGTTTGATCTTCAAATGGATATTCACCTTTCAAAATCAAGTCATTAAAACTTATTTCTTTTAATCCTGTGTATTTTGACAGATATATTTTTTTCTTATGAGAGTATCCCTTTAATTTTAATCCGCTATTGGTCTTAACCAGTTTAATACAATCCTGCTCATTTTTATGTTGATTCTTTAAGACTCGCTTGAGATATGACAATACTTTATTAGGCGTTAAACGAACTTTTTCCCATTCTTCGAACTTCATTCCTTCGGGTTTTTCTTGATTGTAATATTTATTGACATGTTCCATACATGCGGCATATTTGTTGTTAATATTTTTTGATCGTTTGATATCAAATAGGTGTTTTTTAACTTTTGACTGAAATTCTAAATTATTTTTACTTTCCTTTTGGTTATTCTGTACTTGCTCAAAGAATAATTTATGTTTTATTTTTTCCTTTTGTTCAATTACTGGTAGAATATATGTATTATAAATTGATTTGCTGTTTAAGTCTGAAATTCCGCTTAACATTGATAGGCTTGTATTATACAAATTATCATTTGTTACATGTTCACTCTTTTTAGAAAAGAACATAATTTTTGTACGGAATTTATCGACTCCGCTAGATTTAAAAGAATCAGACGGTAACTCCACTTGATGGATAAAGTTATACATATCATTCATTTGTTTAATCATTCCACCATCTGAGAAGTCGTCAGACAAAAAAGAGACTGGAACAATTAAGGCTAGTATTCCGCACGGTTTTAAAAGTTCATGGGCTTTAATGCAATAGTATAACTGACTCAGATATTCCGTTCTATTGATGTGCAGTTTTAAATTAAACGGCGGATTGCCTATAATACAATCGAAGGTCATTCCTGGGTTATATTCGCGTATATCTCCACATGTTGCGTTAATATCAGGATAAAGATATTTCATAACTTTATAGTTATTTATATTTAATTCGTTAGTATATACATTTTGCTGATTAGGAAGCCAATTAATAAAGTTACCACTACCTGCCGTCAAATCTGCGACTAATTGAAACCGATCAATCTTTAAACAGTTCACTAAAAACTTTGACAATGAATGAGGTGTAAAAAACTCCCCTACTTCACGCAATTTTTTAGCCTCAGTGAAGGAGTAAAAAGAATCAAAATCTTTAAATTCTAGACCATGTAATCCACCCGTACCGCTGTACATGTCATATATGTTTTGCTTGGTGATTCCATGTTTAGAACAAGAATCATTTTGAATCATGAATTGAATCTTTTCATTTATCTCTTTGCGCTTATTTTGTGGTACTTCTATGTTTGAAATTTGGTACATTTATCTGTCCTCCAATAAAAGAGAATCAGTCTTTTGAAAACCGATTCCCCATATTCTTATATTTATGCTGATTGTTGATTATACCCGCAATATTCATTTGCAAACTTAGTAGCAACTTGATTAGATGTGAATTCGATTTCCATTTTTCCATTTTTCAAAAATTTAATTGATTTAACTTTGTTAAGTGATTGTGTCTCATACTTTTCAAAGTTTGATGGTTTTTTCTCGTTATCATAACCACAATATTTATTTGACAATTCTTGATTAATTTTCACAGATCCATTGTCAAAATGAGATAGTGCGCTAAAGATGAATTCTTTGTTGTTGGTAAGTCTATAATCTTTCCAAATTGAATCATGACGAACAAAGTAACCATTTAAGATTAATTTATTATTACGAATAGTTATTCTTTCATCATTATATTTAAAAATATTGATAGATTTTGCTTTTATTTCTTGTTCGGCCTTTTCTGTGAAATTATGTCCGCCCATTTGTTCGTGAATTTCATCAATAATATTATCACAATTGATGTATTCTTTATATTTACTTATTATATTATCTCTATCAATTGTAATACTGTATTTTCCTTCAAAATAACCGCACACACAAGCTATAAAAGAATTTTTAATTTTGTTTATTGCGTCCTGAAAATCATATTTACTCATTGAGCAATAATAGGCCGTATTTTGAGCATGAAAGTATGTTCCTGACTGTCTTCCGTACTTTTTCCTGTGTTCTTTGTCTTTCTCCCCTATAGTCTGAAGACGCTCATAGAATTCATTATAATTAGAGATCAATTCTTTATAAATGTATTCTTGTTCTTTACAGAATTCCAAATCTTCACCGGAAACCTTTTGATCTGCTGTAATTTCAATGTTATCAAATTTATTAAAAATATCATCAAAAGAGTTAAAAGGAATTGATTCGTTAACATTGTAATCCGTATCGTTGTTGACATATGTATTATCCATTGTATCACCTTCTTGTTTCGTTTCTGCTGCTTCATTTTGGTTAAACTCATAATAGATTACGTTATCGTTCTGACTGTCTGTAACCGTCTCTGAGGCCGTTTCTTGTGTGTCTTGTGTTTCTATTACGTTGTCGCTGCTGGAAGTGTTAGAAGGTACGAGAGTCTGAGCAAATTCAAGACGCTCCGGTGTTTGCTTTGTATACCATTTTCCACCGCGTTTAGACCACTTAAACCCATTAGCGTATAGAGTGGATAGTTCTTCTTCTGATAGGGTTTTAGAAAACTTCAATTCGATACCGTTCAATTCTTCATTGATTGTCATTGTAACGCTGTTAGAAGTCTCTACGGTTTCGCCCGTTGCCGTTTCTTCGTTAACAGTTACAACTTCTTCAGCATCAACAGTAACGGCCTCTTTACTTGCTCTAGGAGTCTTGCCAACCTTAACCCACTTTTCAACTTCTGTCATTTCGTCGAAAGTAGTCATTTGATGAATAACTGTTTTTCCTTCTTGAATAGATTTGAGCATTCTTTCTTCCAGGTCATAATATCTAGTGCAGTTTTTCAATTGTTGATATCCTCTTTTTTCACTGCCTACATTTTCATAAGAGATACGGGTTTTCCCGTTCACTTCATAAATATTTGTTACTAACCAGAACCCGCCACGATGAGCAAATTTCAAATAGTCACCAATTTCGATATTTTCTTTTTCAACTTGTACTGGTCTTGTCACTGTCTTTGTTACTCGTTCAGTCACTAGCTGCATTGTTTCAACATCGGCAGATCCAACTTCTGAACCATCCGTAACAGTGATAGTATTTACAATTTTTTCAATTCTGGAGATGAATTTATTAAAAGCGCTGATTGCTTTTTGTTTGTCTTCGTCTTCGTGTTTTGTTATGCCGTCCCAGTTATACGGGAGATCAGAAAATTTACCAATGCCCGTACCTTTATCAACTAAAACACCATCTTTTTCAATGTGCCATTTTGAAGTGGAAGGATTAACGTTTTTAAATTCTGGATAGATTGCAACAACTTCTTCAGTCCAACCTTCATTTTGTTTTTCAAGCAATTTTTCGATTGCTGCTTTTGCAGATTCTTCTTCTTGTTGGCTTGCACCTTTTTCCGTTGTCATATTTTGAAGTTTTGCAATTTTATTTTGGATGTCTTTAGTTGTACTGTTAAATGATCTTTTTGTAACTGTGCGGCCACTATCACTAAGAGAAGAAACATCGACCAGTAACACATAACCATTTTTAGAAGCCACACCGTTCCAGTGAGCTGGGCAGTAATAATCTGTCATGCTGTCGGATTGATCAGCAGAATAACCGAATACTTCCCAACCTTTCGCCATAAGCGTATGAGCGATGTTTACCTTTGCGTCTCTGAAATTGTAATAGTTATATGTTCTAGCCATTTGTAAAACCTCCATGTAATTAATATGTATTAACTTCTTATCTATATATTAAACCTTTATTTGTGTATTGTCAATATATTTATTCATTAAACAAAAAAGAAGCCTTTCGGCCTCTATAAAAAGTCTGCTTCTCTATATTGTTCACTATTAGCCCTAATCCATTTTTTAGCCGCTGCTAGTGTTTTAATTATTGGAATAGGTGCTTCTCCCTTAAACCGTTCAACGGCTCTCAGATCCCATTCTATAGGCTCTATGTTCCATTCATGAGCATCACCGTCATTAGTAATAGCAAAACCCATGTATTCATACATTCCATTAAATTTAGAAGATGCCATAATAATTCCGCCTCTCATTGCTTAATATATAAATAATACACCTAATATTGATTATTGTATATATTTTTATTCTTATAAATCAACTATATTATATTTATACAGTATTATGTATATTATTCATCTAATATGCTCATTTATACATCCAATCATGAATACATATACATAAATAACTTGATAAAACAAGTATTTCATGATGTTTAATTACTGTACATATGTATATATGTTTCTAAGACGTTTAACGCCTGAGAATGATTTATTCTCCCCAAAAGACTGATACTAGTATTAAGACCTTCTGTGTCGTCTTGATAACTGATTACAAGCATATATCCAGTAAATGAACGCTGTAGAATTAAAGTTCTTTTTGCTGTTGGGATCTGCTTAATTATATTATCGTCTCCGGTAAAGTCAAAGTACCATTTAAGAGCGTTCTGTAAATTTGTTTTGGCTTCTTCCTTTGTTTTACCTTTTTCTTTAAATGATCCAAGCTCAGATATGTATTGCTTCCCCAGAGTCGAACTATCGTTAGTAATTTCTATTTTCATTTATGAGTATCCTCTCACAAGTAAGACCGCATCTCCGCTCTTACAAGAAAATGTAGTCTTACTATTTTTATTTATTTACATTGCCGCATAATATGCCTGAAGCTTTTTACGTCCGTTTTTCTTTACTTCTTTAATAGCTTCATCAATTGTTGAGAAAATGCCCAGATGTTTGCTGGCATCGTCTCCCCAGAGAATCGCTGTCGCTGTCCAAGTTGTTCCCGCTTGATCCTCGTTTGCACTAACTTTACCGATTGGCGTTCCTTTAGAGTTTCTAACTAACATCATTTTACATCGTCTCCCTTATATGTATTATCTTCTTCTTGTTTTTATTATACAACACATAAAAGGTTATTGCAATATATTTATTCTTTAAATTCACTCAGTTTACGTACATTACGTACTTTACTCCCCTTCGCTACTCATCAACTCAATCAAATTATAGGTATACTCATTCATAAACACTTTAATTTGTTCCTGCATTTCCTCTTCCGTCATTGCTCCATGTTTATAAGCTTCAGCAACTCCGGTCAGATCCTCATGAGATAAATTATAAAAGTGCTTAAATTGATCCATTTTGTTATTGTTTTTGAATGCATTTTGAATGATATCGGTTATGTACTGATTATTAGTCATGGGTAACACTCCTATGTAAATTTGTATTGGTAACTATGTATTAGATTCAATTATAACGCGCTCTGAGGCTCCAGGAAAGGCCAGAGAATCACAGACAATCAATAGACGGTGATAATGACCATTGCTGTATTGGCAGCGCTTAAAGAGACTACAACATGTCTGTTATTATACCCTCGAACACAATGACGATACTCATTATATTTATCATTGTATACTGGCTCTGATACTGCTTTAGGAAACTTGAGTATAAATAGCATACGCTCAACAGTAAAGCATCTATCAGGCTGGTTAAGGCGTTCTAGAGCGTGTGAGGAGTATGTGAAGGCTGATTGTTTGGTGAGTGCTGGAATGACTGATAATGCTTCCTGTTGAGTTAATGGGATCGGCTGTAATTGGTTGTAAACTGCTGCAATGTATTAATTTACTACATCTTTTCTACTGTAGTTCTCAACATTACATTGAGTAAAACTTCTCTGATCATATCGGGATTGTTCAGGACAGTCTCTTTTTCTTGCAAGCTCATGTTGGGTAAAATGTTATTAATAAAATGCGATTTAGCTTTTTCTAAGTCAGTTTTTTCTTGCTTTGCCTTAAACTTATCGGTAAAAGAAACAACATTATCTTGTTTTACTTCTTCAATAGCTTTGCCAACTTCTACACACTCAACATTTTTATTTTCTTCTGGAAAAAGTTCGGCAGATACGGATTCATGCAAGAACTTATCAACTAAGCAACTTTCACCTGTCGCTAACTTTAATTCAGCATCTGCTGCTGAGATACGGAACGAACGAAACTGAAAACGGCTAAATTCATAATATTGAACCTTGCCATTTTTAGTTATTACCTTTTTGATTTCTGTCATATGTATCCGCTCCTTAAGTGAAGGTGGTTAATTTAAGTTATAATTAATTTTACCACGAATATATAGTATTTGTCAATATATATTTACTCATTAAATGAGAAAAAGAACCCTGTTAAGGATTCTTAATTTAGAAACTCAATCGAATGTATATTCTCCCAGTTCTCATCTTGATAATCTTGAACAGTCCAAGCAATCTCTATTTCATCACCAACAATTAATTTAGTCGGTGCGTCTGGAATAGTTGATAATTGAGATTGGAGAAGAAAGATCCCTTCACCTGTGCCTGTGATTAGTTCGCCGTAAATTTCACCCATTGGTGTTACATCGACAATGCGGAAGTCTTCAAATATGTATTGCTGTGATTGAGCGTGTGAGACTGGAACGGATAGGATCTGAGCCGAGTTGATTGGGGATAGTGGGAATTGAGATAGGGAAAGAGAAATGAACAGAGCGAATAGGATTGATTTCATTATGGTAACCACCTTTATATTTTTATTTATTTACACTGCATAACATTGCAGATTGATTTTGTTTACTACTTCATAAGCATGAGCAAAGTCAGCAGTAACAAATTGTTTGCCGTGTCTATAGGCCGACAATTCCAGGTTACGTTGTAAACGTGTTTTACGGTCTCCTGTAGCGCGTTCTACGCTGTTTGAACGCTGGATGCCGTTATAGGCTGTGAAGTCGATGTAATGGCCTAATTCATGGCACAGAATGGCCTTAGCTGCATGAACAGGATCAAGGGAATGATTTTGAGCGTATGTGATGATATTAGATATATTTACTTCAATCTCAGACATGAAATCATCATAGAGAAATGAGGCAAGTTCACAATTATATGTATCCTTGAGATAAATGTCATGAATGGAGTTAGTAGTAAGGAAGTCCTTAAGGATGTATTCAAGTTCTGTTGAGGTGATCTGAGTTGATGTTGACATTGCAATGACCTCCAGTGTGGTAAGTGGAATAGAGTTAAGGTTGATTAACTATCTAAGACCATTTTACCACACAGGATAATGTATTTCAATATATTTATTTATTAAACTTGCATAGGTTTCCACCATCTCATACCCTCAAATGATACAAACCCACCATCGTCTAGAATCCATTGTAGGGCTTTTTTACCTCCAATTGGTTGATAAGGTGAGATGCCATCAGAGAAGCCCAGGAAGCCGAAGATAGGATGATGTAAGGCGAAACCTTTGGGCATAGCGTAGCTGGTTTTGTTGATAGCGAATTTCTGACCAGACAGTTTAATGATCTGAAGTTCGGAGTTTATTTGTTCGGCTGTGGAGATGGATTGAACATATTTGATAACAAGTGTAGCAAGGACAGAAGAACATGCTTCACACATTGTAATCAGTTCAGCATCAACCTTGATACCGTGTAAGGACAGTTCGGCAATTAAAGACATTTGAACAAGTGACTTTTCATTTGAAGAAAGTTCAGAGTAATAATCAGCAAAGAATTCATCTCTGATAATTGTAGCAAGAACATCAGACAAAACGTCAACTTTGTTGGAAGTCGAGAGCAAAGAGAAATTGGAAAGCGATGGATATTGATTGGCTTCAGCAGTGATTGCGGATGATTGGGAAAGTGTTTGAGTTGTCATGTGAAGGACTCCTTTCACCTCATCCGATTTATTCGGCCTGTTGGCTTGAAACTTTGAATGGTGGATAATATGTATTGCTTATTGGGTATGACTTATTATATCATCGCTATTTGTTATTTGTCTACATATATTTATTCTTTAAAATGAGTTAATGAATGAGAATGAGAAATAACCGTCATAATGGAAATGACGGTCAAGATGTTAAAACTTCACGGATGAACGCGCCTTTTGCGTTCTGACGTTCAGTGTACTACTCGCGCCCTTTGCGAGTTTTACACTGGAGCCTTTGATCTTGTTCTTTGAAGTAATAATTTTAAACTTTTCATTAAAAACCCTTATTCTATATAGCTTTTTACTTACTTTTCGATAAAAAATTTGAACCAAACGGAGTAATACTATATATATTATTATTAGGCTGTTCCGTTCAAATTTTTACTTATTTTTATCCACAAAACCCTTATGGATATTGATCTTTTTAATATCGGGCTTAATATTTTTAGCTCCCATATCAACCAAATTATCTATCAACTTTTGACTATTGCTTAGATAAGCATCGTTTAACCTTATATTATCTGAATCATCTAGATTATGTTCAAGCGCTTTTGCTTGTCTCTTCTCTGCATTTTCTAATAATTTGTGTTTTATACTATTGTTCAAGTTTATGTATTTTTTGTTTCTGGTAATATTGGTTAATGATAATTCGTTCAGATCCGACCAAACAGTATATATAAAATCTTCATTGCATGTTATTTTATATGAGTCGTAATAATAAAGAATATTATGAGAATCGAATATTAAATTTTTAACTTTGTTTGAGAAGTCATTCCATAGGTTGCGTCTTATTACCTCTGATTTGTCGTTGCATTTTAATTCGTCCATTATCTTTCTTTCGGCTGATAAAACAGCTTGAATCTCCTCTTTTGTGGCCTCTCTGTGAACGTGTCTTATGTTGTAATTGATATCATAATCATATACCTCCGAACCGTACTCATCAAGCCCCTGAACGCTCCTGGAGGCTTTAGCATCTCCACTCTGGTTAGACTCTATATTTGTGTTTAAGATACAAATAGTCATAGCTGCTGACCAATATACAAGAGATTTCTTTCTGAGTCGTGTCAGGGCATTTTCAACGCTTCTGGCTAGTGATTCTTTAGATAGATCATAAAACTCATGTATTTCTTTTTCGCTTATCTCAGTGAATAAACTTAGTTTAGGAATATGATATCTGCCATAGTTATAATTATCATTGATCATATTTAAAGATCTAAACAGCCTAATTTTAGATAAGAATACTTCTCCCTTGTTATCATCCTGCACAAGTAAATCTAAAACCAATTCTTCTATCTCATTGATTAATCCGTAACGACTCATTTTCCCTTTTGGCTTTTTATATATTTGTTCAATGACAATTTTATGGCCTGATTTTGATGATAAAAAATACACTTCCCAGTTTTCAAGTTGAACCTTCTTAGAGTTGCCAGCCTTAACGGGTTCATTGAGATGGGAACATAATTCTTTATAATTCTTAAACGTTTGACCTTTTTTAAGTTTAGATGTGTCTATATGAATGTCCTCCTTTTGATTGTTTGTTGTTATTGGTGTTATTGAGTCGGTGTGAGGATATATGATAAAAAGGAGAATAGGATTCTCCTTGGAAATTTGCAATATTTATATTTATCCATAATATGAAACATTATCACCTGTTATACTGTCATGTCTGGTAATGAAGGTATATCCATAATTGCTTAAGCGTTCTTTATGAAATTGAATTCTATCCTGTACATATTCTTCTCCGCGCTCTCCATGCGAACGAGGTTTTGTATATTTATTTAAGAACTCTTCAATGCTGTCGGCATGAACCCGATATTCTCTGAAAACTTCCTTCATATCTTTTTTAGGTTTCACTTTAAACCAACTCTCCTTTTATAATCAGTTCAAGACATTTATTCACCTTTCCAGCACAACCCTTAATGTCAAGTGTCGCAAGTGTCCCGCGAACCCTGAGACCATAATTAGAATACCATTGATCACGAGCATCATTTGTTTTTGTTAATCCATATTTTTTTACTAATTGATTATAAGACATTATAGATCGTCTCCCTTTAGGAATATGTATTTAATTTGGTAAGTTCATTGTAACATTGTTGGTTGTGTATTGCAATATATTTATTTATTAACGCCTAAACCATTCATCGATTCAAGCGTTAATAATTTTTACTTATTATCTGATTGCATACTGTTTAGTGTTATTTACTTTAGTGCTGCCATAAGTGAAACGAATTTTTTCAATTTCTTGCGGCTTGCCGTGATATCCCTTTTTGGCCTTTTCCATGTGCCAAGAATACATTTTCTTTGAAGGACACCATACGAAGTTGTTAGCAGTGAGATAAGATTTATATTTATATGTATTAACACCAGAAACCCAGATCCACGTACCGATAACTTCAATATCTAAAGGCAGATGTGAAATGTTATTGATAACTGTTTTAAGTTCTTCTGAAACATGAAAGTTGAATTCTTCTTCTGTTTGATTTTCAGTGCTGGAATTGTCTTCTTTCTGTGATGGAAGTTTTTTCATGACAATTTCGTACTCTGCAATGATAGCGACCATTTCAGCAGTAGAACCGCCTTGATCTGGATGATTAATTTTAGCCAGTTCACGGAACAACTTTTTGGCCTCTTGTTTCGTTTTGCAGGATTGGAAATATTTTTTCATGGTGAAAACCTCCGAAAGTTTATTTGGTTTGCGCTGTTAATATGTATTACCTTTATATATACATATTAGCACAGACCAAATAAACTTGCAATGGGTTTTATTATTTTTATTCATTAAATCTTAGGCCGAATAAGATGATTCACTTTTAAAATACTTATTATAAACGGTTAATAAGTCATTATATAGTTTTGAAACATGTTCACCGCTGAAATAAGTATAAATGCATTCGCCATTATAAAAGTATTTAGTGTAATATGAACCGCATTCACCGAGATTCTTTTTGGTTACACCGAGTGAGTAAAGTTTATTTTGTAATGACTCAAATTTATGAATTAATTCTACTGTTTCGGCTTCTCTTTTGTCCTCTGCTGTTTGTTTGTTGCTGTGACGCTCTATAATCCTGTTTAAAGCGTTTATACGCTCTTCTGAATCAGAGGAATAAGGAATAGTAACAAGGTGATTAAGATAGACTGTAGCGTCTTGTAATGACATGTTGCGCTTATTAGTTGTGTAGGATGATTCAAGGTCAATTAGTTGATCATTGGTTAGATTGGAATTACTGGATAGAATCATAGATAAGGGAATATCATGCTTTATAGCGTGATTGTAAGCATCTGAGTACGTGTTAAATGTATTGCTGTATAGCTGCTCAGAAACGGTTGTAACGCTGTTAGAATTGATGTCTGTATTTGATTGTACTTCTGTTTCTGTGACTGGTTCAGGATCTGTATCAGGAGTATGTGAGGCTGTATCTTCAAACAGATAAGTATTAAGCATAGTTTTAACCTCTTCTGTTTTAATCTCATCCATTTTATAAACAGACAAGAGATAACCTTTATATTGTTCTTCTGACCAATGGGAAGGCTTGCGAAGTCCTGCTATGGATTCATAGAAATTTTTAACATGTTCACCAATTGGATTATATTTATTCATAAGTGAAGGAGTGATATCTATACGGCCTTCATGCGTGTGACCATCTGCCCAGGTGATAGTGAAAGATGTTTTAGTGTAGGCTGATTCATTGTTATGATACATGTCATAGGCTACGGAATGGATAAGGGAATTTGCTTCTGTGAAGGTGGAAACTGTAGTGTTATCGGCGATGATATGAGAAGCTTCGGACCATTTGAAAGTGATGGATTGGACTGGGATTTGAGTTGGTTCTGTGATGGTGGATTCAGTAACGGAAGCTTCATTGCTTAAGTGTTCGCCTGTAACGTCAATGTAATAACCTACATTGTGAATGTCTGTGCGCTGTTCAATTACAGTAACTTCCTTTACATCAATCTGTTTTGTATTACCGTTTTCCCATTCAATAACAATATCTTTGCCGTAAGAGTCAGAATATTCATTGATAACAACGCCATAATCAAAACCGCTAATTCCCCAGTTACCAAATACTTTAAGGCCGATAAGGTTGGATGTGAAGAGCTGGATAGATGATTGAGTTTGGATTGACATATGTATGATCTCCTTTTGTGATGCTGGAATGTGTTAACAGTGAGTGCTATTAACTTATAACTAATTATAACATGGTTATGTATGTAATGCAATATATATTTACTTATTAAACTTGATGATGAGTAACAATGTTATATTGCAACCGTGTGAGTATATGCTGTGATCCAGCGAGATAGATTATATATATGAGACAACATAGGCAGTGTGACAGCGTGAGTATATAGAGTGAGTGTTAATATGCGGAGTGTAGTGGAATGGCTTAGAATGGATTGTGTGAGGTGTGAGAGTATGAAAACTACTCCACCTCTAATTGAACAATATGCCAAAATCCCGGAATTTTAGGGCCAGCAATTTCTTTACTCCATTCAACAAACCAAATATCTGTATAGACATTAGACCAATCTATCCCCTTATTTTCTAAATCTTTTCCAACAAAATTAATTATCTCTTTATGGGATCTCTTTAGGGCCAATTCAAAACTACCGCAGAAACTTGCAGATTCAGAGAGAGTAATTTTGTTGTTATCAGATACCCATACTACAGCATGAGTATATTTTTTAGTTGAAGTTCTTTGGAAGTCATAACCGTTTATTTTACCTACATATGTATATTTTGTTTTAGAAGAGTTTTTTTCTTTACTGAAACGAACAATAAACTTTTTATATTGATTGGATAGTTTATTAAATTCTCTTGCTGACATGTGTTCATATTGTTCTGGTTCTTCATTCATGAGGTCTAACTCATGTTGAACAATATAGAGCAGATCTGAAACGGTAGTATGCTCACCTGGATCATAACCAACATTACTAGGAAGAGCCTTGAGCGCTTTATTGAACATTATATGTATCCACCCTTCAAAGTTAGGAATATTTAGGCTCAGTGTCTCTCTGAGCCTTTTTGTTATTAGCCTACTAATACTCTATAGTGCAAGCATTGGATATTATATCCACCTGCTAGGATTGTTGTAACAGTTGCGCTGTCTTTATCACCAATAACCAAACCATTGAGTTCACCATTCATACCAATTGTTAAGCCTTTTGCGTCTGTGATTTTACCAACCTTGGCAGATACTCTATATACTAGAGTGGTAAGCAGATCTTTCTTGAACTGTTCTGCCTTCTTCTCTGCTTCGGCTTGTGTGTAGCCTTCTGGACCTTCTAACAGCCATTCAATGCAGCGTACTCTATATCTCTCTGCAAACTCTAGGATGATAGCTGGAAGCTCTGAGAACAGTTGTGCTTTCTCAATCTCTTTATTAAGTTTATCTGACCAATTAGATTGAATGGATTCACATTTAGTTAGTTTCTTGATAGCGTTCTTGATGTCACCTTGCTTGCTTTGAATCTTGCAGATGTCCCAGTAAAGATCATTGTCAGTGTTAGCCCATTTGGCAGTTTCGAGGTCATTGATGTCAACACCTTTAGAAGTGAGAGTTGCAAGCATCTTGTCAAGTTGTGACTGGTGACGTTCAATAGTGGATCTCTGTTTGTCAGTGGCAGATACTGCTTTCTCGTAAGCTTCGGTAAGTTTAGTGTTTGACATGTGGATAACCTCCAAGTGATTAGGATTAATATGTATGATTTACTTTATATATTTATTATAGCATGGATAATAGATGATTGCAACATATATTTATTTATTAAATAGATTGATATGTTTGGAATGAGGTCGGTGAGGAATGAATGTGGTATAGTTAATATGCTGTGATGTTGGATGGAGATGTGTTATTGTCATTATGATAGTATTGTATTGATAATATAATATTGATAATTATAAGAGTGTTAGTGATAGGTTAACGAGTAAATAGATAATAACTAATTGTTAATAACATGATGATAGTATCATAATGAATATATTAAATCGATAATATTATATAGATGGATACAATAGTATGATGAGTAGTGAACGTAGTGATGAGTAGAATAAGAGGATGATATTGTAAGAGTCATAGTGATATATACATTGTGATAATAACAAATGAGATTTCGTCTGAGTGTGTGTACTGTGATAGTATATCAATATGATATATGCCGAACCGATATGGCATATAAGTCCCGTGATGCTGGTAGTAGATATTTATATTGCAATATGATATATATCAAGTTGATACATGTGATGTCATAATTTAGCGGTTTCGCGTTATCGTTCGATTCTGCAAGTGTGTATAGTGGATATGCACAGTGATATCATATATAGTATGCCTAGAATCAAAAAATTTCAATGAAAATATGCTCAATTTAATAAAAAATTTAAATAAAATTCAGTGAGATAAGCAGCATATAACTAGTGAGTTGTCAAGGTTGATCATCTAAGCTAGATAGCATACAACTATACTTATGTGCTATCTATGAAGGGATACCGGGGGTAGTTTACAACCCAATAACTGGTAAATATAGAAAATAGTCCGCTATCTGTTCCACTCCTACACTCAACTCAATTTTTAATTTTCACCTCCTCTCCATAAATTTTATCCTCTATTCTTATTTTCCATCACCTTCCAATTACCGTCCATTTTCACCCTAATTTCAATCGTAATTTCAATCGCAATCCCCTTATATTCCCTACACTTTTTCCTCTAATTTTCCTCTAAAATCACCTCATTTTCCTCATTTGTCCCCCATTTCCTCTCAATAACCCTTATATTTCCTCAACTTTTACGATTACTCTATATATCGCATTCCTCATACCCCTCTGCACTCACTTACCACATTCGCAATATAATCATCTACAATCATAAAATTATCCTTATTCTATCTACACTTTTCCTCTCTCATCCACACTAAATTATCATCAATTTTCATATTCTAATCGACACCACATTCACCCCATTTCTCACTCACGATTAAAATTTATCCTCTTCCTCCATACCGGGGGTACATTAACATAAAAAAGGTAGCACCCAATATCCTGGATACTACCCACATATAAATATTCAATTATATATTTAATATCGCTACACTTTTCCTCTTACCTCAATTTCAATTTTAAACTACAATTCATTTATAATTAATAACAAATTCACACCTCAACTATGTATCTGGTCTATTTGTTCATCCAGACACTACACCATTAAAATCATACATAAATTATAATGAAAATTGACACAACATTACACAACAATCATCCCCTGTTCCAGAAAGGTCTAAGTTGGAGACAGCCAACGTAGTTGGATGGCTACGGAATAAAGCTTTAGCTTTATGACGGCTCTTTGCCTTTGTTTTTAAGGGTTTTTATAAAAGTTGCCGTGCAAAACGTATATAAGAGTTTTATCTATTATTCGTTTTGGAGGGCAACTTTTTATTTTTATGTATTTTTCTTAGCTTTATCAATGCTTTTTACATCATCGGTAATAATTTTATGTTTTTTATCAATCAGAATATCAATTAACTTCCTTTGGTTGTCTAAGTATCCTTTCCTTCCTCTAAATTCATGCCTATCGTCAACTTCACCAAACCATTCGTCTTCTTTCACCTTAGCCTTATCATGTCTTTTATTAGCATTTTCCATCAATCTTATTTGTACAGATAAATTTAGAGTGTTATTGATCTCTCTTATCTTCTCTGCACTCATTAGCGTAACCTCTTTTTTTAACCTGTCTCTGTTTAGTGTTATATCATATGCTTCATACACGTATGAAATATTTGCTTGTTCGAGAAATTCTTTATTGCACAATTTAGTATATTCCTCTATTTTCCCATTCCTATACACTTCCAGTAAACCAGAATAATTCATACTTTTCAATACATCTGCCTGTATTGTTAGAATAATTTCCTCTTCTTCGTCTGATGCCTTTCGGTGAACACCTCTATAATCACATAATATTAAAGCAGTTTTATAAAATATCGCCTTTTTATTTTTCAGGCTTCTTAAAGATGTTTCAACATTTCTTTTTAATACATTATCTGTTATGTTGTAGAAGTCGTAAACGTCTATTTTATCTATATTTAGATACTCACTAAGTCCTGTTATACGATCCCTACATCCCCTATAATTCTCATTAATCATATTTAACATTAATAACAATCTGTTTTTGGAGAGCATTATTTTATAGTTTTCTGCCTTCAATAATATCTGAATTAATAATTCATTCATTTCTTCTATATATGGCGTAAAATTCCCACCTCTAGACAATTCTTTTTGTTCATGAAAAATATCAGTAACTACTAACTTATTACCATCTTTTTTAAATTCAAAATAAGAAGCCCACTTTTTTAGCTGGGACTTCTTTGCACCACCTGCGGTTTTAATTTCCTCACCCAATACCTTGCACATATGTTTATAATTCTTCGCAACAAATCCATTATGTATATTTTCTATATTCATTTATTAAACTCCTCAATCAACATATCTTTCAAAAATGTGTTTCTTTTATTAGTGTCATTCGTTCTAATTGCCTTAATTAACGCCTTCAACTCAAAGATCATCACACACATCTCTGAAAATCGAGTCATACCAGTATATACACCTTGTCTATTCAGCAATTTATAGGCCGCATAGTCTAAAGCGAATATTCCTTGTTTAAATTGACTTCCTTGAACGCGATGCCCAGTAAGTGCATATGCTAAATCAATTTGCAATAACTGATCTCTTTTATATGTCACAAGGTCATCTATTCCAATAAAATCAATACTTAAAGTATCTTCATCGTAATCAATCTCAACAATCTTCCCTAGAGTACCGTTGAATACCCCATTATCATAATCATTGCCATTCTTAATAACTTTGTCTCCAGTTTTAAAAACAAAGTCTCCTCTCTTTAACCCCTGTTCGTCTCTGTCATTGAATATTTTTTGTAGTTCAATATTCAAATTATTTGCACTAATAACACCTTTCTTCTTAAGTGGAACGACTACCTGGAACTCCATCAAATCAAATCTATCTTTATTATTTTTGCATAGGTGAATAATATGATCAAAAATCTGCTGACTTGTTTCTTTAGGATATAAATATAAATCCTTCAGTTCTCCAATAACTTTTGGTTTATAATCTCCACTTTTAATAATCTGTTTTCCTTCTCTAACTTCATTAGCTGCTAACAATATCCCAGACTTCATTGCCTGTCTATGAACCTTAGTTAATTCGCATACTTTTATAACTCCACTTTCAATTAAATCAATAAACGGTCTACCGCACCCTATAGCGGATAATTGTCCTACATCGCCTAGAATAATCAGTTTATGCCCATTTGCAACAGCAACAGATAAATGATAAAACAAACTTGTCGGAGTCATACTCCCTTCATCTAGGTAAACAGACTGTACTGGAATTGGGCTGCCCTCATTGCACATAAACTCGCCAATCTTTGGATTAAACTGAAGTATTCTATGTATAGTTTGTGATTTCAATCCTGTAGATTCAGTGATCCGTTGTGCGGCTTTACCGGAAAAAGCACATGTATCATATGTATATTCACTCAATATTTTAATAATTCCTTTTAACAATGCAGTCTTACCGCATCCTGCCTTACCTGAAATGATCATGACGTTATTATCAATACTATCGTATATCGCCTGTCTTTGCTCGTCTGTAAACTGGAATCCTTGCTCGTCTTCTACAACTTTAATTTTATCATCAATATTGTCCACTCTAAATATATTTTCACTCTTTACAAGTTGAGATATTTTATCGCATATCTTCTTCTCTTGCATATATGTCTTTTTTAGGGCTATTTTACTTTCGTCTATGTATGCCGACTTTAAATTTCCGTTACTCATAAATTCGATAATTATTGCTTCAGGTAAAGATAACATTCCAGCAGCCAATTGAATAATCTCAGTTTTATCTGTCCAGCAGTTACCATCTTTCTCTGCTTGTTTTAACATATAATAAATTGCTGATTCTATGCGATATGGTGAGTCAACTTCAACTCCTGTTTTGATGGCATATTTATCAACCTTATCAAATCCCAACCCATTAACTTCATCACAAAGTATATAGGGGTTAGCCTTAACTTTTTGAACAACTAGAGTAGGTGAATTATTATATCTAGCAAGCAGTTTTTGAACAATTGTATAAGATACTCCATACTTTGATAATTCAACTAGTGCTTCCTGGATATCGATATTCTTAATGACCTTATCTCGAATCTTTGTGAATTTTTTATCTCCAATACCCCTAATTTTATTGTAGTCAAGTGTGTTGTCTTTAATTAATTGAATAATATCTTGTGTGGGATATGCTTTGATAAGGGGTTCGCACTGAGACTCACTTAATATTGTTCTTAGAAAGGCGTGTTGGCCTTCTATAGTAGTGGGTAGTTCTTGTCTGATACTGTGTACTTCGTAACCTTTTCCATATTTCTTATTTTCTTTAAGTTCAATGGATGCTATATATTCTGCACCCAATGAAAGTTCCTGCATTCCGCCATTAATTACGAAATTATCATAAGCATTGTATTCTACATCTGGCGATCTTGACTCACAGGCATACACTCCGTAATCATTACCATAAAACATTTTTCTCACTGGTGTTAATTTCAACTCAATAATAGGATTCAATTACTCAACACTCTCCTTTTTATTTTCAATCTTATCATTAACAATTTTCTGTGCATCTCTCTTCATTTGGTGAATCACTCCTTCGTTTTGTCTCATAAGTAATTGAATTAATTCCTCTTTACTTAATTCCTCAAAAACGCCATCGTCAATCTTTTCACCAATTCTCAAACTCAAACTATTACTCATGTCATTATCTTTGTGTCTATATTTTTCTGTTACATTGTAACTGCTGTGGTTGTAGTGCTCTTTAGCTTCTTCCAATGTTCCATACATAGACGCAACGTTTCTGAAGCTATGGAATACAACATTTCTTTGTTCAGGGATACCAAGTTTATTTTTCAAAAAAGTCATCATATCCTGAATTGCCCCAGTACTTAAGTGGAATATTTTATTATCATCATATCTCGCATAATACTTCTGATCCTTAATCTTCAGTAGATACTGATAAAGATCTTCTGAAATTGGAACAGTATGTTTCTTACCACCTTTACCCATTACAGTCACTTCGTAATATTTATTACTTGGATGTTTTACAATGTCATTCCATTCTAATTTACGTAGGGAATCCTTACGAAAGCTTGTTGTGTATGCCATTCTAATCAATGCCGATTTTTCTATTCCTTTGACAGTATCAACAACAATGTCTGCCATTTTTTCAGCCTCGTGCGTATAGAGCGCACCACATCTTACCGAGTCATCAGCAAGTGGATTGATTCTGGTGGTAACGGATTTTACATCATAATCGTTTTTTTCTAGAAACACATAAAGTGATTGAATGGCAGCAATGACGTTGTTGATCGAAGTATTTGTATATTGTCTTTCTCCTTCTTCATCGAGTATTTCTTTTAGAAAGTTGCGGTATTTCAAAACGTCTGCATTTCGGATATATAAGTCTTCCCTTGTTAGCAACTCTAGATCTTTTCCTTTATACCATTGAAAGAACTTTCTCAAACCACGTTCATAATTTTCAGATGTGTGTTTGCTTTCAAATCCTTTTAGGTGCGTCTGGATATCCTCCCACACACTACCCGTATGTAATCCCACTACATTGTTTGTTATAGCACTCATAATGTTCTCCTCCTTATTTGATATGTATTGTAATTATTATGTCTGCACTTATCTGTCTCATAAACACATCATATCACATATATATTTATTTGTATATATTTATTCATTAAAATCAGCATCTTTTTTATTATATATAATGAAGGAATAACCTCCCTTTGATCCCGGCCTCATTGTGAATTTAATTAATAAATATATGTTGACGATGCAATATTATCATGTTATATTATAAACACAGAGAGAGATTGCTAAACACAAGCAAGCATCTCCTGAATAAAACATACGAGGGTATAAAAGAAAGGGCAAGGGAATACATAATATGAAAAAAACACAGGAGATTAACATGCAATATCAAGGGTTTTCAATTAAGGAAATGGAAGATAAGTATTATGACGGAGATGCTGATTATCTAGATGAGAAGTTTGTTTCCAAAGAAATGAAAGAAGGATTGAACGATTGTACAAAGTATTTAGACTCCAATGTTGTAGACGATGAAGCAATTTGGATGATGAATAACGCTAATAATGGAGTGTTTTATCGGGAACCGTTTAAAGGAGAATTTAGTTTTACAAATACATATGAATAAATATAGTTAAATAACTAATTAATAAAAAACAAGGAGGAATACTAACTATTGGCAAAGCAAAAGACGAGTCTTAAATACATATTAAAAATTAATTCTACTAGAATTAGAAAAGCAAATTGGGATTTAAAGATTACCCTATCTGAAGCTATGGAGAATGATGAAATTGTTTCCTTGGCTGATAGTTCAGTAATTAGATTCATTAAACAAATACATAGAGATAAATCTGAGAATAATCTAGATATCGAAAAAGAAATTAAAAAAGTTAAAAATGAAATTAAAAGGACAAAAAAAGAATCAAATTCACTTGAAAACAGAGTAAAGATTAAGAATCTATACATAAAACTTAATGATTTGAGATATGTTCCAGAATACATATGCGTTATCATTGATAAAATTTCCGATTTTGACAGAATGAATAGAAAAAAAGGGTTTTATATTAATGGAAAGAGATTTAATCGTTTGTTGGCGACTACCGGAGGTGCAAAAAACAGTACCGTTGTTTATATGAGTGAAGATATACACGAAATAATCAATAATAAAATCGACAATGGAAGAAATAAAAATATTACGTTTGTTCCAGCAAAATTAGAGGCTTATAAAGCCTTGTCTTGTAGCGCAAGCGTACCTGTCTCAGATCCAAAGGGAATTATTGTTGTAAAAGATTGTATTACCTCATTCAAGGAAAATGTAATTAGGATATATGATGAAGAAGACAGTAAATTCCCTAAAATGGAAGATGTGGATGATTGCTTATGTGAAAACAATGCAAGCGATGGGTTCGGTTTGGCGCTACCTTCTCTTCTGGAAAGATGGAATAAGGAGCTTGGAGAAGATTATGTTCCCAGTGGTATGTGTATAAGAGGAAGTTTCATCAAAGGTATGATATTCCCCTTTATGTATACAGATTTTGCTGATACGATAGCAAAAAAAGATACTGTGATAGATATATGGGGAGACGAAAGGAATATCCATGATGCGGAACTAATACTTACCGAATCAATGTTAAAACTGTGGGGTTCTTATGATAATATGGAACACTACTTGAGATGTTGCAAGGAAAATTCCTATACTCTGAGTGTCACTAAAGTTGCTCCAGAAAAACTAGAGAACCAAAGAAATCTCAATTATCAATTTATACAGTCTCTTGATCTTAGTGATGAACAGATTGATTCATTAATTTATCCGACAGTAAGAATGATTAAAGATTCTTTGGGCGACGACCATATGAAGTCCCTCCTATTTCTTAGAGGAGATCATCTAACAGACGAAAATGTACTAAGCAGCCAATATGATTTTTCAATGGCAATAATGGCAGATCATCGAATGAATAATGACCCATTTATTAAAAATAGAATTTATGACATGATTTCTAAAAGAATAGATGATGCCAAGAAAGGCGACTTGATTGTCGAGGGCAATTTTAGTATTGCGTCCGGTGACCCCTACTCTCTTTGTCAAAGCATGTTTGGTATTGCGCCAACAGGAATTTTAAAAGCAGGAGAATTTTATAGCAATCACTGGAATGAAAAGGACATTAGTGAAGTGGTTGCATTTAGAGCACCAATGACATTACATAATAATATTCGTACATTTAAATTGATCAAATCAGAAGAAACTGAAAAATGGTACAAACACATGAAAACAGTAACAATCGTGAATTCTTTTGATAGTACAGCAAACGCTCTAAATGGTATGGATTTTGATGCCGACTTAATGTTAACTGTCAACAATGATATTATTAAGGGTGCTGTAAAAAACCTAAAACCAATTATCTGTACTCAGAAAAGCGCCGACAAGATCATTCCAGACGAGCAATCTCTAATTAAGGCCAATAAACTCTCCTTTGGAGACGAAATTGGGGCAGTTACAAATAGAGGCACGGCAATGTATGATGTACTTGCTACATTGGATAAAGATAGCAATGAATATAAAGAAGTTTTATATCGTATTACATGTGTACAGCATTACCAACAAAATGCAATAGACAAAACAAAAGGTATACAGAGCAATCCCATGCCAAAGGAGTGGTATGATAAAAAAAATAGTGAGCTATCAGAAAAAGATAACGATGAAATCAAAGAAATAAAAAGACTTAATAATCTTATTGTTGCAGATAAAAAACCATACTTCTTTATATACATATATCCTCATCTAATGAAAAAATATAAAAGGTATATTGCGAACAACAATACTAACTGTAATTATCGATTTGGTATTTCTCTGAAACAAATGTTAAATAAAAAAAATAAGTCTGATGAAGAAAGTGAGTTTATAAAATCATATCTAGAAGACTTTCCGGTGTCACTTGCTAACTCAACAATGAATCGTATTTGTTGGAAGATTGAAAATGAATTTAAAACACCCACAAAAAAGAGTAAAGATATTATATTCGACTATAAAATCATGAAGTCGGTTAAGTATTATGATAAATCACTAAAAAATAAAATAGTAGAACTTCATAATGAACACAATCAAAAAATTCAGTCTCACATGAGGTATATAAAAAATTCCAGAGAAGAAGATGAGACAAAATCGGAGAAAAGACAGAGGTTTATTGAAGAATTTAGAAAGAAGGCTTTGGAATTATGTAGTGATATTGATGAATTGACGAATATCATTATAGATATTTGCTATAAAGAGAAGAATAAAAAAACCAAACAGTTCTTGTGGGATGTGTGTGGAGAACAAATCGTTAAAAATCTTCTCCAAAACAATGACGGAAAACTTAGATTCCCGGTACAAGATGAAAGTGGTGACATTATTTATGGCGGATTGAAATTTAAAGAGACTGAGAAAATTTATTACGAGGTGGACTTAGATGAAATTGATTTTGAATGAGAAAAAATACATGGAAAGTGTCTTAAATAACGAAATCGAAGACGAAAATCTGACAGATACTATTAGAACACTAGTTAAATATTATGTTATAAGCAGTATTGATAAAGGTATTATTGTAGATAATATTGAAACATATTTAAAGAAGAGATTGAAAGAAAAATATAGGGTAAAAAAATGGGACAGTTATATTTCTAGCACAGTCTCTTCTATTTTCAAAACAAAAAGAAGTTATGAACGTTCTAATAAAGACTTTAAATTAAATGAAATTGACAGCATTTTTATTTCGGGGAATGAACTAGAAAGAATTAAATTAATTGAAAACTTAGACGCTGAAAAAATTGCATTTGTGTTAATGGTTTACGGAAAGATTAATAAGATCATTGGAAGAGATTGTAAGATTGGTACGTACTGCAACAGAGACTTCTTTAAAGATTGCGGTCTCTCATTCTCTAACGCGAATAGAAATTTAATTAATCATTTAAAGCAATTAGGATATGTGACTCCATCAGACAATCATCAGTCGTCTTTTGTGGAGATCAATATTGCAGATGAATACGAGGCTAACGATGAGAATAATGGGATAAATATTTTTGATTTCAGAGAATTTGTATTATTGTATGAAATGTGGCGAGGTTTTAGGGTTGATTATTGTGAGTGCGGAACCCCAATTCGCATTATCTCCAATAGAAATAAGTATTGTAGTGTCTGCTGGAATAAAAGACAAAAAGAGATCGTCAGAGATAAAAACAAGAAGTACTATGAGAAAACAAAAAATAAGACCATTTAGAAAACATCAAAAAACCCTTATAAACAATAGGTTTTTTAACAATTTTTCAAAAACGCTAATAGGGAAGAATAAATATATGTTATTCTTCTACTATTTATAAAACTAAGGGAGAAATTTAAATTATGAATAAACAGGATTTGATCGTTGCAGTTGTAGGTAAAACAGGCTTGGATAAGAAAACCGTTACTTTGGCAGTAGAATCAACATTCGAAGAAATCGCAAATGCTTTGGCTAATGGTGAAAAAGTGTCACTACATGGATTTGGAGCATTCGAAGTACGCGAACGTGCCGCTCGTCAAGGTGTCAATCCTAAGCTTTTGGCTCAACTTAAAGAACAAGGCGTTGATCCCGAAACAGCAAAAGCGCAGGCTGCTATTCATATTGAAAAATCAAAAGCTCCTGCATTTAAACCTGCCAAGGGACTAAAAGACACAATTAAATAATAAATATTCATATAAAACAATAGTTTTATTATACATATCGGATACCAGAGTTCGATTCCACGCCGTGGGGAGTTAAATAAGACACGGAAATGAGTTTTTATCTGGATGAAGTGCAACAATATCCCCGGTAAGGGGCGCAAGAATCATATATCATCCTCCATATAGGAGAAAACCCGCAACAAACATGAGGGGATTAACCTCCCCTCCATCCTACCCAACGAGGTAACGCCTATGAAAAAGACTTATGTTCTCGATACAAATATCCTATTAAGCGATCCACACGCTATCTATTCCTTTGGAGATAACGAGGTAGTTATTCCTGCTGTTTGTTTAAGTGAATTGGACTCAAAGAAGAAACAAATGGACGAGGTTGGATACAACGCTAGAAATGTAGCGAGAGAATTGGATCGTATTCGAGAAGATGGAAAGTTGCACCTTGGAGTAAAGTTAAACAATGGCGGCACAATCAAGATTATAACTCATAATCCAGAGTCTCCTGTTTTTAATAAATTCATTGAATGTAATAATGACGATGCTATTATATCGGTTGCTTATGACTTAACAATTGCAAGTCCAGATACTGAAGTAATCTTACTATCAAAAGATGTATTGGTTCGTATCAAAGCGGATACTGTTTCTGTTAACTCTGAGGACTACCAAAATGACAAAGTTGCTACTAATGAAAGTGAACTATACAAGGGATACGATGAATTAAGCGTTGATGATGATATTATCGACTTCTTCTATAAGAACAAATACTTGAACATGGAAATGTTCGATAGTTATCCCGAAAATCATATGTTTATTTTGAAGTCAAATATAAATGTTAGTAAGAGTGCAGTTTGCCGAAAGAAAAACGGTGATATTGTTCCATTCTACCATTATACCGGAGACCCTGTATTCGGAACCACTACCCATCGTAATGTACAACAAATGATGGCTCTGGAATTATTACTTGATGACGATGTTAAAATTGTTACACTATCAGGTAAAGCAGGAACAGGTAAAACCCTCTTAGCATTGGCTGCTGGACTACAAAAAACAATGGACGAACAAAAATATCGTAAGGTATTGGTAGGCCGTCCTATCGTACCCATGGGTAAAGATCTTGGTTATTTACCAGGAGAAATCGAACAAAAAATGAGACCATGGATGCAACCAATCTACGATAATCTTGAATTTTTGTTTGATTGTAAAAGTGATACCGAATTAAATAAAACCCTTGAAGGGTATGAAGATATTATCAAGGTTGAACCATTGACCTACATTCGTGGAAGAAGCATTCCTATGCAGTTTATGATCATGGATGAAGCACAGAATCTTTCTAAGCTAGAGGTAAAAACTATCGCCACTCGACTTGCATCTGGAGCAAAATTGGTCATGGTTGGTGATCCAGAGCAAATCGATAATACATATCTCGATATGTACTCAAATGGACTAACTCATTTTATTGAAACCATGAAGAATCAGAAATTGGTTGGACACATCACTCTTTCAAGAGGCGAACGTTCTGATATTGCTCAGATTTGTGCAGATTTGCTGTAATCAATAAAAATACATATTGGGGAGTAAAAAATATGGCTAAAAATAAGGACAGTAAAACAGTTAATCGTACTGGTCTATTTGAAATGGACAAAATGACAGTAACTGCTGAAGATAAAAACGGGATTTACATTTTTGATCTTAAGTCTCTCCTTCAAGATTTTGATGGTAGCAACATTTCTATTACTGTAGCTTCAGATTTCGAGCCTAGTCATCAAGTAGAAGAATAAGGAGTGATTGAATGACTCCTTTAAATATTAAACGAGAATCGTCAGAAAGTATTGACGATTTTTTGTTGCGCTTAGGCGAGAATCTAATTACCTACGATATAACCTGGACTCAAGCAGCAAAACTCCTAAATGAAGAATGCGAAGAAGAATACTCTGAATCTAGATGGCGTAAACGTTATAATAGTTATCTCGAATGGAAACCAATTATTCTTTCTAAGTATGCAAACAATGAAGTTGTTCAAGAAGTACGTGATGCAACAATTGAGCAGCAAAAAGAGCGTATTAAGCTTCAGTCTGAAAAGATTGAATACAATAAAATGATTCGTGAACAGTCCAGAGCTGAGTTGCTTGAGGAAAAGATTATTGAGTCTGTGAATAATAGACCAACAATTATTGTTCCAGATATCTATATTAAGAATAATAATACCAAGCGTGACTTCCTCTTCCCTATTGCAGACATGCATGATGGTGTTGAATTCCAGTTACGTGGATGGGAAAATGAGATTCTTAATGAGTATAGCCCTGAGATTCTTGAGAAGCGTATGTGGAAATTGCTTGAAGAATTCATTGTTATTAATGATGATCAGAAGATTAATCATGTTGTTCTCCCTAATCTTGGCGACAGTGTAGATGGTATTCTTCGTATGAGTCAGTTAATGAGTTTGAAGTTGGGAGTTACGGATTCTGCTATTCATTTTGCTGAATTTATGAGCCACTGGTTGAATGAGTTAAGCAAATATTGTTTGGTAGACTACTACTCTATCTTCGGAAATCATGATCAAATGAGAATGTTGTCGGGTAAACGCGATGAATTCCCACATGAGAATGCTCAGAAATGGATCACTAAACTGATTGAGGCCAACTTAAGAAACAATAAAAATATTACTGTGACGAATTGCAGTGAATTTGCGTATCTGGATATTTTAGGAACTAAAACCCTTTGTGTTCATGGAGAGAATGAACGTAATCTTGAGAACAGTATTAAGGATTATATGCTTACCTACAACAAGCCCGTTCACATCCTTCTGAGTGGACATTTGCATCATTCTCACGAAAAAACAATTGCAATGAATGGCGGACGTAATGTTGAGTATATTCAAACAGATGCGATTATCGGAATCGATGACTACTCTCTGAAGCTAAAGAAGACTTCCAACGCTGGAGCAAAGATTATGATTATCGAGGAAGACAAGGGAAGAACTGTAACTTATAATATTAAATTATAGTAATAAATATACATATATAATCTATGTTTTTATACATTCTATACACTAATTATACATAGTCAATTATCCATCTTGCTAAGGGAGGCGTTTATAATAGACTACGATGAGTATATGCAAGGAGAGCCCGATGGAGATCCGCGAGACCTCCCTTCTACTTTTCTGTCTGATGAGGACATTGCCACAGATACGAATGTAATTATTGTTCCGAATATGAAAATTAATCTCAATCTAATTCTGGATAATTATGTTGAAGTATTGTGCAAAGCAAAAACTAAAGATGAGTTGAAGTTTGAATTAATGAAACTTTGGGGTCATGCCTCTAGTCATGGAGCGCTTGCCGAGAGACTAGATAAATTGACTATGGAAGTTGATATGCTACAAATGGATATTGATGCTATGAATGACGGGTACACATTCGAGATCGAACTTGTTGATGGTGACGGAGAAGACGATGAATTGATTTAATGTAAAAAATAAGAAGAACTCCTTGGACGATTGCTAATATAGAATCGCCCTTTTTGTTGTCTTTATTTTTTTAAATGAGGATGCCCCTGCTACAAGGGTTTGCATTAAACAGTGGACACTCCCCCGCTATCCTCATTTAAGTTTTTTATTTTGTTGTCGGTAAGTGGAGTGAAAGTGTTGTGAAATGGGAGTTTCATCAAATTAAATTATGGACGGATGCTTTTATCGTCTAGGGGAGGACTATATGGTAATTAAATCAGAAAAACCAGTTAGAAAAAAAAGATCTAAAAATCCTTTATTGTATAGAGTCTGTATTTCATGCAAAAAAGAACATAACATTAAAACTGGTTTCTACCATACCAATAGTACACTCTATGATGATGGTAAATATCCAGTTTGTAAAGAATGCCTTACCAAAAACCTGCCCCTGGCAAACCCAAAAGATTTAAACTACATCTCTGCGGTCAATGGATTACTGGCAGAAATAAATCGACCTTATATTCATGAATTATGGTTAATATCTGCCGAAGAATCTGAAAGACGAGATATGGATTTTCTAGGTGTGTATATGAAAAATATCTCCATGCCTCATACTAAAGAACTTTCTCATAAAGATAGCGATATCATTACGGATAAGGATAGCATGTTGCACCAAGAAGCCAATTCTCCATCCGACAATGAAAAAAAAGAAGGCTCTAAGCCTATTAGTGAATCACAAAATAAATATGACGATGAAGATATTGTTCTTACGTCAGAAGACATTCAGTCCCAGAAGGATTGTCATAGATTGCTTGGTTATGATCCATTTGATGGATATTTGGCGCTAGACAGAAAGTTTATGTATGCAGAAATAATTCCATATCTAGACGAAGATACTCTCGAAGACCAACATAAAATATCAATCATTATTCAATTAATAAATAACAATAGTCAGATACGAAAAATGGATTTGTTGATTAATAAATTGAGTTCTGATTTTGAGAGTTTATTGAAGAATAGCGCAGAAATAAAAAATCTTACCGCTATTAAAAAACAAATTACAGATAATAACGATAAATTAGCTAAAGAAAACGCCATAGCCATTAAACATCGTGGTGATAAAAAGGCAGGTCGTAGTACTCTCGGCTATCTTATGAAAGATCTGCGAGAATTAGGATTTGAAGATGCCGAAGAAGATTATTACGACATGAAAAAAGCTTATGGTATGAAAATGACAGCAGACATTAGTTCTAGAGCAATAATTAGCCAGTTGAATTTTGATGAAAAAGATATTGAGGATATGTTTAAAGACCAACGGGACTTAATAATCGAACTGCAAAGATCAAAAGAGGAACTTGAAGAGAGATTACGTTTGGCAAATAAACAGATACTTGATTTAAAGACTAGCGGTGAAACCAATGCGTAAACGATCAAAAGAGTTATTATCTCATAGAAAAATCGAACTTTATGAAAAAAATGCAGAGATTATAAAGTTTTGGAGAAGAAATCCTGTTATCGCTTGTGAGCAAATACTTGGGATTAAGTTACTGGACTCTCAAAAATATGTTTTGAATGAATCATGGACTAAACCATATGTAGTATGGTGCTGTTCGCGGAATTTCGGGAAAAGTTTCATTGGTGCAATATTTATGATATTAAAATTTCTCTTATTTGAGAATCAGCAAATATACATAATTTCAAGCGTTGGTAGCCAATCACAAGAAACATTTTTGAAGATCGAGAAAATAGCAAAACAAAGAATTGAATCAACGAAATCACTTAAAGATATTTTTAGAAATGAAGTCGTAACTAGCCCTGCTAACCAGGACGGATTCACACATAATCCGGCAAGCTTTCATACTCTTTCTTATAATGGCAGTGAGATATTCACACTTAACGGGAACCCCGACAATAACCGTTCAAAACGTGCTACGGCAGTATTTTTTGATGAAGCAGGATTTTCAAGTGATGAAATTGTTATGATCTCTGAAGCATTTGCAACCCAAGATAGTAACTTTGCAACCTCTACTGACTCTGGTTTTAATCTAGATTCACAAAGAAAAAAGAATCCTACTCAGCTAATCTACGCTTCCTCTGCAAGCGATGTCGATACCATCTTCTTCAAAAGATACAGGGAATTTTCCAAAAAGATGATTATGGGCGATGACAGATATTTTGTTGCAGATATCCCCTGTGACATTCCTCTAGATCCTCTGATGGATGGAGAAAAACATCCTCCTCTGCTTAAGAAAGAGCAAGTTGACAATGCAATGAAGACCAATCGAGAAAAAGCCCTTAGAGAGTATTATAACCGCTTTACAACCGATGGTGGCGAAGCTCAGGTTATTAAGAGAGGTATAATTACTCGAAACTCTATTAATCAATTACCAATCATGTCTAATGATAATACAGGTGATAAGTTTATTTTTGCGTTTGACCCCGCAAGAAGTTATGATAATTCGATTTGTTCTGTAATGAGGATTGTTGAAGACCCAAATATTGGATACTACGGTGAGATTGTAAATAGTGTTAGTTTTTCTGATTTGTCTAAGAAAAAACGTACTCCAATGATGACACCAGATCAAATAGCTTATTTTAAGGAAATGCTGTTGAACTATAACGGGAAGGCTCCAGACTATGAGAATATTTTAGGCGTTCTTTTTGACTCTGGTGCTGGTGGTGGCGGGATTAACGCATTCGCCGATAATTTGTTGGACGAATGGACTGATTCCAAAGGAGTTAAACACAAAGGGTTAATTGATTCTTCACATGATGAATATAAGAATGTTTCTTCTAGATATCCCACGGCAGTAAATAAGTTGCGGCTGATTTCTCCTAAAAAATATAAGGTGCAGATGGTCGAACAACTAAAAGAACTAATGGAACTCGATCTAATTAAATTTACTAAAGAGTATGACGGCAAAGGATACGCCAATCTTATTATTGATGATGACAAGGAAAGAAATATTAAAGAGCGTCATCTGACAATGGAAGAAGAAATAGCTCTTATCAATATTGATCTTATGAAGGAAGAGACCGTTAGCATTCATAGATTTAAATCGGGAAATAATAATGTCTCTTATGATTTACCAAAAGATAAAGAGAATAAGATTGGTGACGATAGATTCTATACGCTGCTACTCCTTGCTCATTTCCTTTATGAACTGAGAAGAGAAAGCATTACTAAGAAGAAACGAACCACATCTAATCCTATGGATTTCTTCTTTATGCGCAAGGCAACAGTTTATTAATCCCCTGCTCCATCCTCTCCCCTCAAACCATATAAGCATTGGAGGTGAATAAATGGTTAATGAAAATAAATCTTCTCCAGAGTATACGGAAGAAGAATTAAAAGAACAATATGCTAAAAAACTTCATGCTCACTTTCAAAAGTTAGAATTAATTAACTTAGAGACTTATCCGTATCGCTTAAAAGAGCAATTAATTGGAACATTTAAGAGAGAAGATTTGCGTAAATATTTGCAAGCACCAGAGATTGATGCTAATCAAAAGCAACTCAGAAGAATAAGTAAATATTTATATAACGTTTCTTCTCAATATAGACTTTCCTGTGATCATTTCTCTTCGCTCACAACTTTAGACCATATAGTTGAGCCTAAAAATTTCAACCCAAAAAAGGTTAATAAAAAATCATTTGAGAATCAATACTATAATACCGTCAATCAAGTTGAGTTGATGAATATTAAACATGAGTTTTCAAAAGTTTTACAAGTTGTTTGGCGCGAAGGTGTTTATTGTGGATATGTTCACCAAAACAAAGAAAGTTTTTTCTTTCAACAACTTGATAATGATTATACAAAAATTACATATGTTGAAGATGGTTTGTACTTCTTGAGTTTTAATTTAACTTATTTCTTTGTGTATCCAGAGAGATTGAGAATGTATCCTCAAGAATTTAGAGATGCTTACGACAGAGTAAAAGGTGATATTAAAAGAAGAAGCTCTTTCTTTTGGTATGAACTGGAACCAACCAATGTTATATGTATAAAGCATGATGAAACGAATTGGAACTTCCTTCCCCCCTTTGTTGGAACATTTGAGGCAGCATTGAATATTGCTGATTTCAAAGCGCTGGAAAAGGCTGAAGCCGAATTGGGAAACTCTAAATTACTATTTCAAAAAATACCTATTGACGATAAGAATAGTGAAGAAAATAAGTTTCTTATTACAGCAGATGTTGCGGCTCAATTTCATGAAAATATTCAATCAAACCTACCAAAACAAGTTGCTATTATCACATCTCCAATGGACGTTTCGGATATTACATTTGAAAAAGACTCCATTGATAGAAATAAGGTAAGTGAGGCAACCGCTCAATACTGGTCTGATGCGGGGGTGTCTCAGTTACTATTCAGCAGTAACGACAAATCCACATCTGCCTCATTATCTAAGGCGCTGCAAGCAGATGAAGCAAAGGCTTTTTTGATGCTGAACCAAATAGAAAGATGGATCAATAAATATCTTGGTCAATTCCCTGCTTACTCAAATTTTAGAGTCAGAATGTTAAAAACATCTGTGTTTAATATAGATGAATTTATAACTTCTCAGTCCGCCGCTGCAAATAGTGGGATACCTAATAAAATGGTTATTAACGCAGCACTTGGCGGAAAAGCTTCTAGTGGATATGCAAATGCATTCTTGGAAAATGAGATACTAAATCTTCAAGAAAAGTGGATTCCTTTACAGTCTGCTCATACTATTGCAGGAGATGAAAACGGAAGACCAAAGAGTAAGAAACCTTTATCTGAAGCAGGAGAAAAAACTATTGAAAATGATAGCAATAATCCTGAAACGAGAAAGTAGCAGCATTTTATATCGTCTTGATTGGAGGTGAGTAAACTGATAGACGAAAAAAAACTTTCTTTGAAGGCAAGTTTTGAAAATATCAAGAACTTTGATGACTCGTTTCTTCAGGTTAAAATGAAAGTATTTGCCTTTGGAGACAATCGGAATGGTTCTAGCATTACAAAAGAAGCATTTGAAATTGCTAAACCTACCATCTTTAATAAACCTATTGTTGCTAAATATACAGAAGATGAAGACATCTACGGTTCAGATGGTGATTTAGAAGGACACAATCCATATTTAACAACCGACAAAGATGGAAACCTAACAATCAAGAATGACACTTATCCTATTGGAGTTATTGGTTCTGATGCGAATGTTTCTTTTGAAGAAGTAAACGAAGGATCGGAAAAATCTCCAGATATTAAAACCTATGTCGTTGTTGATAACGTTTTTTTATGGAAAAGATATGAAGCTACACAGAAAATTCAAGAATGGATGAGTAAAGGAATAGAGCCAAAGGTTTCAATGGAGATCAACAATATTAAGGGTGGATACTCCAAGGATGCTGGTTGCTATAAAATAAATTCATTTACATTTGAAGCCGTTGCTGCATTAGGAAGCACTGTTACCCCTTGTTTTCCAATGGCTCAATTAGAACAATATTCTACATCTTCATTCGAAGATTCATTCTTTGAGATGTTAAAACAACTTAATTTTTCGCTGAAAAACATGCAACATTTAGAAAGTAATGTTGCAGAAGATTTAAAAGAAGGAGGTTTTAGGAAAGTGCCAGAAGATATTTTATCACTATTGCAAAAATATAGTTTAACTGAGGCAGATCTTATTATAAAAGAAATTGTTTATTCTGAATTCTCTATTGAAGACCTAGAAGCAAAAATTCAGGAAATGTTTGAGAAGGATAATGATATCAATAACAAAGAAGATTTTTCTTTAACATCTGAGCAATTAGAGAACGAACTTTACAGAAAACTGTGTGAAATCGAAACCCTAACAGAAGTATATTGGGATGAAGTTTATACATACCCTAGATATTCCTATATTGATAATAAGACCGTAGAAAATATTGTTATTGCTTGGGATTGTAAAGAGTGTTATATGGTTGGTGCTCCATTTACTATGGTGGGTGATGCTGTAGAAATCAATACCTCTTCCATTGTTAGATATAAGTCCGATTTTGTACCAATGGCAATGGATATGAATGAAGATATTGATAGCATGTATTCTGCTCTAGATGGAATTTCAAAATCAAAATCAGATTTCATGATTAATGCAAAAGAAAAGCAGCTCACCAAGAAATTCGAAGAAGATAAACAGAGAACTATCGCAGAATTGAATATAAACATTGAAAATCTACAGGCTAAGTATTCTGATCTGGAACTGAAGTTTCAAGCAACAGATGGAGAATTGGCTAAGAAGACTCAAATCGAACGCGAAAAGGCAGAAGCAGAATTATTCGAATCTTTCTCTACGTCTTTAACTGAAGAAGAGATTTCAATAGTTAAGGAAGATAGCGCTAATTTTTCACTTCAAGAAATTGAAGATAAACTTTGTGTGATTCTTGGTAGAAAAACTAGAAAAGTTCCTACTCAAAACTTCAGCAAAACTGAAGAAGCAGAAAAACCGATTCGCTATTCTATTGTTGACAATTCTCAGACCAAGACAGTCTCGGACAAATCATATGCAGACATCATTATTAAAAAAGAAGTAGATTAATTTATTAGTTTGTTCGTTGTGAAACGTATCAAATTATATTATATATTTTTATCATTGGTGCGGGAAATGATCTCGCGCTTTTTTGTATTTCAAAAAAACATACAAATATTAGGAGGACTTAAAAATGGCGGTACAAGGCGCAGTTCGTCTAGATAAGGTTGACGCAGTAAAAACAGGCAATGGTTTGATTTCTTTTAAGGCAACAGCAGATACACAGAATGGTTCAGTATTTTTCGCAGAAGATTTGGTGACTGGTGAACGCGAACTATTTACACCAGTCCAACCAGTAACAGCAACGCTTGCAGGTAAGTCTTTGTATATCGCAGCAAGTCCAGAAGTAGTTTATCTGGCTGGTCAAACATTGCTCGACTATTTTACTCCAAGTGGTGCCCCAGGTCGCGGAATTAAAACTAAAAATGGTGATTTGATTACCATTACAGACATCATGATCACAGGAACTACCGTTGTTGGTCAATATGTAATGCCAGCAAATGCTTCCTCGCTGCTTGCAATCTCCGCTTCGCTTCCTACGACTACTAAATTTATCGGTAAAGTTATCGAAAAAACAACCATTTATGGTCAAGCAGCATCTGTAATCGAAGTACTTGCAAACTAATTTTCAACATACTAAGGAGGATATATTTAAGATGACTACTGATAGAAATAAAATTGTTGATCTTGGGATCGACTTGGCAAAAGGACAACTGGGCAATTTCTCTAAATCCGAGGCAGAAGAATCTCTTCGTGCAATCTTCACTGAAATTCTAGGTGAAGAAAAAAATATGAAACGTGCGTTCCGAGCAAACGGACATAAATTGTTTACTGTAATGGAAGACATTCTTGATGTTTTGATTACTGAAGGTATTGAAGACCAATTTGCTGATTTCGTAGACTACCGCAATGTGGCTCACGGAGATCGTCCCGTATTTATGGTAGATGATTATCACTTGTTTAACGTAGCAACAATTGCTTCTGGCACTAATGCACTTCGCCGTCAGAGACTGGAACGCACTGGCAATACTGTGCCTACTGCGTACAAAGGGATTAAGATTTATGAAGAATTGGAACGTTTCCTTTCCGGTAAAGTGGATTGGGCTAAACTGATCTCTAAAGTTCAAGCTTCTTTTAATGCTCAAATTGGTGCAGATATTGGTGCAGCAATCGTTACTGGCTATAGCGCTCTTTCTGCTCCTTATACATATACAGGAACTTGGGATCTGACTCAGTTCAACACTCTGATGATGCATGTTGAAGCAGCTACCCAACGCGAAGCTATGGTTGTTGGTCAAAAACTGAGCTTGCAGAAGGCCGTTCCTTCTTATGTTGCCTATAACGGTCAGGTTGTTGCTGATCGTAATAAAGACGGATTCTTCAAAGTTGTAGATGGTCGTAATTTCTACGAACTTAAACAATCCCATATTCCTGGTACTGATACTTTTGCAATTGGCAACTTCCTGTTGGTTCTTCCAACTACTGAAGAAAAGATTGTTAAACTTGTACTTGAAGGAGAACCGGAAATCGTTCAATCTTCGAACGACAACAATGCTAATGCTGATGATAGCGTAGAATACACATTCAAGAAGAAATATGGTGTATCTGTACTGACTTCAACTAAATATGGTGTATACATTCCTTCGTAATAAATATATAAAAACAATTTAGGAGAGAGTTTTTATAATCTCTCCTAAAAATAATGTAAAAAGGGAGAGTAAAAATGGCTGAAAAAAATATTGAAGCGACAACTGAGGTTGCAACAAAAAAGAAAGTAGTTAGAAAAATTACAGATGACACAAACGTAACCGTCCTCAGCAATTGTAAGGGTCTCTTGTATTATAAATCTACCTCAAATGTTATCAGAGAGTGGGGAGCACAAGGGGACGAACAAGAACTTACTATTAAAGAACTGAAAGAAATGAAAGCACAGCAGTCAGTATTCTTTAAAGAGAATTGGATCATTTTTCCTGAAGATCAACTTGACGTTATTTCACATCTTAAGATTGATGCACATTATAAAAATTCTATTCTTCCAGATGAAATTGATTTGATGTTACAAAAATCGGTCGAAGAATTAAGTGTCATTCTTGATAATGCAACAACTGGAGTTAAATCTCTCATTTTAGGAAAAGCCAGAGAAAAATATGAATCAAAAGAACTGACTGATACCCATATCATCAACTTGATTCAAGATAAACTCAACGCTGATATTGATATCGAAAATCCTAGACGATAAGGGGTGTCTTTGATGACCCCAACTGTTTATACTGAAATTTTCACAGTATTTCAATCTCAAATAAATGATCCAATATTCAACGCCTCGTCTGTTCGAGAAGCAATATCTTTTCAATACTTGCTTAATTCTATTCCAAAATTCAGAAGATGTTTGCAGGATTTAAATGATCGCGATGATTCTAATTTGACTTTTAATATTGAATTGAGTTTAGATGAGGTTCAGATATTGGGTAATTTAATGGTTGTTGAATATCTGAGTTCTCAAATAGTCAATCTCAGTTTAATTGAGCAAGCAATGACATCTAGGGAATTTGCAATGACGAGTCAAGCAAATCATTTGGAAAAGTTGCTCGTACTTAGAACGGATAGAAAAAAAGAGATATCGAAGATGATTGTAGATTATACTTACAATTTCTTTGGCACAGATAAATTGAAATAACAACCACTAAAAAGGTGGTGAAGCATGTCTTATATAGATATATTCAATCAAAGAAACGAAGATTATGGTAGCAGTATACGAGATATCCGAATTAACTCTACAAAAGCAAAGATTGTTGGTTCTTTTTACAATAACCCTTCTTACTATAATATTTTACTCTTGACTCCCTTCTCTCCTCTCACCTCTACTCAATCAGATGTTTGGATTACTGATGATAGTGATACTAAATCTCAAAAAATAGTAACTGCTATTCCTGGTCAATCTGTGAATGTGGGATATTTATATTTCTGGAATAACGAATATTGGCTCACTGTCCAAAACGATCATCAACTTGGAGATATGTATGATAGAGGAACAATGATTCGTTGCTATTCGTCAATTAAATGGCTAGACGAAAATGGCGATATTAGAGAGTCATGGTTCTGCTTTAAATCAGACTCCGCCACTAATTTTGGTATAACTGATGGCAAAGTAATTATTATGCCCAACGAACGTAGAAATATCACCATTCAGAATAATGAATGGTCAAGAAAGATTGAAAAAGATAAGCGATTTATTCTTGATGGACGAGGTTGGAGGGTAACATCGGTAGATCGTTTGATTGATGGGATAATTAATTTAACGCTCGAAGAAGGGTTTTATAATAAAGATACTGATAATATGGACTTAAGAATAGCTGATTATTATGAAAATATCCACTCTTATTCCATAAAGATTTTAAATGGAGAGTCAGCCGTTGCTAGTGTCGGAGATGCGTTACAGTTAAGTATTGACGCTAAAGACATGAAAAACGGATCGGTTGTTTCAACAAATCTACCTATTACTTACTCCTCTTCTAATGAAGCAGTCGCTACTGTTTCTGAGTCTGGAGTTGTAGAAATGTTGACAGATGGTGAAGTCACCATAACAGCATCTTTGACAGATCATCCTAGCATACACACTTCGATTCTGTTGTCTATTTCTAATGTAATTACAAATAATTATTCAATTGCAATCACTGGTGCTGATATTTGTAAGGTCACTCAGTCACAATCGTATTCCGTAGTTATTTATAACAATTCTATACCAGATAACACGAAGACTGTTTTATGGAGTTTGGTTAATGATGCTTCAGACTCATTTACTGACCTTGCACAAATAACCACTCAAACAGGAAACTCTTGTGTCATTAAAGGGTTAAAATATCTGAGTCCACAAACTACAAGTTTTGTTAGATTGGTTGCTACGTGCGGCGAATTATCACTTTCTGTAAATAAGAGAATTCAAATTAAGAGTGTCTACTAGAAAGGAGAATGAAATGAATAATTATTTCACTTTGGAAAACTCTGATGTTCTAATCAAGAATATATTTATGAAATTGACTCAGAATCAGACTTTGATGAAATGTTTAAAATATCCAACCAAGGATGCAATGTATAGTCCAGATCTTACACAAGAAGAAATAAATTCCTTGTATGATAATTCAGATCCAAAGCAAATAAGAATATCTTTCACTCCTTTCAATTTATCATCTGTAGATGAAGAAAAAAGTGAGATTCGAATATTTATAAGAGAGTTCTCACCAAATAACTTCGTAATGTCCAATACTTGCTTTGCTATTCAGGTAATCTCAAGCAATCAAATTTGGTTGATGGATGAGGGTCGTATGAGACCTTTGATCATGATACAGGAAATATTAAAGGAAATTCATGGAGCAGACATCGAATCAATAGGACTTGTTTATGTAGATAAACCCATTAGACTATACAGTTACAACACTTACTTTTCAGGATATGAAATATATCCAGAGGTGAGGTCGGTTTAAATGCAAATATGGGGAGAAACAAGATTCGTTAAAGGTATTGAGATATTTCCCATCACCATGAAAGATATTGATGAATTCTATGACTCAGTTCAGTGTCTATTGTTTCAAAAAAATAGAATGCAGGACATCCGTATAATCAAGATGACATATCTTGATTTTTTATTTGTCGTGGCATCACAAACTGGTGAACAACATGTTTTGGATAAATTAGACAAGGTTTTAAGCCTAGTTCTTAACGGAGCAAAATATGGTTTCTTATATGATGAATCACGCATTCTATTGCAAATTAATGATGTTGTATTTGATGGATATGAATTTGATGAAATCAAAAAAGTAATTCTTGAAATGAATATGATTAAAATTGATGATGATATGTTAGATCCAGAAATGGAACAAACATTAATGGAAGCAGAAGAATTTCTATCTAGGAAAAACGGCAGTCCGCCCACGCTAGAGGAAAGAATAGTTACACTTCATTGTCTATCAAAACGACCATATAAAGAAATAAAAGAATATACTATCTATCAATTCAATAAAACATTAGAAAGATATTCGATCATTAAGAATTTTGATACATATGCTGCTCTGTTGGCCGAGAACGGAAAATCAGACGAAATAGAACATTGGTTGTCTCATGTAGAAGAAAAAGCAAAATATGCAGATGTAACTATGACTGAATCTCAGTTCAAGAAAATTACTTCAGACGGAGATATTTTCAAATCATAGTTCATTTCAATTTATAAAGTAAATATAACGTTTTAACTATCTAGGAGGATGAATAATGGCGGCTAACAACCAACAGTTTTTGGTATCAGTATGTGACGTTCAATTGCGCGACACTACGGCAGACCTAATTGTACTTAAGGGTAAGACACTCATCAGTTCTGCTTTGAATCAAACCATGAATAGCCAGGAAGTACGAGGCGGTTTTGGTAACGCCCTGCAATATGTTTACAATTTTGAAAAGAAGCTCGATGTTACTATTGAGGATTGTCGTTTTGATGAAACATATATGGCAATTTCTAATGGTACGAGTATTGTTTCGGCAGCAAAACCATTCTATGTACAAGATGAAGTAGTTACTCTCTCTTCTGGTTCTGGTACTGTTTCTGGAACACCAGTAGGAAATGTATATGTACAAAAAGCAGACAATTCGTTGATCACTGTAACTCCTACTGGCAGCACGTTCGCAGTTTCTGGTGGTGGAAATACTACTGTTAAAGTTAGTTATCGTGCAACTTCTACTGTTGACTACATCGAAGTGTCGGCTGATGGCGTACCTGCTGCTTATGAGTTGACTATGACAGCTAAAATTTTTAATGCTGCTGGTCAATCTGCTGTATGGCAATGTGTAATCCCTCAGTTCAAGGTTTCCGGTAACTTCTCGCTTGAGTTTACCGCTAGTGGTGTAAGTACAAGTAAATTGGATGGAATGGCACTGATTAATCCTTCCGATAATGCTTATGCTTATGTGTATATTAAGCCAATTGCTGCATCGACCGCAAGCTATCAGGCAATTGCAGCAATTCCATCTACCATGTCTCTGTCCACTACTACTACAACATCGCAGATTACCGTTTATGGCGTTCGTGGTGGCATTTACGCAAACACAATTATTCCTGCCGCTGATTGCACATATGTTTCTGGAACTACTGCTACTTGCACAGTCAACTCAAGTGGCTTGGTCACACGTGTTGCGGCTGGTACGAGTTTGATTACGGTAACGCACACGGCAACAGGCATTAAGGATTATATCCAAGTGACTTCTGCATAAAAGTAATAAAAATACAATAGGGAGAAGTCGGCTAAAATGCTGTCTTTTCCCTATTTTTTTCTTTCTGAGACACGATATAGAGATTTTTTATTTTAAGAAGTCTGTACTAAGTGTCTTATTGACACTAAATATATTTAATGGGAGTGAACAAATAAATGACTAAAAAACTTACCGCTGCTGAGTTAAATAAACTTAGTTCAAAATTCAATGAACTTAAAAAAGTACATATTCTTGATGGTCAATATGAAGTATCAATCTACACTAGTTTCCGTGAGTCACTGATTGAGAATGTGGTTATGACTTACATTGGACTGCTCGAAGACTTAAAGAAAAGCGAAAATGTAACAAATGAAACAATTAAGAATACTGTTGTACTCTTGGATACATTGATTCTTAGAGAGTTCACCGACCTTCCTATCCCAAAGAAAAATGATATTCCTAACTTGATTAAATTTACACATAATCTGCTTGATAATGGAATCCTAGTCGAAGTATATAATCATATTCCAAAGGATCAGATTGAGAAAGTAAAAGCCAAACTTGAACAAGTATCAAAAGGCATTGGCGAAGCAACAGCAGAGCTTGCAATTCAAGCAGCATTACAAGAAGCAAAAACAGCCGAAAACATTGAAGTTGATTCTGATGAACTTTAAAAATATTAATGAATTAGCTAAATATGTTAACCAGCAAGTACTACCCAAAACACTCAAAGAAGATGTTGGTGAAAAACTGGTCAGACCTAAGATGAAGGAGAATATTCAATCTGAGGTTTATGATGTTTATGAACCAGTAATTTATGAACGTTTGGGTGAAAATGGTGGTTTGATTGACGATGCTAATATTCATGTAGATATGATTAATTCAAATACAGTATCCATTGAGAGTAAACGTATGGATGATGGTAGAGATGTATCTGTCATTGTTGAAACTGGTGTTGGGTACAACGAGGAATGGCCTTTCCCTTATACGCATAAAGGGAGGCCCTTTACTGAGGTTACGAGAGATGAATTGTTGAATGATGGTAGCGTTGAACATGCTATTTATAATGGGCTGAAGAGACAGGGATTAAGTGTGAAGAAGTAGTATGTGAGTTTTGATGAAATGGTTATTTTGTGAAAATATTTGGCAAGTAAAATGAGAAGGTGAATACATGGTAAGTATAAATAAAAATATGCTCAGAGAAACAGCCGACAAGCTCCCTCCTGTTGACGAAGAGAAATGGCAACTGGTCAATGAAGATTACCGTAACTTGGTCGAGGAGTACATCTCGGTTCAGGCACATAGTCAGAAAACTAAAATTCAATATAAATCATGTTTAAGACAGTTCGGTTATTACGTTTATAAGAGCATGAATAATAAGCCATTACACGAGATCAGCAAACGAGATTTTTTAAGATATATCAGTTTTTTAAGAGACACAAGAAAAATGTCCTCTAGTGCCATCGGTTTACGCAAGGCATGTGTCTCAAGTCTTTCTAACTATATAGAGAATGTTGTTGCGGATGATGACAAGAATTATAAAACATTTAGAAACTTCACTCGTGGATTACCAGCTATATCGAAAAATCATGTATACACAAAAGTAAAAATATCAAAAGACGATTATGATCTATTGATGGAAACATTATTGAATGATAAAAACTATCTGGGTGCTGCATGGGTAGCATTTGCTTTTAATGTAGGTGCAAGACGTGCAGAGATCCCACAGTTTAAAACTGAGATTCTTAACTATCCTATTGTTGAAGGTGGCGGCTACACAATGTCTCATATAATTCGTCTGAAGGGTCGGGGCGAAGATGGGAAGCAAGAGCCGTATATGGTGAATGAAGAAGCATTGCAGTATGTGAAACTTTGGATTGAAAAACGGGATTATGAATCAGAATATATTTTTACTACTAAATATGGTGGAGAAGTTGGTTCCATGTCGGAAGCTTGGGCTAATGAGTTTTGTAAAGAAACTCTTTCGAATATTCTAGGAAGACGGATAAACCCTCATCTTTTTAAAGCGTCTTGTGTTACATATCTATTGGAAGTTAAAAAGGTTCCTATAGAAATAGTCTCAAAATATATAGCTCATCACGAGAATATCGCTACAACTATAGCCCATTATGATCTTAGAGATTTTGCCGAAGAAAGAAATAAGATTTTTGGCTAATATAACGTAGAAAAGATAGGAGATAAATAATGAAAGCAACCATTCACGGTATTGAAATCGAAGGAACTGTCGAAGAAATTGCAAAGCTAATTTTTGAAATTGATTCTAATAAAAAATCACCACCTGCCTCCACTTTTCCAACTTATCCTACTTATGTGCATTATCCACCAACCTATGTCACCCCTCTGCCTTCTGTAGTTAATCCTAACCCAATTATGTATCCGCAGGTATGGTGTGATGGGTTTTCAGATAGTGGAAGTGTTACGTGTAAACAAGACGATAAAATTCAAATGTATAATTCTTCATCTGTGGATACTGTACAAGGTTTTTTTGATGGACTAGAAAAATTAGTTTTAAAAAATAACACTAGATAAAACTATCATTTCATGAGGAAATCACGTTAAAAAAGTCCAATGTTTATGCGGGTTTCTGAATCATTAAATTTATAAAAATTGAATAATTCTCGAAATAGTCAACATCTGCTTATAGGTGTTGGCAGTTTTGCAAATTATTTAGAAAAAAATTCATTATGTAATTATTTGGTCATATCGGGAATACTATATGTTAATTCTCTCTTGATTTGTGTTATAATAAAATTAGCCAAATAACTTAGGAGATGTGATGTTTGATGAGTAATGTCGTGCAATTGCGAACAGTTTCAAACCAAGCCGTAGCAGACAAGCAGAAGAAAAAGTCTCTTTTCAAACAAGCACTGAGCGAACTCCAAAGAGATACTGGTATTGACTATTACAAAGTTATTACTGGTGATCCGAAGGAGAACAATCGGCTTAAGTTTAAACAACATCAAGAAAAGCTTCTAGAGGGCTAATTTTGTCAAGGGAGAAGATTTTTCTTGGTTAATAAAATTGTAGCATCAGAAACCGTATTCAGTAATCAACGGTCATTCAAAAGAGGCGAGATTTTTAATGTTGATTTTGGTGGAGAAAAGAAAAAGATAAAACGCGATTCATGCGTTATCAGTGGGACACATAGAGCTATCGTTCTATTTGACAGCGAATTTCCACGGAATACCGTAGTCGTACTTCCTATTACATCATTGTTTAATAAAAAAGGGATAAGAAAAAAGACAATTATGACTGATGTGATCTTAAAAAAGAAAGAATACATTGGTCAACTCAGCAAAGATTCGTTTGTCATGACAAATCAGGTTCAGTCTGTTACGCGCAATCGACTCGAAGATAAAAAGGGTGAACTTACTCCCATAGATATGTTCAAGGTTGATTTGCAACTGATTGAAACATTAAGTTTGAAAGAGACTATTCAGAACCTTGTAGAAGAGCAGGTTGAAAAGAGACTGGTTGAACTCGGATACAATGTTGAAAATGAATTGGACGCATGAGCATTTAAGTCACTCGAATGAGTGGCTTTTTATTATGGTCCTCTACTCTCTTGGGATAATTGTGTTGTGACTTAAATAATTAATCGTGTAATTGGAGTTTAATTAATAAATATATGTTTACAAATTAATTATTTAGGTTATAATATAATTAAGGTAGAATTAAACCAAATAATATCTCCAACATATTGTTTCATACATGATTGAAAATTATGGCATCTCCGATACATATCGCTTATACTTTTAAGTATGAGTGGATAAATTTGGGGGTGTTTTTGTATGTTGGGAATGAGATTGAAAATGGGAAGAAAGATAGTTGCCATGGGAATTTGTGTGGTTTTGGCTATGGTGATTTTGGGTGGGTGTAGTTCAAATAATGCTGTTAGTTCCGTCAATACAGATAATCAAAACAACATCGAAATTAGTAATGAAATGAGAACAGAATTAGACTCGCTAATTAAGGATAAAGACTACAGTTCTCTAATTACGAAAACCGAAGAATATAAGGATTCTAATGATGAACTAAATGCAATTTATCATTATGCATCTGCATTAGAATCAATTCACGATGAAGATGATTATATGGTTTATTCAAATACACACGATATCCCATCTCAATATAAAGATCGATTCACTGAATTAATCAATGAAGAAAAAGAATCTTATAAAGCTCAAAAAGAAAAATCAGATGTTGAAAAATATAGGGATAAACCACCCGTTATTGGGGAGACCAAAGAACAACTTAAAACTTCAAGTTGGGGATTACCTAACGACATCAATAAAACAACCACAGGGGATAATATTTCTGAACAATGGGTTTATGGTGATGAAAAGTATGTATATCTTGATAATGGGATTGTAACTGCAATCCAAGAATAAATAATATTAAAAAGCACATCTTCTTAACAGAAGGTGTCTTTTTGTATGTTTTTATTTATCTGGAATATATTCGATAAGGTCAGAAACAGAACAATCAAAGGCTTTGCACAACTGATCTATCCATTCCACTTCTATTCTTTTGATTGTTTCATTATAAAGCAAACCAACTGTTGCTTCTCTGATTCCCGTAATTTCAGACAGTTGTTTTCTTGTCATTTTATGTTTTCCAAGCATTTCAGCCACATTTATTTTAACCATTTGCTCGCCTCCATTAATTAATAAATATATGTAAATCTATTATATACTCAAACCAAATCTATTGCAAACAAAATTCTAAATAAACACTTTACAAATTACTCCTAGCGTAATATAATTACCTTAGATGATATTATATTTCAGGAGATGATGATCATGAAAACAAAGGTTCAATTAATAACCCCTCTTTTCGAGCAAAGCAATGTTTATTATGTTAGAGATGGATTTGGCCGCACTTGGCATACAGTTGCAAACAGTTCCCAAGTTGCAAAATCAAACATCAAACGTGGAGAAGATACTCTAACATTCAAATTATACACTACTTCTAAGATGGGCGAAAGCCTGCCCGAGTATGATTTCAAAAACATGATTTTAGATATGTTGGAAAAGATGGGTTTGTCGGATACATATGAATATGAGACCGTTGTTGGATGGGATGATAAGGAATGCTTTTCTTTTATTCAGAAAAGTTCAATGCATCCTTGTGATCTACTAATTGAGATAAATAGATTCAAGAATACTTGCGAGGTGTAATTAAATTGGACTACAAAACTTTATATGATAATTTTTGGAGATATTATAGCGAATATGGTAGGGTTCCAGGTAAAAACTCTCTAAAAGCAACCGATGGTTTTATATCTTCATATCAATATACTAAATTCTATAACAACAAAAAATGGAATGAAATCGTCATTCTTATGGGCGCAACACCAAACAATACCATGTGGGCAGAAGAAGAGTTGATTTGTCTGCAAGTCAACTGGGAAAAATATGACGATGAACAACTATCAAAAGAATTAAATAAAACAATTGACTCGATTAGATATAAAAGAAATGAACTTGGATTACACAGAGCATCAAAGAAACAAAAATGGGAACGGTGGGAAATTGATTATTTAAAAGAAAATTTCGCATTCACTCCAGAAGATGAAATTGCTGAGAAACTAAGTCATAGAAAATATTCAACCATTAGAGCATACGCCACAAAAACACTTAAAATCAAAAGATATAATCATCTTCATAAGTTTAAATTAGAAGGAGAAAAGAGAATTTGTAAAGATTGCAATAAAATATTACCAGAGAACGATCAATTCTTCTATAGAGATAGGAATGGGTTTAGAACAAGATGCAAAGAATGTTGGGATCTTAATGTAGAAATGAAAAGTAGAAAAAACGGGAAAGTTACAATAAGATTGAAAAATGAGTTACTTATCCAGGGAGCCGCATATTGTTCATCCTGTAAAGATTGGCTTGAGACATCCAAGTTTCGTACAAATTTTAACGATGTTGAAAATATTCATCGTTATTGTGAGGAATGTGAAAGAAAATATTTAAGAGAATATCACCTCAAAAAGAGACTTGGACCAAATTATTCAGAAGATGACTACTATGATAATCTGATCGTCGATTCTGAAGGAAATAGATGTGATTCTATACCTGAAATGATTATCTCGAACTGGTTTATTTCAAAAGGCATACAATATATCAGTCATCCTCTCTACCGTGACTATTTCGATAAAGATCAAACCAGAAGAAGACTTGATTGGGTAGTTAGTTATAACGGCAGAGAATATTATATTGAGTATTTTGGTCTTTGGAGTTCTCAACAATTGAATAATCCATTCATTTATAAATATATAAAAAAAGCAAAGAAAAAAATATCAAATCTTAGTTCATGGGGATACATTGACAATTGCATTTTTATCTTTCCTGGAGATTTAGAAAATAAAACATTAGATGAAATTTTCAAGCAAATTATATAAAAAGGTATTAAAGAAGCATTCGTTTGAATCGCTTCTTTTTTGTTTGCCCAAAAGTAAGTAAAAGGAAGTGATTTGAATATAATGGCTGATAACATGAAGATTTTGATAAGTGCTGCACTCGATTTAAGCCGCGCAGAAAAAGATATCAATAAGTCGATTGAACAACTGAGCAAGCATCCGTCTCTTCAAAAGCTAAAGTTAAATATAACTATTAACGATGATTTTATTAAGAACCTCTCCTCGTTCTCTAAGAATCTTAATTTAATTACGTCACAAATTAATCAGCAGAGTTCAGCCAACAATACTCTTAATAATGGGTTAAATACTACTACAAAAAGTATTAACGAACAAATTAAGGTAACAAACGAAGCTATTGCTGCTGAAAAAAAGTGGCAGATTGAACGCGAGAAAACAAATAGTAAAGGAATTAAAACAACTACATATGGAAGCACAGAAACAAACGCAAAACAGGTAGTAACCACTCTTCCCGATGGCTCCATTAAGAATATAGACAATATACAGAATCAAATAAAAGACGCAAAAGAACTTCAGTCTTTAATCAATAAAATGGCTGAAGGTAGAATTGCTTCTGAATCAAGAGTTCGTGACTTCCAGCGACACTGGAATCAAAATCAATTAAATGAAATTACAAAAAATTCTAAAACAGAATTGGCATTGGCTGAACAAATGGCTCAAGGAAGAATTACCGCCGAATCTAAGACTAGGGATTTTGAGCGTCAATGGAATGAGAGCCAACAGAGAGCGATTCAGAATAATGCTGACTTAGAACGGGCTGAGATTTCTCGCACCCAACAAACAAGAAAGGCATATGAGGATTGGTATTTAAAAGCTATTCGCGAACGTGAAATTCAGGATGCTAAAACATATACCAACTTAAACAGTAAATTAGCAACGAGTAAAACGACTGCTGTTACTGGTGTTGAAAATACAAAAGCATTAGATTTGCTTAATCGTAAATATGATGAAGTTGCACAAAGAATTGCAATGATTCAAGCATCTGGTCGGCAACTTACAGATAGTGAACTGAATGGTATTAACCGCAGAATTAAAGCCCTAAACGACCTTGCCTCTAGACAAATGAAAGCAGAACAAGAATTAATATCGATTCAAACCAAGGCCGAGCAGAAAGTGGCAAGTTTAAGCAGTGCTTATTCTAAAATTGACACCACAAAGCTAAATTTGCTATTGACGCAATTAAAAAATCTAACTACTTCGACTGATAATTATAAGGCTAAAGCCGCTCAACTCGTTGCCGAAATTAGACAGATTGGAGACGAAGCAAGAGCAACTTCTGGTCACACTCGTACGTTTGGAGATAGTTTAAAATCTGCAATGTCAAATATCTTACTCTATTCTGGAGTAGGAAGTGTATTCTTTGGGATAACTAGCGCACTAAAAGAAATGACAAGAACAATCATCGATGTGGATAGCCAAATTACGCAATTAAAGCGCGTAATGGATAACGATACAGATTTTGATAGCATGTTAGAGAAAAGCATTGAATTAGCGAATGAATTGGGTCGAAGTATTAAAGAAGTAAATGAGAACGCCATTGGTTTTGCCCGGATGGGATTTGATGAAAGTCAAACAATTGAACTAGCAAAAACTGCAACATTGTTTCAGAATATATCAGATTTGACTCCTGCTGAAGCCGTAGACACTTTAACGTCTGCTATGACGGTGTTTAATGTGGAAGCTAGTAAGAGCATTGAAGTTGCAAATAAAATCAACGAGGTAAAAAATTTCTGCCTCCTTATACAGTAATGTATAGTGAAAAACCTTTTCTGATTGACTTGGAGACCGTAACACACTATGGTGACGGCAACAGGGCGCAAGCGAGAGCAGCGTGAACGACTAAGTGAAAAGGCTCCTATTTACTACATAGGATGAAGCGATAGTCTGAACTTTATGGAGACATAAAGAGAGAAATCCGAAGAGTTTTCTCCGCTATATTTTAAAATGAATATAGTCAGTAAGATTCTCAAAAAGAAGAATCTGAAAGTAACAGAATGTGATAATAACTTTGCTATTTCCTCTCAAAACATTGCTTTAAGTATCACAAAGGCAGGCGCTTCAGCTAAGGCTTTTGGCGTAACAATGGAAGAGTTAATCGGGAATACGACAGCCATTACTACAGCAACACGTGAAAGTGGTTCAGTGGTCGGTAAAATAGTTGCCGCCTAGTATGGGAACATATTAGTGAAAAATCTCTACTGATTGACTTGGAACTCCTTATAAACAGGAAGACAGGGCGGAAGTTTAAATACACCGTGAACGACTAAGTGTAGAGATATCCAGACCGGATAAAGCGATAGTCTGCACTCTATGGAGACATAGAGAGGAACGATCGAAGAATCGTTCTTGCCGTAATGTTCTGATTACGGTCAGTAATTATGTTTATAAGCATAATGAAAATAACAGATCGAACTCACTGAAAACAATATATTCACGTTTAACCACCATGAAAGATTCCGAGTCTGTGCTTGCTGGGGTTGGAGTTCAGATGAGGGATTTAAGCGGAGAAACACGAGATGTATCTGACATACTGGTAGATTTGGCCTCTCGCTGGTCTAGTCTTTCCAAGGAACAACAGCAGTCAACTGCTGTCAGTCTCGCGGGTAAAAAATCTGCCCCCTAATTAAGCGATTAATTAGTGAACTGCCAACCATATCGGTGAAACTCCTACTGTAAACCAGCCAAATATATGATTGATCGTCCAAATGGGATACCTTTAATCTATATAGCTTGTTTTATTATACAGGGACAATACCGAGGTAATTGTTCTATTTGAATAGAACTCGAACCGTAACGACTGAACGTTGGCTATCTCTAAACATTTAGAGATAAAATTACAGTCTGACCTCTATAGTAATATAGAGAGAGATGGTCAAGTGTAAAGACACTTTTAAGAAGAACCATTTCCGCTGCATTGATTAAAATGCAGTCAGTAGGAATTGAATATTCAATTCTGAAAGTAACAGATTTGAGATTTCAATTATCTAGGTTTCTTGCCCTCATGCAGAACTATCAGATTTCTTTAAATGCAACAGAGACCGCGTTACACTCACAAGGTTCTGCCGTATCCGAAAATACCAAGTTCATGCAATCCTTGGAAGCCAGAATACAAAAGATGAAGACAGCCTGGGACACCCTCTCCCTCTCCGTTGGTAATGCTTTAATATCTGATTCAATTGTAGTCCTTACCTCGCTAATGACAGGATTAGGTAGCGCCCTAACAAAAACTGTCGATACATTTGGTGCTCTTCCTGTTATTTTTGGTGTAATTGCCTCTGGAGTATATCTCTTAAATGCTTCGTTTAAGGCATTTATTATTAATCTATTTGGTATAACCACTTCTGCTTCTGCTGCATCTGGAGCACTAAGTAGAATGACAGTCGTCTTAGGAGCGGTTAAAATTGGCCTTAGAGCTTTGCTTGTCAGTAGTTTAGTTGGGGTTGCATTTGCTGGATTGGGGTTTATACTCGAAAAAGTTATAGGTCATTTCTCTAATGCTTCTGAAGTGATGGACGATACTGGAACTAGCTTAGATAAACTTAAAGATAAAACCGGGAGTCTAAAAGAGCTACAAGAATTATCGAATGAATATGATAATCTAACCAAAAAAACGATTTTAAACACCGAAGAGAAAATAAGATTAGCAAGCGTCGAATCTGATCTAGCAGCCAAGCATGGCATCACCATGAGCACAGTTGAAGATCAGACAGTAGCGGTAAAAGAAAATACACTTGCTATTGGAGACAGAATTAAAGCGCTCAAAGAAGAGGCAGCAATTGAGCAACAAAAGGCATTAGATGAGTACAAGGCCAACAAAACAGCAATTAATTCTGAGATTGAGAGTCAACAGGCAAAAAAGAATTCTGCACAAGCCGAAATTGATTCTTTATCTAAAATGCAAGAGCAACTCGAAAGTAGCATTGCAAACAAACAGACAATTAAAAATGATAAGGGTCAACTTGGTAACTTTGCTCCCTACCAACTTGAAGTCAACCCTTCTGATTATGATACTTCTGGGTTGGATGTTATTTCAGAATCAATAGCACAGGCCATTCTTGACGCAAAAGATAAGTTTGATTCCGCTGGAACCGAGTTCGACAAGGCAGTAAGCAAGCGCGAACAAGCGTTTAAAGCTCAATTTAGTGCTTATGCGGATACCATTGAAGCTGGTGGTACAGAGGTCAAGGCATCTACAAGAGTCTTAGCTGATGGATTCGCTTCTATTATGGCAACCGCTAAAACTGATGATTTGGATATACTTGCAAAATATAAAAATGAAGTTTTCAGTATTTTCCAGAATACAAAAGTTAATAGTATGGATGACGCAGTAGCATCACTCGAAAGATTTGCTGGGTCTGCAAAATTAACAAAAGATCAATTTAACATCCTTCAAACAGCGATCAGCCAATTAAATTTCCAAGGAGTTAATGATGGCGCTGATGGTGCCGCCGATTCGTTGAGTGACGCTGAAGATAAGATATTAACTTTATCAGAAGCAATGGACATTCTGGATGATGTTGTTGGTGGCTCAACCTCTCAAATGGATGCATTTAGCAAATCAGTTGCCAATGGTAAGAGTGAAATTGACCTCATTAATACTGCCCAAGGAGAAATGGCAGATAAGGGATATTTATCTGTTGAGACCTTAGCTAAATTAACTGAGACTTTTGGTGACTTTACCAGTGTTGTTGGTTTAGGCAAGGATGCTATTGTAGCTTATATGAGAAAGAAGGAGCAAGAACGAGTTTCTTCTATTAACTCTGAAATAGAAAAGACAAAAAATCTTATCCAAAATGCTACAGACAGAATTGCTACAATGGAAGCCGAAATGAGAGCCATTGATAAACTTAGAAATGCCTATGGAGCTTTAGTAAATAGTGGAGAAATGACTGATCTCGAAGCTGAACGAAGATTAGGAACTATTGCTAAGGATAAAAGTGATTCAATTGGGTTGACTGCCGAAAAACAGACATTGGCTGGCCTTCAAGCCAAACTTGGTTTATTAAACTATATTTCGGCTGACTATAGTGCAACTGCGGCTGAAACTGGATCATCAAAGGATAAAGAAAAAACATCAAAAGACAAAACCAAGTCAGAAAAAGATAAAGACTTAGCAGAGTTTAAAGATGCCACCGAACAGCGTATTAACGCCATAAATGCCGAAGCAGATGCTCAAACTAAACTTAATGCCCTGTATAAAGAAAAGTCATCTGGGTATGAGTCAGATAAAAATTATCCTGCTGCTATTGAACAAACTACTAATCTTCTTAAAGGACAAAAACTAGAGACCACAAAACTTCAACAAGCCAATACAAAACTAATTGCGGCCAGAGATGAAGTTCAAGCCAAAGCAAAGCAATATAGTATGATTTCATGGATAGATGCTAATGGAGAAGCCACCACTTCATTTACCAATCTATATAATTCCATGAAGTCTAAAACGGCACAAGAAGCGTTGCAAAAACAGTTTGATCAGTTTCAGATGTATACAAAAGCTATCAGAGAAAATAAGACTGCCATAACTGATAACATAGCAGCACAGAAAGAATCACAAAAGACATTGGATAATCAGAAACTTGAGAATACCAATGTATGGCTCGATAAGATGAGCAAGTCTTATGAGAAGATTCAGGATAAAGTTGATGACTCTAAAGATGTCCAAAGTTTACTCAATGAGGATTCTGCTGACTATCGCAGTGAACTTAAAAAGCAGATTGACTTATATAGGGAAAAGTTGGCGGCAGTTGAAAAGGACACTGAATCCATTAAGGCTAGAATTAAGCAGAGTGAAAATGCGAAGACAGCAGACAAATTAACCACAGAGCAATTAGAAGCCCTAAATGCTCAATTAAAGGCTAACAATGATACTTGGTATGATACATCGCTTGCAATCAGAGAAGCGACTAGGGCGGCAATCGACTTCTCCTCCAAAGCCCTCTCTTCCCTATTCGACACTCTAAAATCTTCAATTGGTCCCGACTCTCTTCTTGATCTATCTGAATTTTCTGACTCCATCGACTCCATTATCGCCACTCTAGATGAGGCAGATAAAAAGTATCTCACAAATGTTTCCTTTGTAGATACTACCTCTTCTACTCGTTCTGATTTATCCGATTATGCCTCTAAAGTAAAAGATATTGCAACTCAAGTAAAATCTGCACTCAACTTTTATCAGGACATGGATAACGTCTCATTCAGCAACCTTTCTTCTCTCTCTGCTCAAATTAACTCCCAAGTCGCTCTTATCTCCTCACTCAAAACTAAACTTGATGAAGTCAACAATACTGTTCGTGATACTGAACTCCGCTATTCCAAAGAAGAAGCAGCATTGTCTGAACTCATCAAAACTCGTGAGAAGTATTATGATTCTCAAATTGAAGCTCAACAAACTGTTCTCGATAATTTAGACGATCAGATTGAAAAAGAGGATCGTTTAAAAGAACTCCAGGACATCAATGACGAGTTGAATAAGGTTAAGAATGATAAGCGCTTTGAGTATGTCACTGAATCTGGTGAACTAATCCTCACCTATGATAAAGCCAGAGTTGATGAGTTGGAGAAGCAGAAAGATGATCTCGTTAAGCAGTATGAACGTGAAGATGTAAAATCTGCTATCCAGAATGAAATTGATCGTCTACAGAAAGCTAAGGATTCTGAAGTTGAAATTCTTAACGCTAATCTTGAGAAGACTAAAGCAATTCATCAAGCCGATTTAGAAGCACTGAAATTATATCAGTCCTCTCTCTCCTCTCTCTATGATCAAACTGTTACGGATACTCAGAATAAACTTGATCAGTTCCAAGCAGCAATTCAGCAAGGTTTAGAGGATGGTACGATTACTGCTTCTGAGGCTACAACTTTACTTGAAGGTGTAGTAAATAATTGGCAAAGCTTATCTTTGAGTAATTGGGATACTTATATCAATCAAGTCATCTCTAAACTTGAGAAGCTAAAGCAGTTATATGCTGAAATGGCTAACGCTGCGAATGCCGCAATGTCTCAATCTTCCCCTTCTTCATCTTCTTCGAATCCTTATGTAGACCCTAATAGCCCCAACTATTATGTTCTATCCCCAGAAGAAATTGCCAAAATGCAAGCAGAACAAGATAAAGTTATCTCTACTCCAATAATGGAGCAATTGCAGGAAGCAGTTAAGGGTAAGCATTGGGATGGTACTCAGTGGGTTTATCACACAGGAGGCACAGCAGGAAAAGAACCTCTTAAATCAAATGAGGTTCCTGCCATTCTTGAAGATGGTGAACTTGTTTTAACAAAAAATCATCAAGATATTCTCAAAAACATGTTCTCTCGTTCTAGAGATATTGTCGGTTCTGTTATGAGTAATCTTACTGGAGCAATGTCTGGAATTACATTTAATAAATCCACTCCTGCAGTTGCTGGTGGACCTAGTTATACATTCACTGGCCCAATTACAGTCAAGGCAGACAACCCAACTGAATTTCTTACTGGATTGGAACATCTTATTACAAGTCAAAGAAGATAATTAACCTATTAAGACGGCATCCGTTCTCACTATGGTGTCGTCTTAATTATGGAGGTGATTCAAATCATTCAAAAACCGTACAATATATCTCTCAAAGGAATCACAATTGATGCAACGGAAATTAATGTAGTTACGTGGAAAGTGTCGGGAGCAATCCAATATTTTTATGCATTAACTATTAAGAATAATACGACAAATGCAACGGTATATACTGTCAGTAAAACTTCTTCTTATGCATCTTCACACTCAATACCAGCAAACACTTTAACGAACAATAATCAGTATAAAATTTCTATTCAAGTTTGGGATAGCGGAAGCGCCTCCACGGCCTCGTCTGATTATGAAGTTTTTCAATCATCTGCTAGACCAATAGTTTCTGTAAGTAGTATATCTGCTGTAGCAAGCCCATCCTACACTTTCTCTGCCTCTTATTCTCAAGCACAGTCTATCCCTATTAAGTCTTGGATTGCTTATTTGTACAATGATGATTCTGTCCTCATTGCTCAGTCTGGAATACAATCAACTCCATTATTAAGTTATACGGTAGACAATTTATCGAGTGGGTCATCATATTTTATTGAGTTTCAGGCGACCAGTAACAACAGCCTAACGGGTACTTCAGGATTAATCCCCTTCAGTGTGTTTTACTCTACTCCAAACCTCAATGTAAATTTGACTATTGAGAATGTAGATCCAGCGGGAATGCAATTATCCTGGGATGTCACTCAAATCATTGGTGAATCCAACAATCCAATTTATATATCTGGAGAAGAACTTGATACAAGGACAAATAACAAAGCATGGTTTGATACTGGATATTCCATAGATAATAACTTCACGTTGAAGTCCTGGTTTAGAGGTCTTACTAATAATCAAATTTCTGATGATGGTCAGATTATTAAATCAGCATCAACTCCAACAAATATTAATGCATTGTGGTTACCGGATGCTGCCCAAACGACTCCTATAGTTATTCAAATGTCGCTGAGAAATGTTGCTCCATCAGACAATAAAAATATATGGATTCAAAACTCTACTCAGACAACAGAAAAACTTCTTAATTTGTATATTGGTAACAACGAGCCAAGTTCATCGTTCGTATGGATCAACCAAGAATCATTTGTTTCTAATTCTAAGATTTTAAATCTAATTGGAGACAACGGAAGATTGGCGCTTGAATACTACAGTGGCAAGTTTTATTTATCATCTTATGACTTATCTAACGTTAAAACGCCAATAACATCGGTCTCTGCAACGGGCAACAGCTTTTATGTTTATATTCAACAAATAGATAACATATATACTCTTGGGGCAACAGTCGTATCATAAGGAGGTGATTTTTTGAGTATAGTAAATATCAACAACGTTGAAATTTCCAATTGTATTATAGACGAGTTACATGTAAGATCTGCCGTTGATGGAACAGTTAATCTCACTTCAAGTAAAGATGATTGGCAAATGGATACATACTTCTTAGCTAAATTCAAAGGCAATTTAGAAGCAGGGAATATTACAAATGAAGGTTATAAAATTGCCAAGTTTGTGATTAAGCGTAGAAAAGTTAATGAGTTAAATTCATTAACCATTGGTAATGTTGATTATATTGAAGGAGAAACTTTCACTTTCACAGATTACACTCAGGCTAACGACACGTATATTTACGGTGTTTACCCTGTTGGTGAAAATGGTATCGAAGGCGCTCCTAATGAAATTGTTGGGACATCTGACTTCACTGGGTACTTTGTAGTTGATAAAGATACTAATGAAGTATTGTCATTTGATAAAACAATGGATAGTGGTCCCATGGTTGACATGCAGCTTAATCAAGGAAGATATTCAGTTGAAACATTCAGTAAATATCCTTCTGTTTATTATAATGAAACTCTTTATCATACATTTACTCTAAGTGCGGTTATGATCCCAGACGATTTAACTAAATCAGGCGATACATATTTGAATATCTTGAACAAGTTCATCGTTGAACACAAACCTATGATTATTAAGTCAGGTAATGGTGAAGTTTATGTTTGTGATTTAAGTAATCTCAGAAAATCGTCTCCTCTAAATACATGGAATGGATATGATTATTTAGAGATTTCAATTGACTGTCAAGAGATTGATGACTATGACACGTTTATTGAGAGTTGAGGTGAGAATGTGGCAATAATTTGCAGTGATGATTTTTTAAAAGCAATGAAGGCATCAGTTAAATTCGTATTCATAAAAATAGAAATCTATGACAGCCAGATGAACTTTATCAAAGAACTGACTAAAGATGTGACAAGAGAGGATATTGGCTCAATTTCGGTTGATGCTAGTCGTCCTATTCGTAGAAGTTTTTCATTCTCATTGAAAAATTTAAACAATGAATATGATTGGTCCGATTCTTCTCTGTTTTGGCTTGATAAAAGAATTAAACTATTCATAGGTTTAAAATTGCCTAACGGTACAATTGAGTACATTCCACAGGGTGTGTTTATCCTTACAGAACCCTCAGACAGTCATACTCTTGATGGGAAAATTGCAACTATTCAGGGCCAGGACAAAGCGTACATGTTGACTGACCGAAGAGGCAAGTTTATCAATACGACTACCATTGAAACTGGAGCAAATATTGCTCAAGCTATTAAAACAATTGCTGGTGGCGCTGGCGAAACACTTTTTAACTTTGACACAGTCACAGAAACGGTGCCTTATGAATTAGTGTATGAGGCTGGTACTAGTCGATGGGAAGCAATTTCTGAATTAGCGATACTTGCGAAGTGTACGATTTATTATGATGTATATGGGTATCTGCGTTTAAGAAATATTGATCTAAATGAATTCAGTACATTTCCTACTGTCTGGAGTTTTAATTACGATCAAAAAGACAGATTCTATGCAGGGAACACTAGAAAGTTAGAAGATACTATCTGCAATAGAATTATTGTACTCGGCGGTTCGGGTCAAACAGCTACTCAAAGATATGAACTTGTAATATCCGATTCCGACCCTCGTTGGACTGGAAGTCCATACACGGTAGAAAAAATTGGTGATATTTTATATTATCACAATGATGGAAATCCAGATCCTCTACTTGGTGGAACCGACAATGGACCTGTGTTTTGGAGAGCAAAATATGAAATGATGAAGAGGTTATCATTCACTGAACGCTTATCACTGTCTAGTGCTCCACTCTATATATTGGATGCTAATGATATTGTGGGTGTTGAAGATTCCAGTAATTCAGTAACCGGAAAATACCTAATAGAATCCTTCTCCCTCCCAATTACCCCTCAATTAATGGATTTTGACTGCATCAAATACAATAAAGTTTTGAATGATTGGGACTTTGTTTAAAGGCTGTGAAAAAATGAGCGACAAAGAAATGCTTCTAGAATTAATCAAATCTGTTGTCAATATGGAGTTAAATAATAGAAATCTAATTGGTGGAGATTATCACGTAGGGACTGTAGAGTCAGTTATTTCTAGATATGCAGTCAAAGTATATCTTAATGGTATAACAGACACTTCATATAGTGTTCCTTGTAATCCGAACATTATATTTGTTGCTGGAGACGAAGTATGGGTTCATTATGTTAATGGTGATCCCAATAATAAATTTATTCCTTATAAGAGAGCTACTGGCACAGAAGCCTATGATAGTGGTGGAGGAGACTATGAAACATACACTCATAACCAAATATCTCCTTCGGCAACATGGAATATTGTGCATAATCTCAGTAGATATCCAAATGTCAGTATTGTAGATAGCAGTGGTAATTTGTTACAAGGAGATGTTCAATATACATCTCCTGACACAATCACACTATCATTCACTGCTGCATTTTCAGGCAAGGCGTATGTAGGGCAATAAAAATATATCATTGAACTCTACAATGGTATGAAAGGAGTTCTTGAAACTGAAACATCTTTCAAATTTAGACCTAAATCAAAATGAATTACAAAATGCCAGACTTCAAAATTTAGCAACCGCCCCGTCCTCTCCTGTCAGTGGTCAGGCTTATTTTAATACCACTGTTAACAAAGCCTTTATGTGGAACGGAACCGCATGGATTGAACTGACCAGTGTTGGAACAATTACATCTATTGTTGGTACTGCACCTATCGGAGCATCGCTAAGTGGATCAACAGTAACAGTATCCATCTCTCCGGCCTCTGGTTCTGCCGCAGGATCAATGAGTTCTGCTGATTTTACAAAGTTGGCTGGAGTTGCAACGGGAGCAAATAACTATGTGCATCCTAATCATACTGGAGATGTTACTTCAACGGGTGACGGAGTAACTGCAATCGCTGCTGGAGTTATCGTAGATGCTGATGTAAATAGTGCAGCTGCTATTGGATGGACTAAAATATCAAAAACAGGTTCATCACTTGCTGATTTAGCAACAAGGTCTGCCGGAGATTTATCAAGTGGGACTTTACTTGCTGCACGACTCCCTGCCCTTACTGGCGATGTAACTATGACAGCAGGAACAAATACTGTTGCAATTACCGCTGGTGCAATAGTTGACGCCGATGTAAATGCTAGTGCCAACATCGATATCACTAAACTTGGTACGGGATTAGTAACAACTACTGAATTTAACTATCTAGATGGCGTAACAAGTGCAATCCAAACCCAATTAAATGCTAAAGCTCCTGTAAACAATCCCGTATTTACGGGAACGGTAACTTTACCAGCAGATCCAACGTTAGCCCTACAGGCAGCGACAAAACAATATGTTGATGCATATAAACAAGGGCTAGATTTTAAAGAATCCGTTAGAGTTGCTACTACTGCAAACATTACCTTAAGTGGTATACAAACCATTGATGGAGTAACTTTAGTTGCTGGAGACCGTGTGTTAGTTAAGGATCAGACTACTGGTTCTCAAAACGGTATTTATGTCGTTGCTTCAGGTTCGTGGACGCGTGCAACAGACGCAGATACTTCTGCAAAAGTTACCGCTGGGATGTTTACCTTTGTTGAATCTGGGACTGTTAATGATAATAACGGTTTTGTTTTAACTACAAATAATCCAATCACTTTTGGAACAACAGCATTAGTATTTACTCAATTTAGTGGTGCGGGTCAAATTATAACTGGTGTAGGATTAACTAAAAGTGGAAACACGATATCTGTAATCCCTGCAACTACTACCACATTAGGCGGAATAATCGTAGGAACTAACCTATCCGTTGATGGTAGTGGTGTTTTATCTGCTGATAATAATGCCGTTGATACAAACTATGTTATCAAATATGAATCGTTCGTAGCCACAGAAGGTCAAACGGCATTCACTTTAACAACTGGTACATATGTTCCCAATAAACATCGTGTCGATGTTAGACTGGATAACTTATGGCAGGATGAAGATGCCTACATCGAAACCTCTTCTACTGTTGTAACTTTAAATGCTGGTATTTCTGCTGGAACAAAAGTTGTAATCAAATATATTCAGGCTTACTCCGGCACTCCATATCCTATTCATGGTAGTGACCATGTCACAGGTGGAATCGATGTCATTCCTGATGCTGTCGCTGGTGGTAATTCAGGTTTAATGTCTGGGGCGATGCTAACAAAGCTTAATGGTATTGCTGCTGGAGCAACTTTAGTAACCAATCCAGCAACTAATGGTGTTATCACCATTAATGGAGTTAACCAAACAGTTTATACTCATCCATCAGGAGATGGTAATCTTCATGTTCCTGCAAATGGCACAGGTAACGCCAATAAGACTCTTAAGGCAACAGCCACAGCAGGAAGTTATATATGGGGCAGTGTAGCCTATTCAGAACTAACAGGTTCAGGCTCTGCAAGTATTACAACGCTAGGTACTGTCACCACAGGAGTATGGAACAGTACTGCTATAGCCGTTGCCAATGGTGGTACTGGTGGTACAACTGCTGCGGCAGCAAAAACTAATTTAGGATTTATGACCAGATATGCTGCTACTATTGGCAATGGAACACTCACTTCTATTCCAGTGACTCATAACTTGGGAACCAGAGATATCCAAGTAATTCTTTATGATGCTACTACCTTCGAACAGGTTATCCCTGATATTACAATGACAAGTACAACTGTAGTTACATTAGATTTCGCTGTGGCTCCTACTACAAATCAATATAGAGTTGTAGTTATGGGATAAATATATTAAAGGGAGTTTTAATACATATGAGATATCAATTTAATAATCAGCAGTTAGAAAATTTTAAGAAGATTTCTGACCTTTCGCTTAGATATTCTGGCTATGGAAGACTGGAACAAGTTCTTTATATTGTAAATATATTGAATAACAATAAAGAAGGTATTTGCCAGTTTACTAATATTGATATGACAATCTTGGAGCAAATTTTTGATAGTGCGATCAAATCAAATGGATTAGGTGTTGCCGATTCAATTCTTGAATTGACAAACATTCTTCGTTCACCTATCCAAGAAGAAGTTAAAAAAGAAGAAGAAAAATTAATTGATATTGAAAGTTAAGGAGGCGAGATTTTGAAGTCTTTAGATGCCTCAATATTTACAGATGCTACAATAACAAGTTTGACAGCAAGTAGAGCATTGGTAACAGATGGAAGTAAAAAACTTATGTCTTCTACAACTACAGCGGTAGAAGTTGGATATTTGAGTGGAGTTACCTCGCTAATCCAAACACAGATTAATAACAAACAGTCTACATCTGAGAAAGGTCAGGCTAATGGCTATGCTCCATTAGATTCCAGTGGTTTTCTTCCTGGGGCATATTCCGAAGCTCTAACAGGTGACATTACTTCTGCTGCTGGCAGTACTGTGACAGCTATTAGTGCTGGAGTAATAGTTGATGCCGATGTTAACTCGTCTGCTGCGATTGGATGGACAAAGATTAGCAAGACAGGATCGTCTTTGGCTGACCTAGTTACTCGTTCAGCAGGAGATTTGTCCAGTGGAACATTGTTGGCTGCTCGTATGCCAGCACTGTCTGGAGACATAACTATGACTGCTGGAACCACTACGACTGCCATAGCGGCAGGAGTGATTGTGAATGCCGATATTAATGCATCAGCACAAATAGATGCTACTAAGATCGGTACGGCAGGAATCACGAATACTGAATTTGGATACTTGGACGGATTAACTAGTAATATACAGGCTCAGTTAAATGCTAAAACAGGAATGTTATATGTAGGAGCAACAGCGCCTAGTGACACAACAATGTTATGGCAAAAGGTTTAGTGCAGTATCGATAAATATACATAATCAAGGAGTGAAGTTAATAAATGGCAAGCGAACCTTTAAGAAGGTATGATACAGGAACATCGTCGTGGGTTGGAGTTGCGGCAGGATCTGTCTCAGATGGAATAAGTGAATATGGCGTTAATCAAATGGGTCTTGCATCGTTGTCTAGACAGGCTCTTATAAACGGCAATTTTGATGTTTGGCAACGCGGAACTTCCTTTGTTAATCCGGCTAATGGTGCGTATGGTGCTGACAGATGGGTTACAAGCTATAATACTGCTGGAGGTACTTTACCTACATCTATTACACATTCAAAACAATCAATCAATCCAGGAGATTTAAACAGTTCAATATATTATTATCGAATTAATGTAAATGGTTCAGGCAGTGGATATGGAGCTACAGCAGAATATGTTCTTCGCCAATTGATTGAAAACGGCACAAGATTACTTGCGGGGACAAGTAAAAAAGTAACAGTTAGTTTTTGGGCGCGTAGTTCAATCGCAAACAAAAAAATTGGTATTAAGTTATTTCAGTATTATGGTGCTGGTGGTTCTCCTAGTGCTGTTGAAACAATTTCTGGGAACAAGTGGACCCTTACACCTACCTGGACGAAATATACATTTACCTTCAACCTTAACACATTATCAGGTAAGACATTTGGAACAAATGTTAGTGATGCTTTGGGATTCGACATTCAATATGTCTGGGGAACAACGACTTCTACAACGGTTGGAGACACAATATCCGAAACTTTTGTGGGCAGCGGCACGATTGATATTGCTCAAGTTCAAATATGCTCAGGAGAATCAGCAATGTCATTTCAACCGCGCAGTCCCTCGGAAGAGTTGATGTTGTGTCAAAGGTATTATTCATCGTATAATTTTGGATTTTTGTACTCGTATAGTTTAGGAACTAGTTATAGGGGACGTGTAGTATTTCCCGTAACTATGCGTACAATCCCAACAGTAACCACAACTCCCTTTACTGGTTCTACAATTTCGGTAGTTGAGGGAATAACAAATTCAGGATTTAATTTTGGAGGCTCTGTCCCATCAATACTGGAGTCCTATACTGCCGATGCTGAAATTTAAGGAGGTAAATTGCTCATGATTATGTATAAACACTTTGTTCGAACAGATAAAGACAAAAATGTAATACACACTTTTTCAGATGCATTTGAAAGTCCATTAGCATCTGACATATTTATCTCTGAAAACACAGAGAGACATTTCAACCTAGAAATTATGTTTATGTCAACCATACCTCGTTTTATCTACAACGAAAATGAGATTAAAGTCAGATCTGACGATGAATTATTAGTTCTTTGGAATAAATATAATGAAGGTAATCAGAGCATCAACAATAGTCCATAATGATAAAAATATAAAATCTACTTTTTGTTGGTTTTTTATTAGATATTTATATTTTGTATAGATATCTAACAAGTCGCAAATTATGATTAGAAAGGTGTTTAATTTGCAATGCCACAAATACCATTAAAAAAATTTGACAGCGAGTCTTCGTCATGGATATCCATAGCAGCAGGATCAGTTTCTGATGAAAACACAGAATATACGGTTGATGATATTACAAACATTGATGCAAAGACCAACACCGCTATGTTCAGTATTTCGTTTCTAAAAAAATATGCTATAAATATTGATTCTGCCAGTTTTCCAGTACTTACAGTCAACCGTAGAGCAAAAAAAACATTTGACAGAGAGATACTGTTTTTTGGAGACTCTCACGGATGGGGTCAAGGCGCACCAGAAAATGATTTTGAGGGTGTATATTTTTCACGACATATGTCGTTTCCGTATAGCGAAGGTTTCTTTGCTCGGCTATTGGAACATCTAGAGCAAAAATACAAACTATATACTACATCAATCATTCCTTTTTCTACATCGAACGAACTGGGAGCTAAAGAAATTTCACAGATACTGTTCGCAGACAAAGAGGGAATTAATAAAAATAGTGATTGTATTCACATTTTATCTGGTAATTACGGAGAGGGATCATTAAGTTTAATCACGCCTGTTGAGGCCAGCGGGTTCTACTCTTGGGCAGCAAATAGCGACAATGCAGTAGCTAATATAGGATATTTTGCTTTTCAGAACAAAATTGGTACTGGCGCTTTGATCATTGGTCCTGAAAAAACCCAAAAAACACAACGTGTCTTAAATCGATATGATTATTTTGAGGTTGTTCCAAATGGTAAATACGCTACAGAATCGGGATTTACCCTGTACAAAAATAACGGAGGTATTTATTACTTGCTTACCTCCGGTGGATCAAGTAATGTCATTCATACTGCGGAATATATTTTACCCGATTGGCTATCAATCGGAAGTTATATATATATTCCTGGATATGGGGAAGTTAAAGTAAGTAATATTCTGCCACTTTCTGCTGATAAAGGTGGAGTAAACATTTTTCTTACAAGGTCTGACGGAACAATATTAACCGATGATCTCAGCCCCTACTTATATGCTGGAGCAAAAGTGTATCAGAGTAAAATAAATACAGCCATGTTTCGCGTTGAAATGAAAGATTCTGTGCGTAAGGTGTATATTGGCGCACAAAAAGGACCAACCTGCGGCAAGTTCGAGGTGTTTTTTTCGGACGAAAATAATGGAATAACAAACGCAGGATTATTATCTTTAGATAGACGAAACACAGCAAATGCATTTTATCCTGCTGTATCTGGCTATCCCAAAGTGTACAAAGTGGTAGACGGATCTCACACACTACTCTCTTCACCCGAAGTTGTAATAAATACGGGTAATGTTGTTATTGACACCTATGCAACTAGTGCAAGCGAGTGTGTATACTGTATTGATTATGGTCTCAAACAAAAAGGTGATCTCTATTTCGGATACGCTGGGGCGAATGGGAGTGCAACGAATTTCACCACGACAGGTGGAACGGCGTATGGTTCTCCGGTGATTAAATTGCGTGGTATTATATTTGGCGGGAATAATGTTCGTAATTTTTCCATTGGGGCTGCCGCTGTTGGGTCATGGCTAAATGATGGTTCACCTCACTACATAGATGAAATTCTCAATTACGTCCCATTTACTCCAACTTTGGCCGTGGTACAGGCACCAATTGTTAATGAGTACCTCGCGCAGACTTCGATTGCCACATTTAAAAGCAATCTAGCTGCACTGGTCACGAAGTTAAATAACCACAAGAACTCCGGCGGTACTAAAAAGACAGACTTCTTGTTCTTGAGTACGATTGGAGACAAGACAATTCAGTATCAGGGCGCTGGACATTCGGCAATTAATTACTCCGACTATTTCGTAGCATTAAAAGAATTCTGCGAAGTAAACAATTATGGTTTGATAGATTTCAACGAATACTTTCAAGATTCAGTTGACAAGGGAATGCTAGACTATGAGTTACTTTATGATGATCAAATTCATCCTAGTTCATTTGCAAATGAATTTATTGGTGGTATTATTTCTAATGTCATCGATTTATTGATGTGATTTATGGGAGATTTTTTTCAAATTACGCAAAACTATTATTGGAACAAATTAGTAAATGGTGTATAATTATTATTAAACATTTACGATTTCAATAAAAGGGTGATGACTTGAAATGGCTTATACAATGTACTCCGATTTGATAGAATGCGAAATAAATGATAAAGTTTATGTTTATAATGGTTGGCGCAGTTTAAAAAAAATTGACTGCAATATGGTCGGCACTGTAAAGTCATTCCGTCAATCCCTAAAAGAAGAATGGGATGGAATGGAATATTTATCATATTCTATTTCCATAACTATGAGAAATGGAAGAATAATTAAAATAAGAGATGATCAAAATATCCCATTTCTCAGAAAGTATGAATTTATTACCTTGGAAGATTTGCGTAAGAATCACAATATAAATATTGAAGATTATATAAAATAGGAATTTCATGAGGAAATACGTCAAAAAAGTCCGCATAAACACTGGGTTTTTTGAGAGGCAAAATCAGAAAAATCGAATATTTGAGTAAAAAGTGAGGGACACAGCAATGTGTCTCTTTTTTGTTTGGAAAAATATCACTTATATGCAATATATAAGGCTGGAGGACGTATTTGTGTATGCTAAAATTATAAATTTAATAGTTGCTTTCCTCGGCGGGAGTGTTAGCTACTTCTTTGGGGGATGGACTGAATTGCTTCAATTTCTTTCGCTTCTTGTAATTGTTGATTACCTTACGGGTCTCTATGCCAGTGTGTGGGAAGCAAGACGAGGCGTTCCCAACTCTGGATTGAGTAGTAAAAAAGGTTCAATGGGCTTGGCTAAGAAAGGAATTATGTTTGTAATTATTGCAGTTATGCATAGAGCGGATATTGTGTTGGACATGCACATTTTAATGACTGGAGCAATTTGGTTCTATATCTCGAACGAATTAATCAGTATAGGTGAAAATTTGGGTAGAGCAAATATCTTGGTCCCCCCTCAATTCAAGCAAATTATTGCCGTATTGAAAGATAAGACTGGAGAGCAAACATCTCAAACACAGCAGCCATCTCAACCAGAGAACCAAAACAATGAAAATCAAAACTAAAAAGACGACTGTATTGTATCGCCCTGCTTGAGCATCAACAATGAAATCGTCTCAACTGCATCATAACACAAGTTTCGAGAGGAGTATATGATAAATGTCTTTTAAAATGAAATATGAAATTACTAAAAAATATCTGACTTCGGGAACTAAACGTAGATCAGGTATTAAGATGCCTTCTGTTAAATTTGTCGTGGCTCATGATACAGGAAACAAAGGATCAACAGCTTTAAACAACGTGACATATTATGAAAACACTAAAAATGAAACATCTGCCTCTGCTCATCTGTTTGTAGATGATAAATTCATTTATGAATGTATTCCTGCCCTCACTGGAACTCCAGAGAAAGCTTGGCATGTACTTTACAATAAAACTAAGGATAACGAATTATATGGCGATGACTCTAATGATGTTGCAATTGGGGTTGAATATTGCTATGGGAATAATATCAATTCTGCTGAGTCATATAAGAGATATGTATGGGTTATAGCGTATATTTGCTATAAGTTTAATCTCGATCCTAAAAAGGCAATCACCGCACACTTCATTCTTGACCCACAACGCAAGTCAGATCCTAAGTCTGGACTTGCAGATAGCGGCAGAACATATGAACAGTTATTAAAAGACATTGTTTCTGAATATGAAGACTGCACAAAACCAGAGATAGTTTCTCCTGTGGTAAATCCTCCTGTATTGCCTGATATCCCAACCAAAATTATTTTCACATCCGATAACCAAGTAGTCGATGGATTTATGAGAAATGGATCAAACTACATACCCGCCTCTACTCTTCGTGACAAACTTGGAGATATATTGGAATGGAATAACAATAATAAGATTCTGAAAGTTAATGGCACTCAAGTTACAGCCATTATGAAGGATGGCATGAACTATGTTTCAGCACAATCCGTTATTTCGTTAGGACACAAAGTCACTCCTAATGGAGTAAACAAGAAATTGTATATAAGTAAATAAATATACGGAGGAATTATAATGGATGACTTATACATCATTGTTGGAGCTACACTTCTAATTGTTGCTGGATTCTTTGTTATCCCATGGATGAATAAAAAGGGATGGATCACAATTAAGAATGTTGAAACTATTTTGAGTCTGGATAATATTGAACGACTTGTTGTAAACATCCTCCCTATCGCGGACAAGTATAAAAAGAAAGCATATTTTGTATTGGATGTTGCTGCTGAGACTGTCGAATATGTAAACACATATGCGAATGGGACATTGAATGAAGATGATAAGATTAAACTTGCTTTGAAGGTGATTGATGGGGTTTGTGAACATTATGGAGTAAAACCTAGTGAACAAGAGAAGAAATTGATTGAGATTTTGGTAAAGCAGGGATTGGAGTTCGCTGGGAAAATTAATAAGTAAAAGTGCAAATATATTTTTTGGTGAGAGGAGATGTATTTCTCCTCCACTGAACCCAATACGAGGAGATGAAAGAAAAATGGCAGGAAAGTATGCAGGATACAATGGAGATCGCCAAGTTAGTACAGAGAACCAAGAAATCCTTACAATTATTGATACAAGTTTAACAAATCCAAGAGGCATATATTATGAATTTTCTTTTTTGAATACTGAGGCATGCACTGTGAAAATCAATAATAGTTCTCCTATCCCACTTGATGCCGACCAGGGAGTACAAATAAACAGAGACGACACAAAATTATATTCGTTTATTATTGTTGAATCAGGAATCAGCTATAAATGGTTTGGAAAATACTAAAATATAAAAGTGAGGTGAAAGTATGTTTGAGAATGGTCTAAGAACAGTTCAAAAGGTTACGGTTATTGGTGGTTCAACCAACTCTCCCTCGTCTCCAGTATCCTTTACTCTTATAAATGCGGCAACTTCTACAACAACAGGAACATATTCGATCAATGGAAAATCCTCTATCACTATTGAAATATACGGTACAGCAACTAGTGCAACAATTGATTTTAAGTGTGTATCAGAAAGTGGAGCACAGATTCCCATATCTGGATACAGAGTCTCAGACTTTGAAATTGGCACATCTGGTGGAATGAATGAAGTTTGGACGTTCACAAACACGGAAAATCTCGTATCATTTATTGTCAGTTTGTCCTCTGTTACGGGTGGAAATGTAACTATCAAAGGAAGGACTGGTGGATAATTATGGATGCAGTATCATTAGCGGCAGCAAAAAAGTGGGCTGATCAGCAAAACCAAGCCTTCGGATATAACATGAAGGATTCGCTTATTGATTATCGTATTGGTTTGTCTGAAAGATCAGTTACACCATGTAAAATATATTGTATTGGAGATTCGATTACCAGGGGAGAATTTACGTCTGACGAACCTAATACTGCTTGGTCATGTGTATTGAGAAAGTCTCTTCAAGCAAAGTATGGCAATGCTGGAGAAGGATTCATTAATGTATATGAAGGTGCTCTACCTGCGGGATCACACTCACGAGTTACATTTGGTACAGGGTGGTCATTGTCTCCTGGTTCCAAGTCTGGATTTGGTGGTTGTTATGCCAATTCCACAGGAGCTACCACTCCACTCACGATTAATTTTACAGGCGATAAATTCACGATTATCTACACAAAAGGCCCTACAGGTGGAAATGCTGACGTTAAAATAGACGGAACATCGGTTGGTTCACTTAGTTGTACTGGAGCAACAATTACTTTTAACAATTATCAAACATTTACAGGGTTAACGGCAGGTGCTCACGTTTTAACCATTGTCCCGGCAAATACTACTCAAGTTTGGGTACAAGGAATACTTGCAGAGATATCAACCACAGGAATTCAAGTACACAGAATTGGCTTTTCTGGATATGTTTCAGGGGACTGGAACAATACGAATACTAAAGCGTCTTGGGCTGGTAAGCCACCTCATCTTGCTATAATTGCATTAGGGATAAATGATGGCGGAACAGGTGTTAGTCTATCAACATATAAAAATAATATGGATGCTTTGGTTCAACACTTTATAAGCATAGGGTCAAGTGTTATTCTACTTCCCTACATGACATCTGGATCAGGATGGGCATCTGCTTGGCCTAACTATGTAAAGGTAAATTATGAATTGAGTAAAAAATATAATACTGGATTGATAGATATGTATCAAGCTTGGGGAAAGTCTTACACTTTTGCCCAGACAAGAGGACTGTATGGACCAACCACTAATGATTTTTCTGGTGCAAGTGGTTCAAATACTGCACACCCAGGAGACAAAGGTCATAGATACATTGCGAGCATTGTTGAGAAGAATCTGATTTAGGTTTTTGGGGATTGATAAAGATATATTGAATGTTATGGAGAGGTGCAGAAATGTGCCTCTTTTTTGTTATGAAGAAGTTTAATCATGAAATTTAATCAGTGGAGAGATGATGAAGATGGAAACATATATTACTAAAAATAAAAGACTCTGTGTGTTGCTTATGTGCAATGGATTTGTGTTAGTAAAGTCTGAAAAAACAAGAAACGGAATACTGCTTTATTTAGAGCATGACAATGATGCTTTATTGCGTGAGCTTATAGATCAGTTCTTGAACACTGAAGCAAAAGTAGATATGGAAAAAATGAAAATCAATAAAGCAATTGTTGAAGATGAGTTAGAACAATATGGAGTGAGTTATTAAGTGGGTGCTAATACCATCTCGTTCGTTACTACGTAACGCCCGACCTGCCGCACCACCCCCTCTTGCCTACGGCAATTCACCCCCTCACGGCTCATTAATATATTTTAAGGATGATGATTACATGAAGACTTATATTACTAAAGACTTTTATCTCTGTGTTTTATTGATGTCAAAGGGGTTCGTGTTGATTGATTCAGAACAAAAGTCGAATGGCGTTTATTTTCACATCGAGAACCATGATGATGAATTTTTACGCAGACTGGTCGATGGGTTTATTAATAAAACTGTAGAAGCAAATCTAAATCTGATTGTTAAAAATACTGCCGTACTAAGAAGAGAATTAGATAGATATAAAAAGTAAAACCACGATGATGATGAAGGATGTTGTATAAATGGCAAAAAGTAAAAAGGTTGTTAATGCTAAAACAAAAGAGCTTATGAGTATCGCTTTCGGAGATAACGTAAATACAGCTAAAGATTTTCACGCCAGAGAAGAAATTATTGATTACATAAACAATGAATTAAGAGCAAAAGAAGAAAATAAACGTCTATGTTTTAAATTATCCGTTGATGATCCCGACAAGAAACACTGGCAAAAGAATGAACACTTTGTAAAGATTTTCTATCACGAGTTTGAACATGCTGAAGAATATTACAGTTTAACCGATGGAGAAAAATTGTTTATTTTTAAATTAGGAAAATTTTTAAAGTGGGAAATGAATATCTTGGTTGATGAAAATGATTATCCTCTAAACCAAACAAGCCTAGCAGAAAGAATAAATATGGACGTTCGTTCTATAAGAAGAAACATGAAGAGTTTAGAAAAAAAGAAGATAATTGTTAAGATAGAAACTTTGAATGAAGTGTTTTATATCGTCAACCCCTATCTGATATTTGTTGGACAGAATATCAATTCATGTGTTCCGGGATTGTTTGATGATATTGAATATCATAATAGTCGTTTTGATGATAAAAATGGTAGAAGTAATAGAAGGAAAGAACAAGAAAAACGAATTGAAATAAGGGAAAATTGATAAAAAGTGCGGACATTTATGTCCGGTGTTAATAAATAAACATACGTAAAATAAGCATTATTTTTGATGCTACCGGACATTTATGTCCTTACTTTTACATAAAATATTGAGAAGAGATGATGATGAGATGATGAATACAGAAATGATTGATCAAGAGGTAATAGACCTATATACTGGAGAAATTAGTTTTTTGAAAGATGTTCCACTATCTGATATACCGGATATGGATGAATATAATTGCGTTAATATGATTACTTCTTATGATAGAAGATATAAGACAAATACAAAGGCGTTAAGAGACATATTCGATGAAGGATCATTAAGTTGTGAAGCCCTTGGGTTTCTTGGTCGTTTTGGATGGTGCTTGCACTCACCCACGAATTCATTGTTCATTAATAATGAGAATCCCACGCAAGATCAAATGTGCAAATATTTGAATATAGGGAGAACAAAATTAAATTCAGCAATCAAAGAGTTGGAGTCTCATAATATAATCTTGAGAAAAAAGATTAATGGATGCACCATAATATATTTCAATCCAGAACTGTATCATGCAGACGATGTTTCTGAAATAACAAAGAACTTGTTTATTGACGCTAAAAGAAATATGGATGACAGGGGATTAGATAAAAATAACTATCTGGAAAAAGATTTAGAGAATTATCTAAAAGACAACCTCTGTCTCATAGAAGATGGTATGACATTAATAGGGTGTCAATATTCTGTAACTGATGGATATATAGATATTTTAGCAGAAGACATTTCTAGAGGTAAGTGTATCATTGAGTTAAAAATCAAGAATGATGACACGTCTTTGGTTTTTCAGTCCGTATATTATCCTTCAGAGTTTAATGAAAAAGTCAGAATGATAACCATTACACCTGGATACGTACCCCGAATAAAACAATCTCTTGAGTCTCTTGGATATGTGGAACTTATGGAATACTATTTTGAAGATGATGAATTAAGGATTAAAAATTAAAGAAACACTAAACAACAACAAACCCCCATTTGGAGATTAATCCATTTGGGGGTTATTTTTTTCTGTGTGATCTGAAGATGTAATAATAGGTTGCCATAGTGAGTAAAATTATACATTTACACAGTTTTACTTTGGAGCAATCATTAAAATAATTTCATTGCCCTTCCTTTCATAATAAACACGTTCAATAATGAGTTTTAATAAACGGTTTATTTCCTTGGTGTCTTCAGAGTTCTTTATTTGATTTAATATTGTAAACCTGTTTTCCAATTGAAGGCTTTGTAATTCTGTATTATTTGCATTTAGTTGTGCCTTAGCTTCTAAAATGGATTTGTCAATATTTATAATTTCATTTGTTATAGCTTTTTTATTCTCCAGAAATTCAGTTTTTTCAAATAAACCATCTAAAAAACCGTCTGACAGTTTCTTTAATCTAGCAGTATATTTACTTTTATTCGACTCTAGATCGGCTAACTTTTCATCTAGATCATTTGTATTAGATGTGGTGTTGCCATTTAAAGCTATATTCCACTCATCTCTCCAGTACTGTTCAATGGACTCTAGTTGCTGATTGAACTTTTCTTTAAGTGTTGGTTCAATTACTCCTCTATTTCCACATTCACATTTTTTAACAACAAGAATATCTTTTCGTTTAATGCTAGATGTATAACCAGTTTTTCTTTTGCATATATAACAAAATACAAGATCTTTTAATATTGTTCTGGTTGCTCCTCTAGAGCGTGTTCGAGTCTCCATATCTCCACTCAAACGACCTCTAATTGCAAGTTGCACTCGGATAAATTGCTCAATAGACACCAATGCGGGGAAAGCATTATGTGTTTCAATGATTTCCGAAACTTCCTTAGTATATTTGTCTTTGAGTTGCACAACTAATATTCCAAGATACTGCTTATTGTTTAAAATATGTTGAATTGTTCTTATATACCACTTGTTTCCGTAAGTAGACCTAATGCCTCTCTCATCCAACTCTGCTTTGATATCTCTGAGTGAGTACCCCTCTTCTGCCATCTGAAACATGAGTTGTGCATATTTTGCTTGGTCATTTGGCACAAGTGTCCTATGTTTTCTTTTAATAACATCATCCCATACAGCGTCATAGCCAAATGGCGCTTGTGCAGAAACGTAATGCCCCGCTTTTGCTTTATTAATATATCCATCTCTCATACGGTTATCGGTTGTTTTAAGCTCGTATACTCCAAGAGAGGAGACCATATCATACATCAACCTATGTTCTTTATTTCTTAGATCATAAGTTTGAGTGGGTGTAATAATTAAACAGTTTGCTTTTTCTAGTACATCGGCTATCATTTGAGATAGATGCCCAGACCTAGCTAGACGTTGTAACTCAACTACAACTACTGCATGATATAAACCAGACTCAATATCTCTTAACATTCGTAACAACTCTGTTCTTTCTTCAAATTTGGTGCCACCAGACAGTATTTCTTCATAGGTTGATGATTTGGTATAACGAACACCAATACGTTTACATAAGTCGGTTGTAATAGTACGATGATTTGTTAATGTGGAATCTGTATCTCCATCTGATCTCGATTTTCTATTAAATATACAAACCAACTCATTTGCCAATATTATTCACTCTCCATTTATCTTATATAATTCTATTCTATCAAAAACTTACGTAAGTGTATATGGTGGAGCAAATAATTTTATATAAGGTTCATTCACAAGAAAAAAGCCTTACTCCGAAGGAGCAAAGCTGTAAATCTTGACTAAGATATCTATCGATTCTTTTCCATATCCACTTTCCTTAACTACTTTTTTATAATCGTCCCAGAGTTCTTTGAGAATTGGGTTAAGCTCTTTTTCCATATGTATTATTCCTCTGCTCTCTCCACATCTTTAATCCTCTTGATTGTCCTCTTCTTAGTTGGAGTCTTCTTTATTTCAACCTTATCCCACTCAATTAACTTGTTCTTAATCAAATATGTAAGTGCTACAGCAAACGAATCTGATTCATCTTCATTGTTAAAAATCACACCAGGATATACTTTTTTAATTGTGTCTTGGACATATTTCTTAGTAGCGTCACCGCGACAAATCGCTTCTTTGACAGTCTTCGGAGGATAGTATATTTGGTCATATTGGTAGAATAGTTTATTCACAACACCATGACATCTATATATGACTTGAGTAGATACATTAAATCGACTAAATCCTCGCTCAATGGTTACAACTGTTGGATTAAACTCTTTGGCTATTTTAATTAATTCATCTTCTATGTATTTTAACTTTTGTCCATGAGTAGCAGTCTTCTTAAAATGAGACGTAGATATGCTAGTAACAAGCACTGGTTTTAAACTGTCTAAATCAAAAACAGTAACTCCAGTACATTCCATTGATAAATCAAATCCGTAGAGATATCGACTCATAGCAAACCACGTATGGTGCCAATCCGTTCATCTAACGACTTGATTTCATTCTCTAATGATTCCTCAAATCTACCTTCGACAATAAATCCATCTCTATAATATTCATTCAATTTATTAATCATATGTATTTTCAATTGTTCAACAAGCGCAATATTATGTCCTACCAGATTCAAACAATCACCCTCCTATATTTATTCATTAATTATTCTTCATTACTCACTTCATCCAAAGTTACGACTCTTGCTTGCACAGCATCTTTGATACACTGTCGATCATCATGTACACACATACCATAAATATCTAAAATTTCACCTTCAGCAACATCACTCAAACTTACTTCTTCCCCACATCCCGCACAGGTAGAATAATTAGTCACCTCCTTATCCTGTGGATCAGGGAAGAATTTATTTGCATATGAAGAATTGTGATAATCAAGTTCATTATAATTATTATATTTATTCATATTCTTCGTTTTCCTTCGTTTCTAAGAGATTAATTAATGATTCCCTGAGCAGTAGTTTATAGTAATCGTTTGAGATTGAACGGTTTAGCAGTTTTTCAATTGATGATTTGGATAGTTTGATGAGGTTACCTTCCATAATTTCATTCTCCTTTTTATATTTATTTCTTTCTTTCGGTTTCAACTTTTACTGACCCATCCTTACCAATTGCAGTAATCAGCATCGTTGTGTGTTTAACATTTGTGTCTTTATATCGATGTGGTTTGAATTGTGCTCCTCTACGATATCCACATAGCACCAGTTTATTTCCTCTGGCAAACCAAGTCTTTTCTACAATCTGTTTCCCTCCATCGGGCTTAGGTTTAGACACTTGTTTGTTGTAGTGTGCAAATTCTCCATCAGAAAATTTAAGTGTCACTACTCCATCAGTTGTTAGAAGGGCCACAGTATGTTTGTTCTTGTCCTTGTCTAATACGGTTCCTGTGATAAAATCAAGTTTAAACTTGGGTCTGCTGTTACCATTTCTAAAGGTCATCGTTGAAACAACTATTGGTTCTTCGGGTAGATCCTCGAATTTACTTATCCCATAACGTGCATAATCGATGTGTTCAAGTTCATGCTCAGTATAATAGAAAGATAGTGAATCCATTTCCCATTTGCTAATCGTTCCTTCGGCAACCGATTCCCATTCCATTTCATATTGTTTTGTGTTAAACAATTCTAGGGTTTCAGGAAGTGACAACCATTCTCTAATACCATCCATCTTCTTATCGTATTCTTTCTTAAATACATTCTCACTGATTACAGGAAAGTTACCACTATATTCTTTTATGCCTTGATCAGAGAAATTCTCATAATAAAATGGAGTAGAAATCTTATCTAGTATATAATACTTGTCTTTATCAACTTTTCTATGTATTTTCTTCATTACATACTTTCTGAAATTAAAGAGTTTAGAATACTGTTGCATCTCTTGAGGGATAAGACCACATTCAATTACAGCATTTAGATTCTGGAGATTGAGTTTTTCTTTTGGCGTAAAGAGTTTATTCACAAACGTCTTCATTATAGAGATACGATCACCAAATGTCTCGAAGCATCCAGCTTTGATTAATTGAATCAACTGGGCTTTTTTGATAGTTGAGGTGTCATACATTCGTATCAGGAAATCATCAAATGAAGCGTATGGACGATTTTGAATAACACTTTGTACAACATCATCACCAATACCATTAATACCTTTCAATCCAAATATGATTTGATCTTCGATAATATCAGGTTTGAATCCAAAGTAAGCTTTATTGATATTTGGCAAACCAACTTTTACTCCACGACTCTGCATGTTCCCAATTGCAGAAGCAATCTTACCATAGTTAGTGGACTGAGATTTAGATTTAGTGTCTTCTTCATCATCGTCTGATTCATTGTCTATGGATGCTGAATTGACCGTTAGACATGCTGTTCTCCAGTAAATAGGATTATAGTTGATGTTTAGGCTTGCTTCTTGTAGAGCAATGATTGAATATGCAAGTGTATGAAGGATTGAAAATGAATAACCCAACTGTCTCACAATCTGTACGTTCCATACATAATCAAGCATCTCTGTCCGATTACCTAGCATTAAGCCTTCTTCATAAAATTTCTTCTTGATTTTCTCAATCTCAGTTGCTTTTTTCTTGGCAATAATTTTTCTAAGTTTATTGGCATCTTGTATTGAAAATCCAGCAACTTTTTCATCCATCGACAACAACATGATAGATTCTTGTGTATCGGCAACACCGTTTAATGTTAAAAGATGTTTTTCAAGTATCTTAATTTCATCTTCATTAAGTTGATGTTTGTGAAGTTCTTCGTACCATTCCCCAATATTGTTTTTGAAACGAATAAAACTATCAATAGGTGTTTCAGTTCCATGTCCACTTCCCATTAGTCTCATTAGTGAATTGGCAGAAGCAAGCTCAATCAAGTTTGCTGGCTTAGTTCTTTTTACTGTTTGAATCCCAATTTCAGTAGAGAATTGAAACAAATCAGTAATACTATCCGATCCAATTAAGTCATATACTTTGGGGCTGATCATATCAATTTTGTTAGGATGCAAATACTTATTGTAGGTTTTGCGTATCGTACCTTGCCACTCCATGAGGTTTTCTGCAAGTAATGAGTCTAATGTGACTCGAATTTTATCAAGTCCTTCAATCGTCAAAAGGTCAAATTTCATATTTGAAACAGCTTCACAATCCTCAAGACTAAATTGCGTTACATGTGTTCCATTAGGTGCAGTCATCATTGCATTGGTTTTATAAAATTCTTCATTGAAGACAATAACCCCACTGGCATGGATACTGCGTTTGTTTACAAGTCCTTCGATTTTCATTGCAACATTTAGCCAATGTTCGTGTTTGTTGATTTCAGTGATAAATTCCTGTACGGGCTTTCTTTCTTTTTCTTCGTTGCCATTTACACAATCTGAAAGTGTCCAGTTACTCCCTCGTTCAAATGGCACTAGTCCTGAAACATACATTGCTACATCATTGTCAATTCCAAGACCACGGGCAGCACTTTGAACAGCAGATTTGGATGCTTCGGTTCCAAAAGTACATACTTGCAATACTCGTTCTTCGCCAAAGTATTGTTTTAATTGTCTAAATATCTGATCTCTTTTTGCGGCTTCAGTATCTATATCCACATCCGGGTATTCGGGGCGCTCGGCTGTAAGATGTCTCCAATGTGGCATTTCAATTCCATACTCAAGTGGATTAACTTGTGTGATACCCAAAAGAAAGCAAATTAGATATCCAGCAGCAGACCCACGAGAAACACCCACAAGACTATTTCCGCAATCATCATCCCAAATTACGTTTACAATTTCTCTGACAGTAATATAATAACTCGCCATTGACTGATTAAGAGTTTCTGATATCTTCCAGAGTTCACCTAGTTCAACATTGATCCGTCCAGCCACAGAATGCAATTTCTCAGTTGAATATGTATTGTAGGGCAAGTATTCATAAAAACCATCTTCGATCAATTTAACTATATATCTGTCCTGTGGGTTTTCTGAGTGTGCCATTTTATTAATAAATTCATATTTTCCATATACAGATCTGAAAGTTCCACGAAGATTGAAGTCAGGTAAGTCAATCTTGGGAATAACAGTCGGTTTAAGAATTGTGTAGTCTTGAATTTTATTCCCAATTTCCATTGTATTGTCTAAGGCTGTTTTGATTACTTCATGTTCCAGATAATTTAGTCGTTCTGACATCTCATCAATCGTTTGAACAAAAGTAGCTTCATAAAATGCATCTACTTCACGTTCTCCTTCTTTGGCATTCAAGAATGCCTTATGTACAATTCGATCTTCTGGACGTAGAAAGTGACTATCGGTAGTGATTATGTATTTAAGACCATATTTATTAGAGAGTTTAAGTAATTGTTTATTGCAATATATTTGTTCCTCACTATATGCTGGCTGAAGTTCGAGATAGAAATCATCTTCCCCAAATACTTCAATGCACCATTCAGTGAAATCACAAACCTTTTTATAGCTTTGTTTTGCTTTCTCTAAGTCATTGTTTTCGTGGTGTACTTTCATTTCAAGTAAATAGATACAATGTGGAGACCCCAGACATGCACTTGAAGCAATCAAATGTCCAGGATCTCTTTTGATAATTGATTCAAGCAAACCTCTCTCAGTTGGAGTTCTTAGCATGGGTCCAGTGTAAAAAGAATCTGCCCAAGCTTTAGAACTCATATAGCGAATTTGCTCATGACCGACTGTATCCTTGGCAAGTAACAGGAAATGTGGAAACTTCGTTACACCAGATTTATAGTTGGTACGAATCTCTTCTGTGTTCTCCACTAGATAAATTTCATTGCCCAAGATTAGTTTAAAGTCTTGAGCTATTTTTCCATCCCTTTTTAGTTGTTCGGTGATTTGTATTGCTTTTACATGTGAACTTACAGACTCGTGGTCAGTTATGGCTAATCCCTTATGCCCCATATCATGTGCTGTTTGAATCAATCCCTCTATGGTGTTTGTGGTATCTCTAAGCTTAAGATTAGATCCTCTATCAGTGTGATTATGTAGTAGTATTGAATTACATTGATTACAGATGAATAACATCTCCTTTCTTGAAGCAATCAATAAGTGCCTCAGTCAACTCATTCAATATTCTAAATCTGTCAGCTTCAAGTTTTGCGCCGTTTGTTTCACAAAGCCAGTTCTTCTCAACTTTGCCTTGAACATTTCTTATCCAAAACTTAAAACTTAAGTCCATACCTTTTATGTGATTTACTACTTTAACAGCCAAATCTTCAATTTGACTATTCATGTCTTCATGAAACATTATGTATAAATTATCGTTTTCTTCGTGTCCGAAACAGCAATATTTAGTTTTATAACCATAACTACAATTCAGTAGTTTAATTATATTTACCATTTCTTTATCTAAAGCTTCAAATGGAATCTCTTCTGGTGGAATGGGGTTACCTATGCGTAGCAATATTTTCACTCCTCTCTCATTTCTGCATGAAATATTGATATTATCAAATCTTACGCCTTCCAAAAGCATTTATGGAACTCATCAATACTTACTGATGTTCCATAATCAGCATCTTTTGTATTTGGGCATTCATCATTTGTCATCCAGACACAAAGACCAAATTCTTTATACCAATGCTGTCCTGTTTCAATTACCCTATAGGTATTTCCGTTTGTGAATGAAGAACAGTCTTGATCAATATAAATGTATGGTTGGTTAATTAAAGGAATATCTCTTGATCCACTCATAAAAACCTCCGTGTATTTGTTTTAATCTAAATCAACCTGATATCTATCCACACTTCTATAAATAGTGACAACCTCAACAGTATCCATTTTCATTGACTTAGCCATGTTCTCAATTCTTTCAAGCCCAGGCCACCCATCATAAGTTTCAACGCATCTTTTCTCTGGATTGTTCGAGTCTAAGTATAATATTTCGTACTCTGCATCAAATTTCTCTTTGTCGTAAATAAGTAGCATTATAAAACACCTCTTTCATAATGTTATTTAATCTATGTATAGAACAGGTTTCCCTGTTCTCATATTCCCAATAAGAATTCATCTATACTTTTATCGACTTCTTCGTCTGATACTAACTCCGTCTCAATGGACTCTGATGACTCAACAATTTCATTATCATTAATTATATATTTATTATTACTATTATTTCCGAAAAATAGGAGCCTTAGTGCATCCCTCACAACATCACTTTTATCCTTATGCTTGGGCAATTGTTCGAATGCATTAATCAGATCTTTGTCCTTTTCAGGTCTCAGTCTTGCTCTAGCAACTATTTCCATAAACGAACACCTATCTTTCCATACCCTCTTAATTGAGAGAGTTGGTCAAATAGTATCTTGTTCGGTAAATCTAAATATTCGTAGATTAGATGTGCTGCGCCTCCACCTACTAAGTAATAATTAAATGTGATATTCAAGCTTTCAATCTCATTCTGTATCTGCTGTGCTAATGCCCTAAAAGATTTATTTATTAAATCACTAATATTTTTGCCTTCATAAACACCTGAGATAACATAGGGATCAAGTTCATACTTAGCTGGAGAACGTCCTATTTTCGCCTGAAGATAACTTTGCAAAAGTTTATAGGCATTTTCAACACCAAGTAACAGTGCTGTAGATTCTTTCATGATTTCCATCTTATCAAGTCCAAGTAATCCTAATGTATAGAATCCTAAGTCAATTACTAGAATTTTCGATTTAGCAATTTTGTGTTTGTCAATATTTCCATCTGCCTTTAATATGTAGTCCATGGCAATTCCATAGCCTTGTGGAACAACCTTACATTCATTTATAGATATTTTTATATTCATATCTTTATTCTTACCCTTGCGAACAGTGAATGAAGAAGTATCATTGAGCTTCATTATTTTCTGTTCGAATTCATCTTTTTGTTTAAAATAAAAATTCAATGGAAGCCCAGTAAGCAAGTTGATAGGATTCGATCTAGCAAGCGAGCCTATTGCAGTCTTTAATATTACATCGCTCGTTCTAGCTTCAGATTTATTATTGTTCATTGAGAAATACTTGATGTCGCTATGTCTTAAAGCCAAATTACCGACAAACAGTTCATCGTTAAATACGTAATCATCTGGTTTGATATTCATTTCAAACATCGGCTTGGATTCACCTATTATTGATGGTTGAAGATATGATCTTTTGTTATTCTTACCTTTTGTCCAACTAAATCCAAGATCCAATTCACAGTTTTCGATCATGATATAATCCTCCCATGTGTACAGGTTTGCCACAGCGAGTACAGTTGTGGACATTTGTAGCCTCTAACCCCATAAGAGAATTATATCACACTATCTATTTTTTGTACATATATTTATTCATTAAATATTATTCCTCATGAAATGGTTCTTTTACAAAATTCCTCGTATATCGTTTCTATGGCTTTCATCGCTGTTTCCTTGTCGCATTTGTTCTCTTCCATATAAAAGTAAACATCTCCCCAGAAGCCGTTTTCTTCTTCTGATTCATCACAATATTTACAGTGACACATTATCGACCACTCCTAAACTCTATTCATAACTTGATGGTTTGATGAATATCATATGATCATAACAATCAAAGGAGAATGAAACTAATGATTATTTTTGTATCTGCTGTTTTAGCACTTTACTTATTTATCGGTATTAACTTAGCTATAGCATTTAGAAAAATGGAAAAACTAAATCTAAAACATAAGGAAAGCAACCCTTCTGAGTTGATCGAACAGCATCTTCAAGTGGTTAAGGCTAAGAGTGGCTTTGCAAGGTTCATTCACAAAAATAAAGTTGTAAGTACTTTGGTCAATGTCTTGTTTTGGCCCATGAACATGAGAATCAAATTGAAGTGATTGTGAAAAAACTAACGATTTATCTGTTGTATAATTACTAACTTTCTTCCAATATACAACATGCAAATTACCATGATATACTATTGTTAAATCCATTAAGGCGGTGATGTAGATGCCAGCACCAAGCCAGTTTGTTAACGGTAAACGAATTTTTGGAGCAGCTGCTCAACAGCATATTATTAAGAAAAATGGCGGTTGGGATATGTTCAAAGAGAAGATTGCAACGCGAGCGGCCAGCAAAGCTGTTAAAGAAGTACTTAAAGAACTTGACGAAGAGTTCATGAAGCCAGCTTTGAAGAGAGTAAAATAGTCATTTGTTGCCTCCTCATGGGAGGCTTTTTTAATGAAATCTGGATCTCGATTGATTGTAATTTACTTAATAATCACCATCTAAAATTATGTATGCTTCTGATTTTTCCGTGTTTATTTCATGTAAATTAAAGCTTATTTCTGCACTTAAACCGTGTTCAATAAGTTTATTCTTAAGTTTATTTCTTGCAACTACTTCGTTCTCTGCAATAATGATTGAGCACACACCCACAGGATAATGTCCATCATGGTCGTCAGAATAAAATACTTTCATATAGTCACCATTTTCTTAATAAAATTTATGTTTGATTAGATTATCTCTTTATTACAAAACAAACTTTCAAACCAAGTAGAATTCAGTTCAAATAAAAACTCCTTTGTGCTACTCAAAATTCTCCAAATATTATTCTGCTCGTTCTCTTTGATTTCCTTGATTAAATAATAATCATAATGTTCCTTCATCCATCCCCATGTATGGTCAATGAATTTACCATCTTTAGTTTGATTAATAAAATGGACAATGATCACATCTTTATTGTCTTTGTCTACAGCAACACAAGAGTAAACTTTCTCGGCCTTCCCCTCACGAACCTTTTGAACTGCATTAAGATGGCATCTGTGAGTGTAATTAATTTCTCCCAAATCAAATTGCGATGGATCTAATTTT